ATTTTTGAGGGTGAATCGAAGTATGCTGCAATGCCTCCTCCTATTCCAGACGAACCTGGTCCGCCATCGCTTGATGAATTTGCCGGACTACCTCCTGCTCCGCCGTCACCACCTTTACCAATAATGTATCCGTAATTGTTTAAGAATAACCCATTTGGGTAAGTGCCGTTTACTATTAGTGCCGGTGTTCCGGAAGAAGTGGAATAAAACCCATATGTACCTGCACCGTTGCCATCAATAACAAATTCTAATTTTGTGCTACTGTTCCATCCGTTTCCTGTTGCAATACTTCTTAAGTTGCCGTTTGGTGTAATAGAGGTTATGTGTAAGGTTTTTCTATAAGAATCCGCTGCTAACCGAATCTCAGTATTCGCTTCTCGCTTCATTAGCCGAACCCTAACGTCAGACTCACTTAGTTTTGTTTGTCTTCCTGCTGGATAGCCCAACACTACGTTTAGATCCGCTATCGAAAATTTTCCAGATTCTGGGAAGTCAGGCATTTATAAGTCTCCAAATCATTACTTATTTATGCGAGGTTGACATCAAACCTGCTCGGGGCTATACTACTCAAAATGCAGCTACGACAAATCAAGTCTAGGTAAAAGTTTTTCCGAAATTTAAACAAAGGCTTGACATCTGTAAATAAGTAATGCATAATACGAAAATCAACTTCTGATCAATTTGCCCAAAATTGAAAAATAATTGAAAAAGAGGTTGACGAAGGAATAAATAAGTTATATACTGATAACTTCTGTAGCAAATTTTGTTCGAAGGAATAAATAAGTTATCAGAAGGCTTGACAGAAATGTTGAGCAGTGTTAGAATAGCAAAACTGAGAAATTTGAACGAAGGGATTTAACGAAGAAAATGTTTACGAAGTCAGGCAAGTATTATAATTGCTGCTCCAAGCAGGTGTCAAATATGTCACCTCTCTGGTTTGCGATTAATGCACATGCCGATCGTGAACCTAGTAAAAGGGTCTTAGGAGATCGAATGTAACTAAAAATTACGTTCACACACTCAAAAGACCCTGGAACTAAAAATCCCAGGGTTTTTGTTTTTCTACTTGCAAAGGAGTGAAAAATAGAGTATACTGAACAAGTCAAAGTTAGACGATTTGAAGATTGTTTTCTGACGCAGGAGCAACGGCAACGTTTGCTTCGTGCGAAAGTAGAACGCTACTTGAAATTAGTCAAACTAATTAAGGGCGAGAGGACACCTTAAGTGTCTGTTGAATCGCAAAGTGTGTACAGGGAACGCGGTCCTGCAAGGCACTTAAAACATCTTGCTACTAACGAGGGCGGAGACAGGGATGATAAGTTCGTGGCGATAACACGAATGCGTAAAAACTGTCTTGTAGTAAAGCACATTACCACTGAGCCGAAAGCTAGAAAGATAATTTCACTAGGTTAAAACGGGAGACTCAGAAAGGATAGTGTGTTTTACTACACGCACTGGAAACAGTGCGTTAATGAATAAGGGTGGTGCCCCGGTCAGCGGTCTGTAAAACCGTCGGCATTGTTAAGATCGGAAGTTGCCTCGTGGAGCGTTACCATCACCACCCACCAAACATCGGGCCTGTAGTGATAATGGGAGCACAGGGGCTTTGCAAGCCTTTAGTGGGAGTTCGATCCTCCCCAGGTCCACCAAAACAATGTCGGTATGGCAGAGCGTCTTATGCATCGGATTGCAAACCCGATTTAGGTAGGTTAAACTCCTACTGCCGACTCCAAATGAATTATGAATGATTTTCTAAAACTTCAACTTCCAATTAATGAAAGGTTTCTTTCATCTAAGTTAAGTAAAGGTGCATTCAAGTATAACTTGGGAGATTTTTTGTATTATAATCTCTTGCAGCCTTACAGAATTTTTGATGCCAAGTTCTTCTCTATCATGCGACCTGATTCATTGTCTTATGTTGAGATACTAGGAAAAGAAACGGCTGCTCATCTAGACGTTAACGTCAATGTTAACTTGAACGTTTATGTTAACGGCAATGGCGGAGTAACTGAATTCTATACGTCAAGTGTAGAGTCAGAAAATAATTGGTTTGATTTAAAAAATCTAACTAAATGCAATGAATTTGTAGCAAATGAAAATGACATTTACCTACTGAATGCACAGGAAATCCATCGAGTGAGTTCTATGGGTAATAGTCGAAGAGAAATAATTCAAGCTTGTTGGCACAATAAATCATTTCAAGAAGTGAAATTGTTGTTCCAACAAACATATGGTCTTATCTCGGTGTAGCTTAGTCCGGCTTAAAGCGCCTGCTTTGGGAGCAGGAGATCGTGAGTTCGAATCCCACCTCCGAGACCAATATTAATGCAGCATTCGTCTATCGGTTAGGACACGACCCTTTCACGGTCGGAAGAGGGGTTCGATTCCCCTATGCTGTACCAAACTTCGGGTGATCGACTACGTTGGAGTGTAGTGGCGGGCTGTAACCCCGTTGCCCTCAGGGCTTAGTAGGTTCGACTCCTACATCACCCACCAAAAATATGCTTGGTTCGTCTATCGGTTAGGACGCTAGACTTTCAATCTGGAAAGACGGGTTCAACTCCCGTACCGAGTACCAAATAATCATCTGGGTATATTGTCAACCTGGTAGACGGCCGGGCTTGGAACTCGGAGGCTGCAGGTTCAAATCCTGCTACCCAGACCAATTATTATTGCCTCGTTGGATCAGTTGGAGTGATCGTCTGCCTGTCACGCAGAAGGCCACGGGTTCAAGTCCCGTACGAGGCGCCAAATTTGATGCGGAGTGGAGCAGTGGTTAGCTCGTCGGTCTCATAAGCCGAAGGTCGGGGGTTCGAATCCCTCCTCTCGCTACCAGTTTTAGCCGCTGTCGTCTAATGGTAGGACGCTTAAAAAGCGAATCTGTCAAGATTACGTTCAGCAATTACAATTCCATGTCAAGGAAGATATCTAGGTTCGATTCCTAGCAGCGGCGCCAGTTTATGTGTGTTTGGTCAAAATGTTAGGGCATCACGACGCAGGGCTAACAACCTTGAAGTGCGGGTTCGAATCCCGTAACACACACCAGTTTTAGGATGCTTTCAGCAAACTTTATACATTAGACTTCTAATCTAAACCGTAAAAAGGCATCCTGTTTTGTTTATTCCGGAGTAGCACAGCGGTAGTGCAGTTGACTGTTAATCAATTGGTCGTAGGTTCGATCCCTGCCTCCGGAGCCAAATTGTTGGGGTATGGTGTAATGGTAGTCACAACGGATTTTGATTCCGTTAGTCTAGGTTCGATTCCTAGTACCCCTGCCAAAGTTTCACTGTGTACTTGGTAGTACGAGATTGGCGCGCAACTCGACTAGGTTCGATCCCTAGACAGTGATTTAAGTTATTACGGTGTAGTTCAATTGGCAGAACCCTGGTCTCCAAAACCAGATGTTGGGGGTTCAAGTCCCTCCACCGTAGCCATATTAAAGCACACTAAGGCGCAGGCCGCGCTGATATGGGTGGTGCATAGCTTTGCCCTTAGAGCAAAGTCGGTAGGTTCAAGTCCTACAAGTGTGCTTCAATATGGTAATCGATGGTGGCTATAGCTCAACGGTAGAGCCTCGGATTGTGATTCCGATAGATGTCGGTTCAAATCCGACTAGTCACCCCAAGAATTTTTGCCCCGGTGGTGGAATGGTAGACACGCTGGTCTTAGAAACCAGTGCCGAGAGGCGTGAGGGTTCGAATCCCTCCTGGGGCACCAAGAATATGCGGGTATAGCACAGTGGTAGTGCATCTGCTTGCCAAGCAGAAGGTCGTCGGTTCGAACCCGACTACCCGCTCCAAAACGAAAGTTGCCTAGACGCAACAGCAACGGCTGTGAACTACTCATGATTTATTGAGTGTACAAGCAGCGCCGGAAAGCGTAACCGGTGCCCTTTTTAGGATGCATTCAGCAAACTTAATTCTACTTCTTATTGGAAAAAGAAAAGCGCATCCTGTTTTATAATTGGCCCTTTAGTTAAAAAGTATAACACCGTGCTGATAACGCGGAGTCGGAGGAGCGTTACCTCCCGGGGCTACCAAATTTTTAAGGAGATTGACATGAAACGAGGTAAGATGTAGTGTCGCTCTAGATCCCATCGTAGGTCTAGAGTTGGCACGGTAAATCAACAATACGATCTATGATGGGGTATAACTCAATGGTAGAGTAACCGGCTTTTAACCGGTAAGTTGGGGGTTCAAGTCCCCCTGCCCCAACCATATTAAAGTGCATTATCCTGGCAAACACTGATCAGCAGGACCGAAAGGATATGAAAATAGTGTACTTCAATATGGTCAAGTACGTTAAAGTGACGTAGTATTAGTGGAAATACGCAGTCCTCATAAGGCTGAAAGAAGCGAGTTCGAACCTCGCCGTCACTACCATCATATATACAACATGAAACGATTTAACAGCTTAGTTCATTACATTTGGGTAGGAGAGAATTCTACCCCAGATAGTTTTTACGGTAACTATAGAAACACTATTGCAATGAATCCTTCTTATGGATTTATTCTATGGAAAGACTCAGATATTTTAGAGAACTTTCCGCATATCAAAGAATTGTACTTGAAAAGCACCTTGTTTCATAAGTTGCAATTAGCAAGGTATTCGGTGTTAGACAAATTTGGCGGTATCTATACTGATTTTGATATTAGGTGGAAAGTAGATTTCGATCATTTGTATTCCTTGTTTGATGAAGTAGATATGATATTTCCTAAAAGAAGAGGATTATACTTCTACAATCGAGGAATGAAAACCACGATGATTGATGACTTTGTGATTATTGCCAAAAAACATAAAACTTCTGACTTCTTAAAGTTTTGCCAGTCACCTTGTGTTCCTAAACTCGATGAGACCTTTCCTTATGGAACACCCTCATTAACAGAATGGTTAATGACTAAGGAAAGTGTTGGGTATATAACACCTGAACAAATCTATGATGAGGAAACGTGTGAACTAGCTGTTCATGAAAATAAAAAAACTTGGCAAAAACTTAATGCCCCTTAAGCTAATCTAGTGAAAGCATATGCCTGAAGAGCATGGGAGTCTGGAGCGTAACCAGAAGGGGGCACCATTAAACAATCAGATCAGAAAAAATAGAGATAGCATCGCGCATAGATAAAAATTGATTATGCTGGTTTTGTAAAACTAGGCTGATACAATATCGTTCTGCTTTTGAATTTATAACTGCATGCGGGACTCCTACTTGAACTAGGTAAGCTCCTCGTAGTTGTTCTTTGTGTACAAGATTGACTTCATCTCGTTTGTAGTACAAGTAGTTGCTGTTTATAGCCGTTTTAAATGGAATCTTTACAATAGAAGGATCTTTTGGTGCAAACCAAAACATTGTGCTGTTTTCTCCGCCGTATATCCAGTTGATTTTAACAATGTCTCCCCCTAGATCATCGGTGTGAATATTGACAATATCAAATGGTTTTCTATAGAAAATTTCTGCCCAGCTTATGGAAATGTTTCTTTCCGATAAAAATGATTGAATTTCAGGGTTGATTTCTGACTTATCTAATACGGTGTGTTCTTTCTTTATAGAATATAGATCGAAAGTACTAGAGACGGGAGAAAGATCAAGGTTAAGTTTATTGCAGTAATTCATGACAATATTTATTGGAGTTGCCCCTGTGGTTTAATAGTAAAATACATCTTTGGTAAAGATGAGTAGGAGGAGCGTAACCTTCCTGGGGCACCAAACATAAGGAGAAGTGGCCGAGTGGTTTATGGCTCTAGTCTTGAAAACTAGCGTAGGGGAAACTCTACCGTGAGTTCGAATCTCACCTTCTCCGCCAAAAATAAAGGACCTTAGCTCAGTTGGTAGAGCGTCTGCCCTACACGCAGAATGTCGTCAGTTCGAACCTGGCAGGTCCTACCAAACTCTACTTCCTTAGTTCAGTGGTCAAGAACGCTTGCATGACACGCAAGAGGTCAGAAGTTCGATTCTTCTAGGAAGTACCACTTGACATACATATAAGAGATATGTATAATTATTGACATCATATCAAAGCATATGTCCGTAAGAATCGGGGGTTTGAAATCGGAAACTTCGTGACCCGAGTATGCTTTGATATGGTGTGAAGCTGATCTGTATGTCAGCGGTAGTCGATGAAGCGGAAACTATACACGATACTTGATAAGGTGCAATGACACCGGCGGGTCGTTGAACATAAGCAGAGGCTATGACTAGACCACGTACTGCGAGAAATCCGGATGCATACGGAGAGTAACAAGACTCGTGGACACCAGACTAATAACAAGAGGTATCTATGAACAAAACAATAACGCTCGCCGAGTTTGAAAAGCAGTTTAAAGAGTATTACGCTAATTTGGATAAGCCTACAAGCATAGATGGATTCATGGGTAACTGGGCATGGTATCTTCATGCAAGGAATGAGTTCAGGAAGAAGTTAGAAGAACAAGGCGTTACCATATTAAAGTAGATTGAGTGCGAAAAAGAATTCCGTTGAACAAACGGCCACTTAACAGTCTACTTCAATATGGTTGCAACCAGGAATAAAGCCTGTCTTTGACAAGTCACTCGAGGCTCTACCCCCTCCGTTAAAAGTGGTCAGGAGAGTGACACTATATTAAAACACATTGGTTGGTATCGGAGTGGGGCAACAGCCATAAACTTCCTGCCCCTTTGAAGGGAAGTACCAGTGTGTTTCAATATGGTGAAAGCCAGTAAGAGCAGCGGTCTCTTCTCTAAGTTGCGTCCAGTATGAGCAGCACGGTAAGCTAGCTAAATCCGTGGGCAGGCAATAGTATCAAAAAGAAACTTAGATGACAGCCAGGAAAGACTGGCACCATATTGAAACATATTCTTTGAGGTCTTGGTCGTTACCAGCGTATGCGAAAACGGCGACAGAATATGTTTCAATATGGTAAATGCGTAGGCTGATACGCAGTAGCTGGTTATGCGGATTGCAGGCCCAGACCATCGTTTAGGGTAGCGTCAGGAAACAGGACGTAGCAGTGCAATCAAGTTGGAGATCAGCACCAACTACCATATTGAAGCACACTTAACACTATGAGGACTCAAGCTGGTGGTGCAGTTGTAGTCGCTGTGTGTGCGCCTAGTGTGTTTCAATATGGTAACAAAACCGAGGAAGGAGCCGCCAAAGAGCGACGATGCGTACCACCCTGACGTTACGGTGGCATACTATATTAGGTGGGTTCATGCATCTGCCGTCTGGGACATCCCTCGACCCAGTGTCAAGTACGAAAACCTTGACACCATTCCAACAACTCAGCTTTAGGAATAGAATGAAAACTCGCAACCTTGGTCGTAAAACTAAGCAAGTCAAATTTAGTAATCAGAAGAGGTATCCAGTATTCAATAGTAACTTTACTCCTCAGAAGCAAACAGTTAAGTTTAACTTTAGTATTCCAGTTTGGAAGATTGTTCTCGTAATTATTTTCTTTATTTGCTGGGCAATGCTAGTCCTTTAATTGCGCCTCTAGCTTAATGGATAGAGTCCTGGTCTTCGAAACCAGTTTGTGGGGGTTCGACTCCCTCGAGGCGCGCCAACTAAATAAAATATGTATAAGGTTTATTACACTGATCCAATTGATAATAAGTGCTATAATTGGGATTGTGATGTGTTAAGTGATGCACTTTCAGTAACAGAAACTTTTCGTAAGAGAGGAATGAGTTTCGTAACAATGGTAAGCGAGAACCCTAATCAAATAGGAAAGACTGGTGTTGATTCTGTGGAGAATGGATTATGTCCAGATGGGATCGCGTACACTTGGCGTAAACGACGAAAATAATGTTCATTAAAAACGTTGATGTCTAAATACCGCTGTATTTTAAGGTGAGTTAATGAAAACAGTTTTAATGTGTGATCCAAAACATTTTGAAGTTTCATATGATATTAATCCTTGGATGACATCTCATATAGGAAAGGTGGACAATCATTTGGCTCAATCAGGATGGTTCGCTTTGTTTGAAGCATTGAGTAAAATTGCTATTGTGAAATTAGTCAAAGGTGTACCTGGACTTCCTGATTTGGTTTTTACTGCAAACGCGGGTTCAGTGCATGGTGATGTAGTGGTTCTTTCTAGGTTTACAAATTTAGAACGAACAGGCGAAGAGCCTATTTTTCGTGAATGGTTTCAAAACAATGGATTTAACGTGATCCAACCTGCCTTGCCATATGAGGGAGAAGGTGATCATATCGTTGACTCAAAAGGAAGGCATTGGTTAGGTTCTGGGTTTAGAACTAATCGATTAGTGTCTTACGAATTAGAACATATTCTAAGAAAGCACATCAATGTACTTGAATTAGTTGATCCAAGGTGGTATCACTTGGATACTTGTTTTTGTCCACTGCCAAATGGTGGATTAATGTGGTACCCAAATGCGTTCTCAAAGAGTAGTCAGGACTTGATTTACAGGTCTTTTTCAGATAGTATAACCGTATCTACAGGCGATGCACTAAGATTCGGGTGTAACTGCGTAGGGATAGGTGAACACTTGTTTATTCCCAATAATACCACCGTAGCAAATCAATTGCGTTCTGTAGGATACACCGTGCATGAGTTTGAATTGAGCGAATTCATAAAATCTGGTGGTGCGGCAAAATGCCTAGTTTTAAACATCAACTGAGCGCAGTAAACTAAATAAAACATATTAGGAGTATCCATGTCAATATCCAATTTATTCAAAAGTAATTTTGAAAAGACCGCATACAAGTCTATGACCATAGATGAGTATCTTGACCTATGCAAAAGTGACAAGATGGCTTACGCCACAGCCGCAGAACGAATGATTGCAGCGATTGGTGAGCCAGAGCTAGTGGACACTAGCAAAGATTCTCGTCTAAGCAGAATCTTCACTAATCGTACAGTAAGAATGTACCCAGCATTCAAAGAGTTCTATGGTATGGAAGATGCAATCGAACGTATTGTAGGGTACTTCAGACATGCAGCACAAGGACTAGAAGAACGTAAACAAATTCTATACCTACTAGGACCAGTTGGTGGCGGTAAGTCATCACTTGCTGAACGCCTTAAGGAGTTGATGGAGCTCAACCCTATCTATGCACTAGCAACTGAAACAGGTGAGATTAGTCCTGTATTCGAAAGTCCACTAGGGCTGTTCTCTTCAGTACCACAGTTCAGAGAACATTTGTTTGAACAATATGGAATAGAAGGACGCTATCTCAATAGCATCATGAGTCCGTGGGCTATGAAGAGGCTAAAAGAATTCAATGGTGACATCACTAAGTTCCGAGTAGTTAAGTTAATGCCTAGTAAACTAGAGCAAATTGCAGTCATGAAGACTGAGCCTGGTGATGAAAACAACCAAGACATCAGTACCCTAGTTGGTAAGGTTGATATTCGTAAACTAGAACAATACAGCCAAAATGATACTGATGCCTATAGCTATAGCGGTGGATTGAACAGAGCTAATCAAGGCCTACTTGAATTCGTAGAGATGTTTAAGGCTCCTATCAAAGTGCTACATCCTCTACTTACAGCCACACAGGAGGGAAACTATGTCGGTACAGAAGCAATCTCTGCTATACCGTTTCAAGGAATTGTTCTTGCCCACTCTAACGAAAGTGAATGGCAAACCTTTAGAAACAACAAAAACAACGAAGCGTTTCTTGACAGGATATGCGTTGTCAAGGTACCGTATTGCTTGCGTGTTGACGAAGAAGTTAAGATTTACGAAAAAATGATCAAGAGTTCGGGCCTAGGTGCAGCACCTTGTGCTCCTCAGACAGTCGAAATGCTAGCACAGTTTAGTGTATTGACTAGACTTCGTGAACATGAAAATAGCACCCTCTTTAGTAAGATGCGAGTCTACAATGGAGAAAACATTCGTGACAGTGATCCTAAAGCAAAGTCTATTCAGGAATATCACGATGTTGCAGGTGTAGATGAGGGTATGGATGGCATTTCAACTCGATTTGCTTACAAGATTCTAAGTCAGACCTTTAACTTCACTCCAGAAGAAATCGCAGCAGACCCCGTACATCTAATGTTTGTACTTGAGAACGCAATTAAGCGTGAACAGTTTGGATCAGATCGTGAACAAAAGTATCTTGATTTTATTAAGAGTGAGTTGTCTACTAGATATGCAGAGTTTCTAGGTAATTCTATTCAACGTGCATATCTAGAATCATATAGTGACTATGGGCAAAACTTGTTTGATCGCTATGTAGATTTTGCTGATGCATGGATTCAGAACATTGAATTCAAAGATCCAGATACTGGACTAATGATGGATAGGGCTTTGCTGAACTCAGAGCTTGAGAAGATCGAGAAGCCTGCAGGGATTTCTAATCCAAAAGATTTTAGAAACGAAGTAGTCAACTTCTGCCTAAGAGCAAGAGCTAAACCCGAGAACGGTGGAAAGAATCCTGCTTGGACTAGCTACTCAGTTCTTCGTGACGTTATTGAAAAGAGAATGTTTAGTCAAGTAGAAGACCTTCTACCAGTCATCAGTTTTGATAGCAAGAAGGATAAAGAACTTGAGAAGAAGCACAACGACTTTGTGACCAGAATGATTGGTCTAGGATACACCGAAAGACAAGTAAGACGTTTGTGTGACTGGTATCAGAGAGTTCGTAAGAGTTCTTAAAGGAAAGCTAGATGGCTAATATCATTGACCGAAGACTGAATCCAAAAGATAAGACGATTAAGAATCGTCAAAAGTTTATCAAGCGAAGTAAGGCACAGATAAAGGAAGCGGTAAAAGAATCAATAGACAATGGAAACATTGCTGATATCGAAAACGGAAAGGTAAAAGTTAAGGTCAAAGGTATTGGCGAACCATCGTTCGGTATTAACTCAAAGACAGGTGATAAGAAGTATGTGCTACCCGGCAACAAAGAACACGTTGTCGGCGACAGGCAAAAAAAGCCTGAGGATGAAGAAGGTGGCGGAGGATCAAAGGGTGGACTAGGTGAAGGAGAAGATGACTTTGAGTTTGTACTTAATCCAGATGAGTACCTTGACTTCATCTTCGAAGACTTAGAGTTACCTGATCTAGTTAAAAAACAAATGAAAGACATTACAAAGGTAAAGCCTAAGAGAGCGGGCTTTACTAATGTAGGCAATCCAAGTCAGTTAGATGTTGTACGAAGTCTTAAGAATAGCTTAGGAAGAAGAATAGGACTCAAGCGTCCTAAGAATGAAGAAATTCTTGAAATTGAAGAACAGCTTAAGACATGCAACGAGTATAAAGCAAAGGAACTCTTGCTACGACTTGAAGAGCTAAAGAGAAAGCAACGTGCTATTCCCTGGCTAGATCCATTTGATGTAAGATACAGAAACTTCACTCCTACCCCGCAGCCAATTACCAAAGCAGTCATGATTTGTATCATGGACGTATCTGGTAGTATGGGACAGAGAGAAAAAGATTTAGCCAAGCGTTTCTTCTTTTTCTTGCACATGTTCCTAAGAAGAAAGTATGAAAAGGTAGATGTAATCTTTATTCGACACCATGAGTCTGCTAAAGAAGTAGATGAAGAAGATTTCTTCCATAGTAGAGAAAGCGGCGGAACTGTTGTTAGTTCTGGACTAAACTTAGCTTTGGAAATTATCAAAGAACGATATAACGTCGATGACTGGAATATTTTTGTCAGTCAGGCATCTGATGGGGACAACTTTTCCAATGACGGCGAAGACACAGTGATTGCACTTGAAAAGTTATTGCCCTTAGTTCAGTATTTTGCCTACGTCGAAATAGAGAACTTGTATTACGCAAACAGCCTAAACACTGAACTATGGGATACATATGATCCATTACGAGAAAAATACTCACATTTGGCCATGCGAACAGTCACTGAAGTGAAAGACATTTGGCTAGTGTTCAGAGAGTTGTTTGCTAAACAAGAAGCGAGGTAAGCATGAAGATAAGTGAGATATTACCTCTTTTTGAAAACGCATCATCTAGCATAGGTGCAATATTTCTAAATGATAACGCGGTAGTAGTAGGACAGGCGCACGGGAAACCATTACAATTATCTCCTGAAACTCTTCAACGTGTTCAAATGATAGCCAAAAAATACGGTGCTTGGTATGAAGGCAACGGTACAGACGCTCCATTAACTAAAGGTCAAATAGACAATTATAAAGGAAGCTGGGATGATCAGGTAGCTAATGACATAGACCCAAATGATTACAAGTGGTTATATGTTTTGTTTTCTAACGTCGATGAAAATAATAGAGTTCAACGAGTTGGAGTCGACCCAAATGATTCAATATTCAATCGTTTATTAAAGACTGCTAAGGACAATTCGTTCCAGAACATAGGATTTACTTCCAATGCCCTTACAGAATTTTTGTCTAATGCTAGTGAGGGGAAATATGACTTCGTTGCAATGAGCAAACAGTCGGCTACAGAAGAAAACCTAGCTAACTTTTTAAAGTCAGGTGAGCAGTTAATGTGGCCTAAGAATTGGGGATCTTATCCTTATAAGGCAGGAAGAATAGCCAAAGCTGCTACAGTTGATACTAGAGATCAATATCTCGCTACTAGAAAAACTGGTGTATATGTTACTGGTAGTGGGCACCTAATCGCGGTTAGTAAAATCAGCGGTAAACCAATAATACCCTAAAAGGAATTGTTATGTCAAAGCTACTATGGGAAGGTAATGATTGGACGTTTGAGCGTCTAAAAATAGCAGATGAAGCTATTGCAGAAATCGCGTTCGATGAATTGAAACTAAACACGTATCCCAATCAGATTGAAATCATAGGATCGGATCAAATGTTAGAAGCGTATGCTTCACATGGTCTTCCACTTATGTACAATCATTGGAGCTTTGGTAAACACTTCATACAACAGCAATACAGTTATCGTAAAGGATATCAAGGACTAGCGTATGAAATCGTAATTAACTCTTCTCCGTGTATCAGTTATCTGATGGAAGAAAATTCGATGACGATGCAGGCATTAGTAATTGCTCACGCTGCATATGGGCATAATCATTTCTTTAAGAACAATTACCTGTTCAAGCAATGGACTGACGCAGAAGGCATCGTTGACTACATGAACTTTGCCAAGAACTACATTGCAAAGTGCGAAGAGAAATATGGGTACGAAGCTGTAGAAAATACATTGGATGCTTGCCATGCTATCATGGATTATGGCATCGACAAGTACAAAAGACCCTCAAAGTTAAGCAAAGAAAAAGAAGAGGAACGTCAAAAACAAAGAGAAGAGTTAGTGCAGCAACAGGCTAACGAACTTTGGAGTACACTCCCTAAAAAGAAAACACAAGAGTCTAGGGTATCAAAGCAGTTTCCTGAAGAACCGCAAGAAAACATTATGTACTTCATAGAGAAACATAGTCCTATTCTTGAGTCTTGGCAACGTGAAATCGTTCGTATTGTTCGTAAGATTAGTCAATACTTCTACCCACAACGTCAGACTAAAGTGATGAACGAGGGTTGGGCTAGCTTCACTCACTATTACATCATGAATAGACTTTGGGAAAAAGGTCTTATTAGTGATGGTAGTTATCTAGAATTTATACACAGCCACTCAGGTGTACTGACTCAGTTGCCATATGATCACAAGTATTACAATGGATATAATCCATATGCACTTGGGTTCGATATGTTTAGTGACATTCGCAGAATTTGTGAGTTTCCTACTGCTGAAGACGAAGAATACTTCCCTCACCTAGTTGGAAAGAACTGGCTTGATGAATGTTTGTATGCAGTAGAAAACTATCGTGACGAAAGTTTTATTCAACAGTTCCTCAGTCCAACCATAATGCGTAAATGGAAACTGTTTGAAATTACTAACAATGAAGATGATGAGTACGTCGAAGTAACTGGCATTCAAGATAACAGGTACTATGACAGAATCAGACAGACATTGAGTAGCCAGTATAGCCTATCAGCTTATCAACCAAACATTCAGGTGTTTGATGCAGACCTTAAAGGTAGCAGAGAGCTAAGACTGAAATATACTCCAGTAAACAATGCTAAGTTACATAAGAGCAAAGCAACAGTACTGGAGTATATTAAGATGCTGTGGGGGCACTCAGTAGTAATCATTGAAAAATAAGGCTCGTCCTAGTCTACACTGCACCTAAGTTTGGTACTTTTACTAAATAGTACTATGGTTAAGTTATTTGAAGTAGTAAAAGAAACAAACGAAGATTTTTGGAACAAGGTGGAAACCGAATGTTCTGATTCGGTGAGTGCTATTCGCGGCGCCGGCGGAAACCCAATATTTAGAGGTTACAAGGGAGACTACGAGCCTGGTAAAAAGTATATGACTGGGAATAGAGACCCAAAAGATACATCTAAACCAATGCAAACTTTAGTTGATAAAGTACTTAAATTAAGTGGGTTCGAAGCTCTCAGGGGCAACTCTATTTTTGTAACTGGTGAAATATTGACGGCAAACCAATACGGAGATGGTAAAATATACCTGATATTTCCAATCAATGGTTTTAGTTTTACTTGGAGTGAGAAGTTTAGGGATTTCTTCGAAGACTTCGCAATGTCAAAACCCAATCCAGAATCTTTTTTAGTTAACTCAATGGAACTAAACCCAGACTTTTTGAAATTAGAAAGTGCAGTCTACTCATTTTTTAACTCGTTCTCTGACGCAATTGCCGCCGCCTCAACAGGGGAAAGTCCTGAAATTCTGAGACTATTAGATAAAATCTATTTTGAAACTGTTAAAATGAAGGAAATGCTTCGCAAAGGATCTAAGTTCAAAACTAAAGCTTACTTGGAGTCTATGTTTAGCTATTATCAAAAATATCGTACTCTTGTTTCTGATCCTAAGTTCAAGTTTAACGCAGATCAAATTAAGATATTAAGTGATATAAATAGATGGACTAAGATACCAAATCCCGTATTAGATGTGGAAACTGCGATTGCTACAGCCTCAGCTTATCGTTTTAGGAAAGATGGGTTAGCAGACGCAATTCTCTCAAACAATGAAATTTACATTAAGGGAGAATTTTATGCGTTTGATTTTAATCAATACGGTGACTTTTTTGATAAAAAACTAAACGATAGTAATTAGCTTGATTATTAAGATAAATATATTCATGCGTATTGTATTGTTATCATTACTACTTGCCTGTTCTTCTAGTTTTGCTGCGGTTCAGCTTAACCCGTATACCAGAACTTGGGAAGGTAATATATGCATGACCTCAATGGGTTGGTCATACGTTCCATTTCAGCCAGTTGGCAGTACATGCTCGATCATGACGCCAAGAGGACCAATGACAGGGTTCATTGCAAACCAATGATTAATATAGACCTTGTAACTAAAGTCTTGGATACGATAAAAGGGTTCACTAGCCAGCAGCTAGCAGTGATGATTTTCTTGTTTGTGTCTGGGGTATATGGCATAGTCAAGATAGATGAACGCTATGCCAAGTTTGTTGAGACATACGAAAAACTAAAGAAAACCGAAGAAGAAATTCGCAGGCATAAAGATGAGATAATACAGATGCATGCCAAAACCCTTGAACTGATTAAGATTCAACCAAAATCAGTGCAAGAAGAAATAGATAGAAACGCAAAGCAATACATCGAACACTTCCGCAGACTGGAAGCTGAAAAAAACTAACATTAAGGAGAAACTATGAGTAAGGGATCATCACCTAGACCTTTTGCCGTCGACCAAAAAACCTTTGACAAGAATTGGGATAACATCTTCAAAAAGAAATCATCTAACATAAAGTTCGGAGAAGATAGTCTCATAAGAAAATCTGACTACCAAGACATTTTATCTACTGAAGACTGCATGTTGGATGCGTTAGATAATTACCCCAAATAAACAATTTATAGAGAGTTGCCGGAGAGGCTTATCGGCACTGATTGGAAATCAGTTGGCTGCGAAAGCGGCACGAGGGTTCGAATCCCTCACTCTCTGCCATTAAACTCCATCTACACTATCTGAACGAATAGAGATTCCAGTAAAGAGTCCTGTTGCAGTTGTGCTAAAGTCAGTTGGTCTATGTCCATCAAAGAACGGTAGTAGTTTCCATCCGTTTCTGAAACCTAGAACAAATAGATCACCGAAACGTACTGCAAACGAGAATTCAAACCACCACTTGTCCCCGTCAGTAATTGTACCTAGCCACCAAGCAGGTGCATTTCTGAAGACGCCTTGTGTGCCATATGATTTCATGACCATGGTGTCATAGTTAGGACGAGCGGCCCATTTGGATGATAGTCCATATGCACGATTTCTCCACAACCAAGAAATCAATGCTCTGCGTTTTCCTTTCTCATCGTAGATTTTCTGTATAGCAGGTTCATAAGTTCCTGCTCCCCAACCTAGTGCATCAGGTGTTTCAAACCATCTGAGAAACTTAGGTAGTCTACCTTCTTCGTCAGCTAGCATTACAGCGACGGGAACAATCGGTAATGCTAATATATTAAACAGCCATTCAACTAACGTAAATAGAAAGAACTTAAAAATGATGAATAACTTATTCATGGCTTTACTCCCCAAAGATATATTTATATGAAAGAGTTTCAAATACAAGAATCATCTATGTGTTCAGTTACAGTTAGAACTGAGTATGCTCCAAAGATTGAAACACCGAAACAGTTGTTCGAGGTACTAAAGGGAGAAAACACTTGGGTTTCGATTTCATCGGAAGATCATCCCGAGTTTGCAGAATTAAGAGAAACATTGGGTAGATTAGGGATTATTAAGATTGAAACAAGGTGGTGGAATGGAGATCGTGTACTACAGCCATTCAAGCTCAATGGAATGATATTTAAAAAAGATGAGACATTCCCTTGTGCAGCAGCAATTCAGTTTAATTTGGAATCAAAAAGAAGATGGAACACAAACAAGTAATCGTGATGAGAAAAGACCTAAACATGCGAAAAGGGAAGCTTGTCGCACAAGGAGCTCATGCAAGTATGGGTGCAATTTTAGGTCAAATGAAAAGAGAGGGTAACGTAATGACGTTGGACCTTTCTGATGAACGGCTAGCACCTTGGATAACAGGTGTGTTTAAAAAGATTTGCGTATATGTCAACTCTGAACAAGAACTTTTGAGTATCTACAATCAAGCAAAGGATGCAGGTCTAATCTGTTCTCTAATCGAAGACAATGGATTAACGGAGTTTAATGGAGTAAAAACATTAACTGCGGTTGCAGTAGGGCCTGACACCCAAGATAAGATTGATGCGATAACAAAACAATTGCCATTGTATTGAAACAAGGAAGGTTAAACAGGATGGTCCTGTCACTGTCTCGAAAACAGATGGTCTTCGAAAGAGGATAGAGTTCGATTCTCTAGCCTTCCGCCAGATAAATATATAACTATGAAAAAACAAAATTACATTTATAATGCTATGGTAACTAACGTAGTAGATGGTGATACGATTGATGTTTTGGTTGATTTAGGATTTGGTATTTGTGTAGACCTAAGAGTTAGACTGAATGGCATTGATACTCCTGAGATTAACTCTTCAGATGAGGTTATAAAAAATAGTGCAAAGCTTGCAAAGAAATTCGTACTAGATCAATTGATGAAACAGCCAGTCGTTATTGAAACGTTTAAGGTTGATAAGTATGGACGTTATCTTGCTGATGTTTACCTGTTAAATGATTCAACTTCAATTAACACTCGACTATTAAATGAGGGGCTGGCTACTCCCTACTTTGGTGGCAAACATAATTAACTCACCCAATGACCACTGAGCATTAACTGCTCAGTGGTCTTGCCATTTCTGCTAAATACTTGTATGGTTAAACTTTAAACTAATGGGAAATCTCGATGAAAATCTTTGAAATTGTTGAACCAAAAAAGATCCCACCGATTCCTTTGCCTACGCCAATAGAAAAGACTTCATCTTTGATTTCCAATCTGCAATCTGAAGTAAAGGATATAAATGAAAAGATATTCTACATCAATGACGCATACAAGAATTTAACATCTGATGATTCGGAAGGTTCATGGGATGCGGAAATGACAAAGTTTATAGCTGACATAGATGCACAAAAACGCCAGCTTGCGGATAAACGAGATCAATTAGAAGAAGAATTATTTGCTTTGGAGGAGAAAAATTTCCAAGATATAGTAGACTATTACAGTAACCTAGTTGAAACTGAGTGTTCTGAATTTTTACAGATATCCAAATTTACAAGGGGCGAGCTATTATACAGGGGAGTAGGTGGTAGTACCACCGCTAAACAATCATTATTTCCTTCGGCATTTCCAGGTGTTCCGAATAGTAACAGGTCACCAACCGATTCAAGTACGTTGATGCAGTTTACAGTTGACTCTGTTTTGAAAAAATCTGGATTCGAAGCACTTAGAAGCAATAGTATTTTTACAACCAGTAACTATGATATGGCACGAGAATACGGGAAAGTTTATGTTGTCTTCCCCAAAGATGGATTTGACTTTACTTGGAGTTCAAGATATCGAGACTTTTATGAGGATTTTATACTTGGTCTATTTGGCGAGCCGCTTCAATTTTTAGATAAGGTCGACGGCCTTGATCTTCCGACTACAAGAGTAAAAGTGATGAGTTTGAAAAAAGAATTGATGTTATTGATGCAACAACTTGCAGAAGTAGTAAAGAATGAACCAAGTGAAGAATTAACAAGGTACTATACAAACCTAGAATTTTATTTGAAGCAATTTTTACCTGATCTTGAAAAGCAAGAAGAAGATCGACTTTCCTTATTTACAAACAGAATGGAGACTCTTCTTACTGATGTGAGTTTTTTTGTCAGGAATGTAAACGTCACCTCTTTTATTGATAAGATTAGAAGTTTACTGTGGAACTTAACTCAGGTAACTGAAAAGGATATTAAAGATGTAATAGAAAAACTGACACCTATCCAAGCAAGAGAGATTGCATCTGCACATGGATTTACCAACAGTAACATAAATTGGGCGTTAGATTCAAAGCATGAACTTCTTATCAAAGGTGCGTATTATGCGTTTGAGTTCAAGTCTCCTCACACCAATGCACTATGTAAAGAGTTAATTGGAAAGGACTTATCAAAGGTAAAAGACCAATGAGAATACATGAAATTATGTTAGAAGATGCAGGTAAAGAAGAATACTTGGACTTGATTGAAGCAGAATGTAGCAATGCAATTGAAGCATTTAAACAAGCAAATGGCTTTTTGCTCAGGGGATTAATGCTTGAAAAAGGAAAATATGTACCAGGAAAATTGTATAGCACTGGTCCTCGTAGCCCAAAGGACACTGATATTTTAATGCAAAACATGGTAGACGATGTTTTGAAGCTTGCAGGATTCAAAGCTTTGCGAGGAAATTCAATATTTTGTTCTGGTGATTATGAACAAGCCGAAGGGTATGGCCCACCAGTGTATGTAATATTTCCTAAGGATGGATTTCAAATTACATGGAGTACACGTTATAAAGATTTTTTTGTAGACTTCTCTTCAATTCGCAAAGATCCAACCTCCTTTTTGGTTAACCCTTCAACTGATTTATTCATTGGGCAAAGTGTACACACTAATAAAGCTACTTATTCTCATTTGGCAAACCTTAAAAATGCGCTTTCAGCTAAAGACAATTTAGAAGGTTTCATAGATGCAATCATTTTTAGGATAGACCTTTTAACCGAGGCCATGAGTTTAAATGACAAAATGAATGCAGAAACAGCATTGAAATCACTGTTAAAACTACATCAGGAGTATGTACAAAAAACTTCAGATGATAGTCCATTTACCTCTAGTGCTGTTTACACTAGGCTGTTTAAGGAAATCCAAGATTGGATAGATTCTCCTCCACCGGAATTAAATGCAAGAACAGTTAGAAAGACAATCCTAAAACATGGATTTCAAAAAGACAATCTAGCGGAAGCTATAAGGGCTGGAAATGAAATATACTTACATGGTCAGTACTACGCATTTGACATGGCCACATACGGGGAAACGCTTGAACGTTTAATACAAGAATGGTAAAAGCATACGAAATATTAAGAGAAGACGATACCAAAAGAGAAAACCTGCAAAAGATTTTGTCTGAATGCGGAAATGCTATAGACGAAATGCGTAACGCAGGTGGGAAGTTTCTTTATAGAGGATTTAAAGGAACATACTTGCCTGGAGTAGTTTATAACACAGAAGTAAGAGGTCCAAAAGATACTTCAGTTGATGTTCAGAACATAGTTGATAGTGTGTTATCACTAGCAGGATTTACCGCTCTACGAGGCAACTCTGTATTTTGCACCAGCAATAAAGGTCTAGCAAATGAGTATGGTCCGCTATATTTAATATTTCCTAAGGATGGATTTAAGATAACTTGGAGTAAAAAGTATGAGGATTTTTATTTGAGTTATGCATTGAATTTAAAAGACCCGAACTCATTTTTAGAAGATCCTGTTGCAACAGAACATGACATAAGAAAGGATACCAGGCTTTTTAACGAACTGGAAAAATTATCTTCAATCGAAAGTTTTTTTGGATACCATCCGTTGTTAGTCAAAATACAAAACTATAGTTTTTCACTACCCACAGCCATTACCAAAAATGATAAAGCAAAAGCCAGCGATCTTTTATTCAAAATAATACAAACTTACAAAGAATATGTAAGAACAGCTCCAGCGAAAAAGTTTACAATATCTAAAGAATTGGCTAAAGCTATGCAGAAAATACATAGGTGGGTTAAAGTTCCTCCTCCGAGTCTAAATCTAGAAACAGCAGTTGCTACAGCGAACGCTCACGGATTCGTAAAAGGAAATTTAGCTGGTGCTTTAGCATCAAGGAATGAAATATACTTGAATGGATCATTTTATGCTTTTGGGTATGATTCTCCTTATCATAGTTTTTTTAGAAAAAATCTTTTTGGAATGTATTAACCGATTGCGCCGATGCTATTGAAAACAAAATTGGAATTTATTTAGAAATGAAGTCACATGAGATATTAAGAGAAGATGATACCCAAGAAGAAAATCCGCAACTGATGTTTACTCAGTGCAGTGATGCCATCAATGAGATGCAAGTAGCGGGTACTTTTCTTTTTAGAGGAGTAACTAGACCTTACCGCTCAGGAAGAATTTACTCGTCTGGTATACGAGCAGAAACAAAAGATACACCTGCTTCAATACAAAGAATGGTTGATCAAGTTTTGGATATGGCTGGGTTTGAAGCAAAAAGAAGTGATTCAGTTTATTGCTCAGGAGACTTCGAACAGGCTGAAGAGTACGGCGAAGTGTTTATGATTTTTCCGTTAAACGGGTATCAGATAACTTGGAGTAGAAAGTTTAAGGATTTCTATTCAGATTTTGCAATGCATGTTAATGACCCAAATGCATTCCTAGTGCAGCCTAATGAATCGTATAAAATTCAAAACGATTACTTTCTTGTGTATTTGTTTAGAAGAATGCAAAATATACGAAAATCCTTAGGAGTATCTAATTTGTCACCTGATGATGAACGTCTTCTTTCCACTATTGAGATGTATGCCGGATCTATCCCCGAGTCTATTGCTAAAAATGACAAGATCAAGACGAAGGAAAACCTGGCTGAGATTTACTATGCTTATCGACGATACCTGAGAATTTCTCCTGACAGGCGTTTTGTAATGACCAAAGAAATGTTGAAAGCATTACAAACTGCTTATAGATGGGCTAACAGTCCTTCTCCTGAGTTAAACTTTGAAACCGCTATTGCAACGGTTAAGGGGCATATGTTTACTGAAGGTGACTTAGCATCAGCGTTAGATTCAGGACATGAAATATATCTAAAGGGTAAGTTTTACGCATTTGACATGGACACATATGGGGAAACGTTTAAGCGTTTAATACAAGAATGGTAAAAGCATACGAAATCATAAAAGAAGAAAAGTCTCCAGAAGAGTATTGGGAAATCCTTAACAGAGATTGCAAGGAAATCTTAGATGCAATACATACCACCGGTGGGAGATTTTTATATAGAGGAACTAAGTACGCATATGAAACTGGTGAAGTTTACCATCCAGGTGGAAGATTTGAACCTAATGACGAAGATCCATTGTTTGATCTAGATAAGCACAAGGCAGAACTTCAGAAGTTTAAACGAACCCCTAAGGATACTGCTTTTCAAATGCATGAAACTGTTAACAAGGTTCTTGAACTTGCGGGTTTCGATGCTACGAGAGAGAACTCTATTTTCTGTACGTCAGATCCTGATCAAGCAAGAGAATACGGCCACCTTTTCTTTATTTTTCCTATTGACGGGTTTAAGTTTACTTGGAGTGGGGAATATAAAGATTTTTACGAAGAATTTGCATTTTTATATTCAGAACCAGATTCTTTCCTAGTAAACCCTTATGAAGATAGGTATAAAGAAGTACCTACAAATGGTAAAATTTTAACTCAGTTTATGAGGCACAGAGAGCATTTACTTAGATTAGAAGACCAGATTGATGATGTAGGGGAATACAACGCAACTCATGATGTTTACCGTGAGTTGCAGGAATTGCATACTGCACTGGGAAAAAAGAACAAGCGCCTTGTTGAAGAAAACTTAGGCAGATTATTTACAGCATACAAACGATACTTATCAAAGTATACAAGATATAGATTTACTCCTGAATTGGTTCAGGCTTTGAACGACGTAAAACGATGGTCAAAATCTCCTTCCCTTTCTTTGGATGTTGATACTGCAATCGCAACTGTAAAGGCCCATAAATTTAAAAATACCAATCTTGCTTCTGCCTTAACGAGTGAGAATGAAATTTATATTAAGGGGTTGTTTTATGCCTTCCCTAGGAATCAATACATTGAATTTTTTATGAGACGAATAAATGAAACCAGATGAATTCTTACCCAAAAATGAGCTAGAACCAGGTATGATCATAAAACTTGAACCGGAAGTTTTTCCTCTCCATCCTTTGCTTGAAAAAAAATCAGCAGCGTTAGGAAATGACTTTGATGCGATCAACTACCTGAACATGATTCTGCGTGATTGCAATCAAGTTCTGCCTTTTATAAACAAAGCAGGTCACTTTTTGTGTCATGGTAATAAAAAATTCAAAAGCGATGCAGGAGTTGGGTTACCGTTCAACAATCGAAAGCCCAAAGATTCGACTAGAAAACAACAAAACGTAGTGGATAACATGCTACAAAAGGCAGGGTTTACTGCTTTGCGTGGTAATTCTATTTTTACTGCAAACAAATTAATGGCATCTGATTACGGTGTCTTGTATATGATTTTTCCCTTCGATGGATTTCAGTATACATGGAGTACACGTTATGGAGACCTTTACGCAGACTACACTGAAAACGTAGGGTTTGACGAGTTAGACTTCACTACCGTAACAGGAAGCGCAAGTTCTATCTTAAATAAAGCAGCGAACGCACTTATGCCAATCAAAAGTGAATTAGGACATATAAGGATTACTGATAAGTACAATCACGAGCAATTCAAAAAACATGAAAGTGAATTTAGAATGTTGTATAAAATGGAAGATCAAGCTCGGAAGCTCGATCTTACATTGATATATAAACCTACAAAGGCAGCTGTAAAGAGTGCGCTTGTTCCCTTCATCATGACTTATAAAGAATACACAGAAAAATTTTCAGATGGGCTTATTCGTTTTAGTATTTCACCAAGTAGACTAGAGGATTTTAGAGCTGTTTGGGAATGGATGTCTGCATCTAAGCGTTCAGAATTGAGCAAAGAAGAGGCGCAGTTAATTGCGGAAAAACATGGATTCACCAATACGGATCTTGATAAAGCGATAGAAAAAAATCGTGAAATTTATCTGCGTGGTAAATTCTACGTTTTTAACTACGAAAGATTTGTTAAGCCCTTTAGAAAGGTCCTGATTGCGGCTCGCCAAACCTAGTAAAATCAGTCTGTGAACTAATACCTAACTTCTTTCGACCTCGTTTGTTATACAATGGTTGATTCAAGAATACGTCAATTAGTTCTTTGGCTTCTTCATTTTTTCTAGAGAAAGGGTCAACCCATTCTGTATTCAGCGCCATTGCGAATCCTGAAAACTCGTTCCAAAAAACACTGTCGTATTTATTTCTGACTTTACTTAAGGTATCGTAAACATCTTCGATATAGTCAACGTCTGTCTTTCTTCCTTGATCCTTTGGATCAGTTGAGTGTTTTTCTCTGTATTGTGCGCGATCAATAGCAGTCTGTAGTTCAGTTAGCACATAAAGACCAAACACATCATAACCCATTGCTTGTAGGAATCTAGCATTGTATACTGTGAGTGGCAGGTCCTTACCTGTAGTAACAACTGCAAGCGGTAACCCTTGTGTTGCCCAATGCCTTCTTATTCTTCTATTCAATAAGGACCACCCTCTCTTAGTGTTTTGCTCATTGTAATCTCTTATCTTTAGAGTAGACATTACTTTGTCTAAGTCAGCTATAACAAACTCCTTAGGGAGCCCCAAATAATCTTCTGCAAAGGTTGACTTTCCTGATCCAGGGCTGCCCATGATAAAAATGCACTTAAACATGAGTCTTGGATCAATATCTCTTCTTCTGATTACTTCATCTATTCGCATACTTTAACCTTTAAAGTATTTATTCAAATTGGTTGACAAAAACCTCAAAATGTTGTACTATAAACACAACATAAACGTTTGGTAGTAAAAATCATGATTCTCTTTGGTCTTCAGCTTGTTTTTGCAATTTGGCTTGCAAGCGTGATTAGTGATAGTTTCATCGGGAAAACTATCCTGATCGCTCTTTGGTTGGGTTTTTGGTTCGTCTTTTTTGGTTTGTGATGGCTTGACAAATAATCAATTCGGATGTATAATCTCTCTATACACTGAGAGAGTGAACATGACTAAGACTGAACAAGCCCTGATCGATATTGCTCGCAAGAATGGTGGTAGGTGCGGCATCACTACTACTTATGGTCGCGGGGCGTATGGAGGCAAAGTTCAAGCTGGTCTGCGTGAAAGAAACGCAATGCTCAAGCTGGAAGCTAAGGGCCTGATCAAAATCGTGGATCGTCAACCTTGGCAAGATTACAATCGCGGATATTGCCAAGGTGGCACTTCGTTCGTGTTTGTTTTGCTTGACAAATAAGGAGACACATAGAATGATTCGTGGCAAGTACGACAGTCTGTGGAAATATGGTTGGGATCTCAAGACCAATCGTATCAGCAAGATCAAAGTCCCTGGTCACTTCATGACTGCTATGGACTACGCTCGGCGCACCAAAGGCGGGATCCGTATGATCGAACATGCTCGCCGTCAGCCCTGGGAAACTTGGACAGGTCGCTACCTCTACGGTTGACAAATAATAGATTTGGGCGTATAATTACTTTATACACTGAACGAACAGGAACACAAGATGGCAAAGCAAAAACTCAAGTACGATGAAATCAACGCTCAACTCAACGAGTTTGTCAACGCCAACTACGCCAAATATGAAAGTCACGCTTACGCTGCGGGTTACCTGCAAAGTCAGCTGGCTTTGGTGATGCTGGATCTGCCCCTCATCAAGCAAAAGGAGATCATGGATGTTCTCCGTCGTGCGACCCCTGTCGTGCAAAATAATGCTTGACAAATAATTAATTTGGGCGTATAATTACTTTATACACTGAGAAAACGGAGAAAGTAAATGCTGACTGTCAAACAAGTTCGTGAGATCATGCGTAAATACGGCCGCGGCAATAACGCTCATTTGAATGGTATTTATGTCAACAAGACCGTCAAGGAGGAAATTCGCACGGTCAAGTGCTATTACATCAAAGGTGATCAATCGAGCAAGGCGATCTTGCAGGAGCTCAAGGATCTGGGTGCTGAGGTTCGACTGCTGGAACGTGAAGATTGTGTCGGCACGATTAGTGTTAGGGCAGTTATTCGTTAAACAAAAAGGTTGACAAAAAATCAATTTGGACGTATAATTACTCTATACACTGAACGAACAGGAACACAAAATGTACACTCACAAAATCTCGTATCGCAAGTTCAATAACTACCTCGGTTGGGAAGTTGAAGTGTCGTTCAATACGACCGCTGACATGGTTGAAGCGCACAAGATCGGCGCTACCAAAGTCAAGGGGTTTGTCAAAGGCAGTCTCATTGTCGAAGTTCTTTAAGGAAAAACAATGGCCTACTTTCGTCGTTCTGCTACTGATCGCAAAGCTGAAGCTGCCCGCGCCCGTCAAATGACTGAGGAAATGGCTGCTGCTATGCGTACCAATAACCCTGCTATCGTTCGTGCTCAAGCCAAACGTGAGCAGGAGATCCCCTCTGTCTCGCTGGAAGACTGCCAGTACGACAAGGTTCGTAAGGTGCTGAAGCTCACCTCTAACAAGATCGGAATGCCCGGCACCTTCTTTGTTGAAAGCCATCGCACCGGTAAGGTTGTTCGTTTTACTTCGGTCCTGCCCTGTGATATTCTTTACGATGAAGATGGTTGGGACGGCGAGATGCAAGTTTATCGACCCCTCGGCAATGTGCCTGGTGTCGACCACATGATAATTTACAATGCTTGGTAAAAGGATTTAATATGACAGAACTTAGATGGGTAATTAGAAACGGAGAAAGGGTGTTGCAGTATCGTATCAAAGCTGATACTACCTTCTATGCAGGACTAGGTCCGTTTGATACAAGCCAAAGAAACATTCAGTGGTCGCCTTGGGTTGACGTTCCCCTGGGAGTAGAAGATAACACCGTCACGTTTACTACTACAACCATTGGTTGTCCGGTGTGTGGGCTAGGAGAAAACGGTGAAGTCACCGGCTATGTCTGCTACAGAAACGACTGCCCCACAAAAGCAACATGCTGAAGTGTAAAAAGTGCGGGGATGAAATTCATCCCAATTTTCCATGTGAGGAGATACGAATGCTAAGAGAAGATCCAGACGATTTGGTCTATCGACTTAGAAAGCGAGCAGAGATTCGCCGACAGATTCCCGATCGTAAAAGTGTACAAGAAGGTAAGCCTGACCGCATTGCGGATATTTTGGAAGAAGCCGCAGATGAAATCGAACGATTGCGTCCACTTGAGGATATCCCGAAGCCAGAACAAAAGAGTTGTTGTGTGTGTGGATCTACGGAAAACCTATTTGACGATGGTTGGTACGGATATCGATGCCGATCCGACGATTGTATTACGTTCTAGGTAGTAAAAAATCGGTTGACAAATAATACGTTTGGGCATATAATATGCTTATAGTCTGAAACGAGGAACTGAAAATGACGACTCGCAACGAAATCATCGAACTTCTCCGCACGAACGACAAAGCTGTTGCCCGCGCACTGGTGGTCCTGACTGAGCGTCAGACTGCTGACGAGCAAAGGTCCGAGAACACGAAGTATGACAATGGTCGTGGTTTTCGTCCGTGTCATGCCCGCATGGGGACTTCGATGTCTAAGTTTTTCAAGGCTCGGGGTTACCTGACGGAAAAGCAGATTGCTTACTGGCGTGTTCCGCAGAAGGATGGCAAGATGCGTATCGAAATCTACGCGGGTCAGCTTCTGGATATTGCCCAGCGCAAGGCTGCTGCAAAACAAGTCGCTGCCAAGTCTGGTGCTCAGTACGGTGTGTACACTCCTGCTACGAACATGAGGAAGGTCAATGGCGAGTGGACTCGCGAGGACGTTGGTAATTTTGAAGAAGCTCGCCTGGCTGAACGTGAAATCCAAGAAATGGAAGCTGCGGCTGAACGTAAGCAGACTGTGAACGATGAACACAACAAGTTTCTGGCCCGTCTTCGGGCTGAGGGTTAATCATGAAAAAAGGTGAAATGCTGGACAAGATGCTGATGATCGCTACGAACGCGCATCATGGGCAGTTTGATCGAGGCGGTAACCCCTACATTCTGCACCCTCTTAAGGTCATGCACTACCTCAAATCGGACGACGAAGAGCTTATGTGCATTGCCCTGGGGCATGACGTAATCGAGGACACTTCCGTCACCTACAAGGATCTGAGGGAAGCAGGCATCAGCGAGCGGGTCATCGAAGGTATTCGTGCGCTGACTAAGCAACCAGGTCAGACCTACGATGAATACAAAGAAGGCGTCTTTGCTAACGTAGATGCTATGCGAGTCAAGATGGCTGACCTTCGACACAATACCGACATTCGGCGCCTGAAAGGCATCACAGAGAAAGATATTCAACGGATGGTGAAGTACCAGACGTTTTACATGGAACTCAAACTTAAACTGGAACAACTGAAATGACTGAAACTGGAGTCACCCTGACCGTTTACTGTGATCTTGGCTATAAGTACGAGATTTCGGATGATGAGGTTCTCCAACTCACTTACGTCGAAGATAGGGAATCTGGTGATTACCGCATCAACCTTTCTTTTGGTTCGATTGAGGAAATGGAAGCGGTTGCTAAGGCCATGCTGAAAGTTGCCCAACTGAAGAGGGAATTGGATGATCAAACCGGTTGACAGATAATTCATTTGGGCATATAATATATGTATTGATTGATTAGCGGAGCTTAAAATGCTGCAAACACTGAATCAGTTCATCGTGCGTGTTGAATCCCTGAAAAACATCAGCGATGCCTACGATGTTTTCGAATTCGAATGCTCGGATAGTCTTCGTGATCATATCTATGACTTTGCCGACGAAGGTGCAACAGAGCCGTTCCGTGATGCGATGCACAACCTAGGTTTCGACACCTACTAAAAGGTTGACAAATAATTAATTTGGGTGTATAATTACTTTATACACTGAACGAACAGGAGCAAACGATGCGTAAGCAACAAGTGATCAAGGGTTTCAATAACAGCCAAAAAATTCGTGTCATTGTTGACGGTGTCGGCATCTACATGACTGTCGGTGAAGTCGAGAGCAAGTTTGCTACTACCGCCCACTATCAGGCTACGAAGCAAGTCCTCGAAACTTTGGCCAAGGATCGTGCTGAAGGCAAACGTCTGCATGGTTGGTCGGGAGTTACGTCTGGTATGGCTACTAGCGTGACTGTCTATGTTCCGTCCGTCGGTTCGCGGAACATCGACGTTCAGGTTGACGTTCTTTAAGAGGAAACAAAATGACTCTCGGTATCTGTCCTGTTTGTAACGGCACTAAGGAACTCCCGCTCACTGAAGAGCAACTCACTTATTCTTGGAATAAAGGCAAGACTCACCGCGCATGTAATAATTGCGGCGGCCAAACTATGTGGGGTAAAGCCTATGGTCAAGTTCCCCTTCGTAGGGACAATGGTGAGCCCTGTGTGCATGAGTACACTTATGTTTCGCTGGGTCGTTGCCTGGAACGTTATATCTGCAAGCATTGCGGGTATCACTTTGATATCGATTCTGGAGATTAATATGACTGCATTGGAAATTGCAAAGCGGCGAGTAGAACTCGCAAAGGATGCGTTGGACTTTGTCAAAGACGCAGCTAATCAAGATAGAAAATTAACGCATGAGAAGCACATCAATGGACACTATACCAAGGCTCTTCAAGAACTTGAGTCGGTCTTGAACGGTGCTCAAGCTTACCTAAAGCGTGTCGAAGTATTGGGAAGGTAAACAATGAATCAAGTCAACATTAAAAATGTAGTGGTACTTTCTTTGTTTTGGGTAAGTGTGGTGCTTTCTATCATCATTTTGCCCAGGATGATCGTAGGTCCTATTTTGATTATCATTGCATTGATCCAACTAGGATTTTGGTCAGTCTTTGTGGCAATGTGGATTACTGGCAGTAAACAAATTTGGGTAAAAGACGAGCAACTGTAATTTCTTTTCTATAAGAAAAATAAGGAGTAAGCAATGACAGTTAAGGCAATGGTTTTTGCTTTTGCGATCATCTTCGTTTTTTGGTACGGACTGTTGCCTATGTTCTCAGAGAAAGTAGCATTGACTATTACGTTGATGATCGCGGCATGGCAAATCGGTGGATGGGCAGCAATTCTCGGTAAGAAAGTTTTCCCTCATAACACTGATTCGGAAAAATAAACAAAGAAAATATTTGACAGTGTAGATTCAAACATATATACTGTTAGTTAGAGCTTTAGATTAGATACAGCAATTTTATATAACTATGGGTCTGGTTCGCCGGACGAGGTGAGTTTCGATTTCTCACTGTAAACAAAAAGTAGGAATCTAATCTGTTTTCTTAATTAGGATGAGTACAGCAACAAAAAAATACTACGGCAACTGCTATAGACGGTGACTGGAGAGTAGCATAGAAATATGTTTCCCGAAAGGGACACTAAAGGAATAGATAGCGCAGGGCGAATCCTGATATGTTTCTAACGCAGACACAAGGTTAGATAGGCTACAAGAATTGTATGCTAGGGTTGCGGTGACTAGATCACACCTGTAGAGGGTGAGGGGATGAGGCAACCAGAAAATAAAATAGCGGTCAACACCATCCTGCAACTACTCAAAGGAATTACATGAAATATAAACCTAACTTCACACTTCATATCACAAACCTAGAAATGGCACAAGAACTTATAAAGAGGAACTGGCATGACTTAGCCGTAACTTTGCTTGGCCCTGTTCGTAACGAATTCGGTAGAGTGAAGCCCACGCTATATAGCTCTGGAGTCAATCATCTGAGAATCGTAGTAGATGATATTGATTTTCCAATGGAAGGGTGGATTCATCCCGAACCGCAGCATGTAGAAAAGCTTCTAGCTCACACTAAGAATATCAAACCTAATGACAATGTTCTTATTCATTGTAGGGCAGGTATTAGCCGAAGTACGTCTGCTTCAATTATCACTTTAGTGCAACATGGTGCGACACCAAAAGAGGCATTTGACTATGTTCATAGTATTAGACCTCAAATGTTTCCAAACGTTTTGCTTTTAGAATGTGCAGACAAAGTGATGGGACTTAAACACGCCCTAGTTAATGAAATGACTAGGTGGGAAACTGAAAACCCTAATTCAGGAAGATACGTCTACCAGTAATGCTTTTGGCACAGCACCTAGTACCCTTGTTGTAGCTTGTCTAGTATTGCCAGCCATAATCCATAAACCACGAGAACCTTTTAATATTATAGGCAATGGAAGTTTAGCATTGTTGGTTATACCTGCAACTATTCGGTTTACATTCCTTGGCATATGATAAGAACTTACCATGTCTTCGATATCTTCAATGGAATTGTTCTTTGTCAAGTTTTGAACATCAGGTAATGCGTCAATCTCAACAACTTTTGCTGAGTCCAATCCTTGTTTAAAACTTTCTATGTCAGGGAAGAGTGGAAACCTTGCTCCTATCCGCGATGCTCTTGCCTTCCACTTTGACATTTCTTTGAGTTTGTATTCCTCAAAGTCATCGTTCAAACTCTGTTCGTTATAACGAACCCAATTGTTGTAAAGTTTGGGAGATTCTATTTCAAATATTTTCATGGTATAGTATTTAGTATTTGCCCAAAATAGTTGAAGTTATTATAGAATGACAATATAATATACTCATAAGTTTAGAAACAGCAAACTTAATTTAATCACTAAACTGAAAGGAAACAAATGAACTCTTTTGCAAACGCAGTAGCAAATCAAGAAGCTCGTACCGCAAATGGTATGAAGGCTCGTAAATCCACAACTAACGCCTGTGTGGACCTGTTCTATAAAATTGGCGCTTCACGAGGAAAGGACATTGTTCCTGACTTCGTAGCAGCAATGGTTGAAAGCAAAGACCTTGCGCTTAGAATTGTGCAATGGGCGCGAGATGCGCGTGGCGGCGCAGGTGAACGCCAGATTTTTCGTGACGTTCTAATCTTTTTGGAAAAGAATGATCCCGATAGTGCGTTGAAACTTATCGCCAAAGTTCCTGAATTGGGGCGATGGGACGACCTGCTGATCTTTACCGATCCTGTTCTAAAGAATGCAGCATTTGCGTTCATAGGTAATGCACTCAAGGCTGAAAATGGTCTTTGTGCAAAATGGATGCCTCGGCAAGGAAAGGTTGCGGTCGAACTTCGCAAATTTCTTGGACTGTCTCCTAAGCAGTATCGCAAGACGCTGGTCAATCTGACCAAGGTTGTCGAGCAGCAAATGTGTGCGAAGGACTGGGACAACATCAACTTTAGCCATGTGCCTTCTGTGGCTGCTGCACGTTACAAGAAAGCATTTAACCGCAATACTACCAAGTATGCGGAATATGTGCAGGCTTTGGTAAACGGTGATGTTGACGTTAAGGTCAATGCAGGTGCGGTATTCCCCTACGATGTCCTGAAGGGTATGATTACTCGTTATGTCAGCTACGACAAAACTGAAACTTCACTTGTTGAAAAACAATGGGAAGCTTTGGAAAACTTCGTAGGTGACGCGAACATCCTACCAATGGTAGATGTCTCTGGTTCTATGACCTGCCCGGCAGGTGGTTACAGCTCCAAGAGCAAGTTGACTTGCCTTGAAGTGGCAGTTTCGTTGGGGCTGTATCTGTCGGACAAGAACACAGGTGCTTTTAAGGACATCTTTGCGACTTTCTCGGGCTCGCCGACTCTAGAAAATCTCAAAGGCACGATTGTTCAAAAGGCTCAACAAATGAACACCTCGTCTTGGGGAATGAACACGGATGTTATCAAGTGTTTTCAAAACATCTTGAATGTGGCGAAGAAAGGCAAAGTTCCTCAAGATGAAATGCCTGATATTCTGTTGATTCTTTCGGACATGCAGTTTGACCAATGTGCTAAGTTTGATGATTCTGCACTAGAATCCGTAAAACGGCTGTATGCTGAAGCAGGATACGATGTGCCGAAGGTTGTGTTTTGGAATTTGAATGCATCGGATAACGTTCCTGTAAAGAGCAACGAAAAAGGAGTTGCTTTGGTGTCTGGGTTTTCTCCTGCAATCGTTCGTGCAGTGCTTGCGAATGATCTGGACGATTTTACCCCAGAAAATATTATGCTTAAAACTGTCATGATCGAAAGGTATGATGTATGAACATGATTCTGCTGAGTGAAACAAGCGGATATCGAGTGTATGCAGAGGTGTTAAAGCCTCTGCATCCTAAAGATGCCGTGTGTCTTAAGATACACACCCAATGGGAAGACGCAAAAGATCCCGAAGGATTGCAAAACAAGCTGTCCCTCATGATCGATAAAAAGGCGTTGTCCAATTTAGAAACTTTGCTTTCCGTAATATCTAAGCAACTGAGGGAAAAATGAGTAACGAAAATAAAGTTTGGTCTATCCCAGTTCAAGAAGACAAGAACGGTGATGCATTCATTGAATTTCCTCCTGAACTAATCGAACAGGTTGGTTGGAAAGAAGGTGATCGTTTGAAGTGGACAGAACAGAAAGACGGTTCGTTCGTGCTGGAGAAAAAAGACACAGAAATGGTGCTAGTAGAAACTGTTTCTATGTTTAGAATTAGATACATGGTTGAGGTGCCTAAAGGTAAAGCAGAGTGGGCGCTTGATACAGTGACTTTGAATGAGGCTCAAGAATTCAGCCAAGTTCATTTGGATGAAACTATTGTTTCTCATCGAGTTGTTTCTAATGAGGAAGCTCTACAGCTTTGCGACAAGGATAATGAATATGCTCAATCGTGGCCAGCAGACAAAAAGATAGACATATTTTTCACCACTGTTAAATAGTTTACCTGCGTTATACAAGTTATTGTATAACGCAATTTTATTTAGGAAAAAATATGAAAATTGCAATTGCCAGTGACCTTCATTTAGAGTTTGGGCCAATTGAGTTCAAAAACGAAGGTGCGGATGTTTTAATTTTGTCCGGTGATATTTTGGTTGCATCTGACTTTGATCGCAACCTTCCTCTATTCGAAGAATGGAAAGAAGGTAAAGTCGATCATTTGGGCAAACGTCAGAATGCAGCGATGAAGTACTTAACCTTTTTGGAAATGTGCAGTAAAGAGTTCCCTCATGTTATCTACGTCGCAGGAAACCATGAGTTCTATCAGGGTAAATGGGTAAAGTCTTTGTCTTTGTTGAAGGAAGTAACCTCCTTTTTTGGTAACATTTACTTCCTAGAAAGGGAAGTCAAGGTCATCGATGATATTACTTTTGTTGGATCGACTCTTTGGACAGACCTGAATAAGGGAGATCCTCTAACTCAACATGCAATTTCTGACATGATGAATGACTACCGAATGATAGTCAACGATGAAGCTGGGTTCACAAAACTTCGTCCATCTCATACCATTACTCGACATAAACAATCTTTGGATTACATTAAACTAGTTACAGAGGGGAAAGACAACGAAAAATTTGTTGTAGTAGGACATCATTCACCTAGTACTAGAAGTATTCCAGATTGGTATCGAAACGACACCTTGATGAATGGAGCGTACAGTAGTGATCTTAGTGATTTTATTTTAGATCGTCCTCAAATTAAACTTTGGACTCATGGACATACTCATGAACCTTTTGACTACGAAATCGGGAGTACAAGAATCGTATGTAATCCAAGGGGTTATATTGGGTATGAAACTCAAGCCAAAAACTTTAAACTTAAGTATGTGGATGTTGTATGAATAAATATAAGCTATGTCAGATGAAAACGAAAAATCCACAGTGTGTTCATTTTGCGGGAAAAACAAATCCGTAGTCAAACGCCTGGTCGTAGGACACTCCGCGTCAATATGCAATGAATGCATTGATCTGTGCGGTCATTTAGTACACGGTAACACGATATCTCCTGCGAAACAAGAAGAGTCTTCGGAACTCTTTGATCCTAGAAAAATCAAAGAGTTTCTAGATGAATATGTGATTGGACAAGATGATGCTAAAGTTGTTCTTAGCGTAGCCGTTGCAAATCACTACAAACGTATAAACAAACCTTCATTGGATCTAGAGATAGAAAAAGGCAATATTCTTTTAATGGGTCCCACGGGTAGTGGAAAAACATATCTTGCTAAGACTATAGCCAAATACCTAAATGTTCCTTTTGTAGTCGCCGATGCCACTGGATTAACTGAAGCAGGTTACGTAGGGGATGATGTCGAGAGTATCATTGGTATGCTTTTTAATGCATCGGGAGGAAGCAAAGAACGAACTGAGCGAGGAATCGTTTTCATCGATGAGATTGACAAGATTGCAAAGAAACAGGCTAGAAATAGTGCAGGTAGAGATATCTCGGGCGAGGGAGTTCAGCAGGGTCTCTTAAAGTTAATAGAAGGAACTAAGTGTAGATTACCTGTTACTAAGACATCAAAGAAACAATCTACCAATGAAGTAATAGAAATTGACACGACCAATATTCTTTTTATTGCAGGTGGAGCCTTTGCAGGGTTGACTGAAGTCATTGCAGAAAGAATGAATGAGGTTACTATAGGGTTTAATGCTCCATCTAAAATCGAAAACGTCGCCGGCAATCTCAAATACGTCACTACAGATGACCTGTTAAAATTTGGAATGATTCCTGAATTCGTAGGTAGGTTTGCGACAAAGGTGAGCATAAATGAACTTACAAAGGATGACATGGTTCACATCTTGACTGAAGTCAAGAATAACTATATATTGCAATATAAACACCTGTTTAGTATAGATGAAATTCAGTTGTCATTTACGGACGAGGCAATTGAATTGATAGCGGAAAATACGTTAAAGCATAAAACAGGTGCTAGGGGGTTGCACGAAGAACTTGAAAAGGTTCTAATGCAGCATATGTTTAACGTTAAAAAATACTACGATCAAGGACTAAGAGTGCTAAATATCGATAAGGAGAAGGTGATAACACCAACAGCATTATGTTAATAAAGGGACTAAAAGTAACAGTACATGACGACAACGTTGACCGCGCTCTGCGAAAGTTTAAAAAGACAGTTGCAGACGCAGGTCTACTGCAAGAAGTAAAAGAACGTCAGGAGTTTATAAAACCAACTACGAAAAAGAAAATGGCAAAGAACCAAGCTATTCGTAGATGGAAAAAGTATCTTAGGGATCAAACAGTCCCTAAGAAGAATTTTTAACCAAAATAGTATACTATACTGCCGTAAAGTAGTATAAATAGATATGAGGTGCTCATGGTGAGGCCTCATTTATGTCATAACTTGCTTATTATAAAGGAGAAAACACATGACAAATCTATCATTGCGTTCGCTTAACCTACCTGAGATTCATCGGTTTGCGTTAGGGTTTGAATCTCTATTTGATGAACTAAGCCGTTCTATTCAAAAGAATCCTACGTATCCTCCGTATAACGTATTGAAGATCGACCAAGATCAATTCGCTATTCAGATGGCAGTTGCTGGATTCAAAGAAGGCGACATCGAAGTTCAAGTTGAACGTAATCAACTTGTGGTTAAAGGAACACAGTCTCACTCAGACGAAGAACCTAAACCACAGTATCTGTATAGGGGTATTAGTTCTAGATCCTTTTCACTATCGTGGCCTATCTACGATAATATCAAAGTAACTAATGCCGAAATGGCAAACGGGATTCTGACGATCAACTTTGAAAGAGTTGTTCCGGAAGAAGAAAAACCCAAGAAAATTGCAATCACCTACACTAAATAATATAATAGTGTAACAACTACGAGAGGGGATTCTCCCCTCTCATCTTAGATAGGGAAAAAAATGACTACAAAATCGGACATTAAAACTAGAATTAAGCCTAACCTAAGCATCACAGAACCTCCAATGTTCAAGGTTGTCTACATGAATGATGACAAAACTACAATGGATTACGTTATTGAAAGCTTAGTTAATTACTTCGACTATTCTTATGAAACAGCCGAAAATATTACGACTGGGATTCATGAAGAAGGTAGTGCAGTGGTAGCAGTTCTTCCGTATGAAATTGCAGAACAAAAAGGAATTGAGGTAACCATTGATGCTCGTAGCAAAGGTTACCCCTTAGTAGTAAGAATCGAACAAGACGCTTAATCTAACTCTATTCGCTTTGCCCAATATGGGTTTGCATTAAAACACCCATTGTTTACATACTTAACGCCATCGTCTCCGATGGCGTTTATCATTTTATCGTATGATCCAAACACCCAAGTAGAAACCTTATGTTCCGTATCGAAGGTTAAACTAAATGCAGGATACGGTGCTAAATCAGAAAGATCACCGTTGTCTTCAAGACAAACTCCTTTACTCGGTATACTACTAGTAACTACTATAATCTGTTCTACATCGTTATATAGTTGAAGTTTCTTTATAGTGTTGGTTAGGTATACCAAATCTTGAAAGTTTAGCATACTTAAATTTAGGAGACTATCTTCATCCTCATTTACTACTACGTTTCCATACCAACCATTGCATCCTACAATCGCAATTCCATTTAGGATAGCTACGTTGTCATAAAGATATATCACGTTTTCTAGATTACTGCATATCTGTTCAATTGTCGTAATAGTTCCCATATGATTGAACAAATCTTTGTGCTCCAAAGAACCTTCAATGAAGAATACCTTGTTATAAACTTTACTTAACTTAGTCAGTACATCATCAACTATACTAAGGTCATTGCTTATATTTCCACATACTAAACAAAATAGACTTGTTACTTTTCCGTCCCAATCAAATGAGTTGTCGGTTAAGTACAGGTCGCTAATAACATCGAATCCCAATTTCATTTTTCGGTAGCTTTTGGTTTCTTTGGTGTTCTTGGCTTCATTGCTTTCGGCTTTGAAGGTTCAGGTTTAGTCGGTTGCTTCGCAACTGTGGTTCTTCTTTTTCTAGGAGGCTTACTTTCCGCTTCAACTGGGGAAGGTGCAGCTACAGGCGGTGGCTCGATCTTATAGGGTGCTAACTCATCCTGTGATTGCTCTTTTTTCTCGAAAAACTTCTTGATAAATTTAAACATGTTTTCTCCTTGTAAACTATTTATTTTTCGTTCCCTCTATATAAATATTTGATGATCCAATCGATGAATTTGAAAGAAATAATGAGTTCTCCGTTGCCCCCTAAAACAGATCAATACAGAAGAAAGTATAGACCCGAGTACAAAGATATCTTTCATATGTTTGAACTGCTGAACCAAACCATATTCAATTCGGAACTCTCAACACCTAGTATACAACTAAGGACAAGATGTAGAGGATATTGGGGAATGTGCTTTGGTAATCAAAATTGTCAAATAACGCTGTCTGATAAATGGTTTTGTCCTCAATGGACTCTTATGATCCTCGCACATGAGTTATGTCACCAATATCAATATGAGATACTAGGACCAACGAAAGGGAAAAAAGATTTCATGAATCATGGCCCTACTTTCTTCTCGTTTAAAGAACGAATGCTTGTGCATAATATCCCTCTAAAAATAAGCTATTGCGCCAAAAAATGGTTTGAGCACCAGAACTTTTTTAAAGTTTAACTTTAGATAAATAGTTCACTATGCGTGATTTAATGAATATTTTAGACCTGCTTGTTGAAAGCAAAGGAATGGCTAATAGAAAGCCAGGTGATGTCTTCAAGAACCCAGAGGGGAAACAATTAACGTTTAACAATATAGAATTCTATCCTGAAGGGGGAGGAAAATTTTCCCCTGAAGACATGGAAGAAGCGGTAAGTCAATTCTTAGATATAACTTGGGAAAACAACTTGACTGCTGGTATGGGAGGATTTGGTATTGCAAGTTTTACAGACGAGGATGGAAATGAAGTTTTGTTTGGTAGATTCCTTCAAAAGATCAACCCATTAAAAACAGCCAATGCATTTCCTAACAAAGTCGGTGATTACAGTTTAGCGTCAAAGTCAGCAGTTAAATCACAATCTGGTTTAACTCCTCAGGATCTTTTGACTAATCGTATTGATTTAAGTATTGCTGATGTAATGAATCAACTTGCTGTCAGCAAATTAGGAACTGATAGCCCTCTTTACTACGTTGCTCATCGTGTAGCATTGGGCGAAGAGCTTCCTTTGTCCTTCAATGCACCAGAAGAAGAAGAGGTCAGCTTTACTGCATTTAGGGACTATTTCTGTGAAATTCTTCAGCCCATTGCAATTTTAAACGGGCTAACTACTGGAAACGCTCAAGAAGCGATTGATCTATTTTTTGATGGGTCAGTAGAAGGTGCAACTATCTCATTCGACTCCTCAAAAACAGCAGGATTGAGTGATTCGGTTTTAGAGTTGCCTGATGGAAGGCAAATCAAGGTAAGTAGCAAGGGAGGAAAAGGAGCTACTGCTAGTGTTTCTAATATTCTCGACAGTATCGAAGAACTCAAGCTTACAGAGAGAGGAAATCGTCTACTTAAAAAGCATAGAGAGGTAATTGAACTTATCGAAGAAATAAAAAATCAGGGGCAGGCTAATTCTCCTTTATTTTTAGGAGTCAAGTTCAAAGTAATTAGTGAAGAAGAGGCAGAGATTGTCCGTTCTTTAAAAGGACAATCTCCAATAAACTTAGAGAACTTAGATAAGTTAAGGTTGCTTACTCCTAGGTTAAGGAAGTTAGCAAAAGAAAGGACGTTAAAAAATAACACCGATAATGTCTCTTTGTTTCATCACTTACTAGCTGCAATCGCCCATAAGGCGGTTCGTGAAGTAAATGAAAACACTAACTTTAGTAAAGCTGCCGCCGAAATACTAAACAATAGTGCGCTAGTTCAAGTATATACCAAGGCCACTAAAAGCAAAGCTGAATGGACTTTGCAAAAGTTCGACGCAGTGTACCCTAGCAATAACATCAAGGGTGTTTACTTGACTGCGGATAAAACGCACTATAGCACTGGTATAAACGGGAATCTAACTTTCAAGATTGACAAAGGTTCTGACAAACCAGCAAACGTACCTAATAGTGATCCTGAAATATCTGAACCATCTGAGCCTTTAGCCGACATAGCTACCCGAATAGTTGACCCAATGTTAGGCAAACGGGAAAAATCAAAGTCGGTTGGTAGAGAAAAACGCAAGTAATCTGTTGATCTCCTTGAAAACAACCTGTATAATATAGTTTTCAAGGAGATCTTATGTCAAGTCTAGTACCTATCGTAGTCGAACAAACTTCCCGTGGTGAACGCAGTTATGACCTTTATTCAAGGTTAATGCGGGATCGTCTTATTATGTTAGAAGGTCCAATCGATGACCATATGGCTAACCTAATTGTTGCTCAACTGCTTTTTCTAGAAAGCGAAGATTCAACTAAGGACATCAATTTATATATCAACTCGCCAGGTGGAGTAGTTACTGCGGGCATGGCAATTTATGACACTATGCAGTTCATCAAGCCCGATGTATCAACCATTGTGATCGGACAAGCATGTTCGATGGGAAGTCTTTTAGCACAAGCAGGTGCAAAAGGCAAACGCTACGTTCTACCCAACTCTAGGACAATGATTCATCAGCCTAGTGGCGGCGCACGAGGTATGGCTAGTGACATCGAAATTTCATACAAGGAAATCATGAAGTTGAAAAAACTTTTAACTGAGATTTACGTTCAACACAACACGAAAGGTAAGTCCTTTGCAGAACTTGAACGAGATATGGATCGTGATTATTTCCTGTCAGCAGCCGAAGCAGTAGAATATGGACTAGCAGACGCCATTCTGGCAAAAAGAGTCTAAATTCGGTTGACAACAATTCCTATTTGTACTATACTGTAATCTACAGTTCGTAGGAGATCAATTTTGGGCACTAGAGCATTGGTTTATATTTATTCGGATGAAGATAAACCTCGCCCATTAGTATGTATGTACTATCAGTACGATGGTTATCCATCTGGGCTAGGTGCGGACATTGCAAAGTTCCTTCAACCTATCGATATCGTCAACGGATTTTCTCCTGGTGATGAGTCAGGTATCGTAGCTAATGGAATGGGATGCCTTGCTGCACAACTGATTGCACACCAAAAACAAGGGGTTGGCGGTGTCTATATCGTTCATTGCAATCCAGGATCAGATCATTGGCAAGACTTCGAATATCATATCTATAAAAAACGTGTCGAAGTAAAAAATCCCAAAAATCTGATGTTTTCGGGTAGCTGGGAGGACTTTCGTTATTTCTGTGAAGAGGATGATTCGTGAAGATTCCTACTGTTGATAGTCAAGTCAAAATCCGTGTTAGGTATTCGCAAGGTCCTAAGATGTTTCCCCCTCAACCCGACTTTATCGAGTACACTGGTAAAGTTGTCAAACCCTACAAATGGGTTAAAGCAGGCGAGTTCTGCATCACTGGTGATGCAGACTTTCCGATTCGTGTCATTGCAGTCGAAAACGTTACTGACCTGCAACTGATTAGTGGTTCTGCTACCGATGTTCCTGACGATGTTCAAGTGTTCAACGTCAAGGGGTCAAAGGGCGACAGTTATACTGTTACCCGCGCTAAAGGTTCGTATACTTGCACTTGTCAGGGCTTTCAATGGAGAAAGTCATGCAAGCACATTACGTCTGTGGCATCCAAATAGTTTGAAAATGATTCTCACTTTCTATATAATAGTATCACTCTACTGAGAAGTAGACATTTATATAGAAAGGAATTTTTATGAACAAACAACAACGTCTATTAGAAGCACTAACTTCGGGTGAAAAACTGACTGCAAAGCAAATTGCCGCACGATTTAAAATTGCAAATCCTACTGCAACTATTAGTAATCTTAGGTACAGTGGCTATGCTATCGACACTAACCAATACACTGATTCAAAGGGTAGAATCACTACAAAGTATGAATTGGTGACTCCTTCTCGTGAGCTAATTGCAGCAGGATATCGTGCATTAGCAGCTAGTCTCTAATAAATAGAGACATAGTTTTCCAAGGTTGAAACATTTATGGATATTATCTTAGTTGGTTGTATTGTAGTTTCTTTTATCATTGGGTGGGTTCTTGGTGAACTATCCATCGTATATAGGTTTAAGGATGTATTTATCAAAGAGCTAGAACAAAAAACGGAAAAAGATCCATCAGATGTTTCAATCTACACACTTGAGCAAATGAACGATAACTACTTTCTTTATAACAAAGAAGGAACGTTCATTTGCCAAGCCAAAACCATGGAAGAACTGTCAGAACCGTTATCTAAAGTAACAAGTATTGCAGGAATCGTAGGACCTTCTGATAAACTATTTTGGTTTGAGAACGGTTGTATCAAAGACGTTAGTCATCTAGCAAAGAGTAACTAAATGGACCCCTTTGTCTGGATGGTAAGAACATCAAAACCCAAGGTTGAGAAAACGATCTCAAGGGCAGAATACGATGAATTTTGTAGAGATTTCCTTTTCAACTTACTAAAAGGTGAAAAATTTGGAACTGCCTTTTCGAAAAGATTTGGAATTGAGGATGGGATATTGGATTTGGGGTTGTCTACAGAAGCTACAAAAGATCACATAAAATCAATGGGATATGTTAAGGATCTATGAAAGAAAAGTTTATAAACCTATATATGTCTATCGCAGAGTTGACAAGTAAACTTAGTCATGCGGTTAGATTGCAAGTAGGTGCGGTAATTGTTAAAGATAACAGAATCATAAGCATTGGGTATAATGGGATGCCTGCAGGTTGGGATAACAATTGCGAATCGAAAGAAATATGCCTTTCAAAAGATTTGAATGGAAACTATTTTGCTGGGGCAAAAGAAGAATATCCTTTGGTTGAATATTCAGATGAGGATAACTCGCCTATTTTTAGATATCGGCTTAAGACCAAACCTGAAGTTCTCCACGCTGAACTAAACGCCATTGGAAAGCTGGCAAAATCTCACGAATCCGGAGAAGATGCAGATTTGTTTTGCACTCACGCACCTTGCATTGAATGTGCAAAGTTAATTCATGCCTCTGGCATTAAGCGTGTTTTTTATCGTAATCAATACAGAAGTACTGAGGGTTTGGATTTTCTTGCTAAAAGCAATGTAGAAGTCATTCATCGTGCAGAATAAACCATATCATACTAAGATTGACATAAAATATGGTGATCTTAAAAATGTTATGCAATGGTGCAAGGATAATTGCGCTAATGAATGGACGTTCAATGTAGAAGACTACGCTGGAGAAAAAGCTGGCACTTACGAATTTAGATTTGCATCTGAAAAAGACTACGTTTCTTTTTTAGTTTGGAAACGATAGCTTCAGGGATAAATTTTCATAACAAGTTCTAATGCTTTTTCCCTAGCAAAGTCAAGTATCATAAATATCATTATACATATGATAATTGCAGTTCGCATCAAAAACCATACGGAGATTAGGTGAAGAAATTTTTTAAATGTCACCCTTATACAACGCTTGAGTTTTGTGGGTAAATTACAATTCATTGTGTTGTATTTAATGATTCTACTAAAAAGAACAAAGCACAATATATGCAAAAAACTACCTATGGTGTGATAACACAAGAAGACAGTAACGGTGACCTTTTGTTACCTATTCCTCCCATTTTGCTAGAACAACTAGGTTGGGTAGAAGGAGATGAAATTTCTATTGACATCGATGACAAAGGGCGTTATATTTTATCTAAGGTGACAGATAAATGAATGATGAAGATGATCAATTGTATCTAGACTTAGATTTTTCAGACGATCTTGCGGACGACATGGATTCAATAAGTATACTAAATACGAGTTTGAGTACCGGGACATGGTCCATAACTGACACAACGTTATCTAATACTGGTAATTTCTCTATCTATTCAGATACCACATGGGATAGGTCTCCCTTGACAGTTAATGGGGATTCTATATTCAATGGAGATGTAAGTATCAAAGGGAAATCCATAATGGAAACCCTTGAAAAGATCGAAGAACGATTGGGCATTCTAACCCCCAACGAAGAACTTGAGTCTAGGTGGGAAGACTTGAGAAATCTAAGAAAGCAGTACCAAGAGTTAGAGAAAGAAATTTTAGAAAAGGAAAAAATATGGAAGGCTCTACAAAAATGACTGGGATTTATAATGGCTAAGGAAGAAGGTATCAAAGTTGATGGTAAAGTTATCGACGTTTTACCCAATGCAATGTTTCGTGTCACACTTGATACTGGATCAACGGTGATTGGATATATTTCAGGTAAAATGCGACAGCATGATATCAAGATACTATTAGGCGATACAGTTGAAGTAGAGTTTAGTCCATACGATATGACCAAGGGCAGAATCACCCGACGAAGATGAGGTTAACGCATGATGAGATAAATACTCATTATGCGTGAATTTATAGACTTACTTGAGGACAAAGCAAAGTCTCAAGACATAGAAATCATAAACCTTAACTTTACTGAAAACGAAGTTAAAGGTGTAATGAGTTCAGATACGCTAGACTTACACTATGGTAAGCTAGCCAAACGATATGCTCAACGGTTCAATGACGGGGAAGGCGACAGTGATTTCAATTATGCTGGCGCCTTCCTCCACAACCTTTTATTCACTCAGTATCGTGAAGTAAGAACTAACAACAAGCCCAATGGCCCAATGGAAGGCTTCATTAAGAAGCACTTTAAGAGTTGGGACGGGTTCAAAGAGCAGTTTGAAATAGAAGCCATGCAGGTTCAAGGATCTGGATGGCTTTACCTTTCGTACAGCGGGGACATAAAGCAGATAAAAAACCATGAAGTTAGGGATGACATACTCATTCTAGTTGACCTTTGGGAACACGCCTTCCTTCTTGACTACGGACCAGACAAGAAAAAATATATCAATGAATACTGGAAAATACTGAACTGGAACGTAGTTAACACGAGATGGGGAAAGAGCCTATGAGAGCCAGAGAGTTTATAACAGAACTACAACTTCCAAAGAATAAATGGGAATTGTTGGTGTCTACATCAGCCAAACATGAAGCGGGGCATGAGCTAATCGATTTAGTCAAAACAGCATACGCAAATACACCACAAGGTAGTTTTGTCAATTCATTGAAGGATGTTATTCCAAGCGACTGGAATGTCATTGACTGGGACAAAGACCCCGACATTGACTCTGCTATATTTTATCGTATTAGCCGTCCTAACGAATCTTGGACAGGGTACAAAATACAAGGAATTGGCCACGACGGAGCAAGACCAAGCAAAGACAAGGCAATCAGCAAAATGACAGAGCTATTATCCAGGGATGGATGGTGGATAGAATCAAGTGATGCGTTGAGACATATTTTTAAGAAGAACAACTTAGCACCTGTAACTGATGAAGATTTACTAAAACGATTGTTCTCAGATCCTAAGTTGAAAATGATCGATGTTGATACATATCGTCGCCAACTTGAAGGTGGAGTATATATCACTGAGACCGTATTTGGCAAACCTAAACTAAAAGGTAATATATGAGATCGTATGAATTTATAGTAGAGAATGCAGTACCGGGGATAGATGGCCCTTTCAAAGTTACTAGTTTTGATCCAAAAACAAGGATGGTGAGATTAGAAAATCAATCAGCAATTCAATTAGCCGATAACATAAAAGATGTACCAACTCCTGGTTATAACTATTCCTTTGTCATAAAGGGAAACCAAGCACTAAGAATGCTTCTGCTTACAGTAGACAACGTAATTACTACTGGAAGAGAAATTCTATTGATCAAACGAAAAAAAGATCCTTTTGCAGGACATTGGGCGCTTCCTGGTGGATTCATAGATCCAGGTGAGTCTCCTGAGGAAGCCGCACATCGAGAACTACAAGAAGAAACAGGACTTACAGTAAATGCGAAAATGAAGTTTGTTGGCAGGTTCGATGAAGTCGGTCGAGATCCTAGAATGTCTAGCACTTGGAGTTATGCATTTACTGTTCAGATACCAAAAGAGGCAGTAGTCGCAGGAGATGACGCTAGTGAGGCAAAATGGATACCAATTAGTAGTATTTCTTCTTTGCCTATGGCGTTTGATCATAAGAAGATCATTCAGGCTGCCTTGCGTATTTGAGCTAAATAAAGATACAAGGGTTTTTATATGATCACCGGTCAACAAGTTATAAGCATAGGGCAACCTAATCAGTCATCAAACAGTGATACGCTATTCAATGCATTCACTAAAATTAACAATAACTTTACCACGTTATTTACTAACGCACATCCTGCATTTTCATTTGAGAGTGGAAATGGAATATCCGCAGTTTTAAATGGAGATACTCTCACGATAACGAACACAGGCGTTTTGTCATTGGTTCAAGGTAGTGGAATTTCACTAGATCAAGCGAACGGAACGGTGACTATATCTGTGGTTGGTGATTCTAGTGGAAACATAATTGCAGGTGTAACTAAAGTAGGTGTCAATTCTAACACCTTGAATGTCACTGGATCCCCGGTAATCAGTGAAGGGAACATCAATGTCAACTTGCCAGAGACAGGTGTAGTAGAGGCAACTTACACGGCACCTACTATCGTCGTTGATAAGTATGGTAGGATTCTATCTGCAACTAGTACAGAATCAGTAGGTACAGTGACATCGATCCAAGTGTCCGGCGGCGCTGGAATTGCAGTTGAGGGAAGTCCAGTCACCTCATCTGGAAATATAGTGATCACTAATACAGGGGTAACCAGGCTTAGACAAGGCACTGGGGTGGTATTGTCTGGTACGAGTGGAGAGGTAACTGTATCAATGGCAGTACCTACAATAGGTCTATATAGTAATTCAATGGCGATATTTTCTTCACCAGGCGCCAATACTATAACCTCAGATATCAATTTTCCAGTATACGGTGCAGCAACAGGAATAACAGCAAACGGAACAACTGCATCGACCGCACTTGAACTGACAAAACATTTAAATATCGTATCTATTGTTTCTGCTACCAACAATGGAGTAAAACTTCCGGTGATGCCACCAGAGGGAGTAGGATTCTCAGTTAAGATAGTCAACACCTCTGCTAATGTACTGAGTGTCTACCCTCCTACTAGTCACTACATAAATGCGCTACCTATAAACAGTGGATTCCCGATGGCAGGCAATGCTAGAGTAGAATTCTCGTTTGCTGGCGCGAACAGGTGGTACACTTTTTAACCAAAAATAAACCGCTCAAATGAGCGGTTTGTATTTTGAGAGAGGTTGTTTTACACGGCATCAGGTTCTGCTTCGGATTGTTCAGCCGCTACTGCGACCAGATCCTCAGCAGTTACATCTGCTTTTTTACCACGAGCTTTGATAGCATCAAGGCTGGGTTTCTCTTTTTTAGAGACTTTAACCTTCACCTCTTTGACTTTCTTTTCTTTCTTGGGAGAAGGTTCTCGATCGGCAATAGCGTCAGAGATGACAGCCTGATCGTCAGGAGATTGAAACATTTCGTGAGATTGGAGATACTTCAGTGCATCCAGTTTGGACATTGCGCTCGGAAGTTCGATAAGGTCGACCCGAGAAGCTTGCCCTTTCGTAAATTGCTTTACCCTGCGAATGAGATCGTCAGTAAAGCGGACTTTAGTAACTTCACCATGAGTAGTGATACCTGCGACTTTGAAAGTTTGATTAGCCATTGTGTTTCCTTTACGTTAGCTAGGGTTAAGGATTGTGCGTTTGCACAGTTATAATGATAACATCAATGCAAGATAAAGTCAAGCATTGATTTTACCAAAATTCAAGATTGAAGGGTGGGGGAAGAAATGAGTTGTTTTCCGTACAATGCCTTAAGCATTTCGGATGCTGCATATAGATTAGGAGCTTGGATAGTCACTTTGATAAATGACCCGACACCTGTTTTTACGAATGCCCAGTAAGTGTTCATATCACAACCAAAAAGTAACATCCCGATTATTTTTCGGGCGACGCTTGTACTTGTTTTTCGCCTGAACCGACTTCGGTTTGAAAGGCGAATTTTCCTCAAAAAGGACGCGGTGTGCGCGGTGCTTGATTTGAGGGGCTTCAAAGGTGAACTTATGCTTCATGATTTTCCTTTAACTATTTATCTTACTTGAACGTGTTAAGTGCAGGGTTAAGTTCTTTGATCAGTTCAGTCTCGCGGGCATGAGCTTCCTTCTTACCACGAAGAATCTCCAAGACACCATACGTAAAAGCTTCCGGGCCAAAGAATCGAAGAGACTCACAAAGTCCCCAACCCTTGTCTTCAGTCATCGCACGTTGCAAGTGCTTCTGCATCCGACGATGAAGCGAACGCTTGACCGTCGTGCCAGTCTTTGCAGTCAGACCAATGTACTGTTCTTCCGTCAGCACGTTAGTGATAACGTAGATGATATGCGTGCGGTCGCTGCGAACTTTGCGGGTCATGTCTTGCTTCCGATGTCTTACTATACCCATATTATAACACCGAATCTATTAATTGTCAACCGTTTTCGTTAGGCTGCATTCCTCTTCAGGATATCCTGAACGACAGCCATTTGCTTGTCGGTGAGCTTACCGTAGTAGTCAAACGCGCGGATCATCTTGCCCGCAAAGATGTTATCCTGCTTGGGGAGGGAAGCACAAATGTCAGCCAGGTCGCTGATAGCTTCAAGTTGTTCCAGTTGATTGTCGTTGAACATCAGTTGCTCCGTTTGATTCACTATAAACGTATTATAGCACCAAAATCTTTTATTGTCAAGCCTTTACGAACAGGCCAACTGCATAAATTCCGAGCAAAACCGCGTTCACGATCACCAAATTCCACTCTTTGATACGCAACGCCCAGACCAAATAGAGTCCCGCTCCCAAATTGAGCAACCAAATGTTCGCAGGATCGATCCTGAGGCTCGTAAAAAGAGCACCCAAAACGACGGAGAACATTCCCGACCACTTCAAAATTTTATTCAGCATACAAGTATTGTAGCACCAAAATCTTTTATTGTCAATCCTATCGATCCAATTATATTAATAGGTGTTGTATAAAAACAACACTCTTAGATCGAGTACTCCACGAACCTGACACCAGCTTTCTTGATGGCAAGTTCACAGACAGGGCAGGGTTTGGCTAGTTTAAATTGTCCTCGCTTATTGACTCGCTCGACTTTGATCTTGTAGGGCTCTCCACGGCACTTGATCAGTGCATCTATCTCAGCGTGTAGAAATTGCTTTTCGGGCTGACCTACTGCTTTGGCCATTTCAGCTTGATAAGGGTGAGTTTTGGTATAGGAGTTCCTGCCTACGCTCAGAATACGACCTTTCTTGTCATACACCGTAGCGGTAATTTCGTGCTTTACGCTCATTCGTTATGTTGTTTGTTGTGTTTAGATGACAATATCTGAATTGCCTTCGAAAGTACTTCCTTTTGAGTATCATATGCTTCTGCTTCCCATGGAAGCTTTTTGTATTCCTCAAAAGTTAACTTATCGGGCAATGAGTCTGTGTAGTAAACTTTGTTCCAAAAATATTTACCAGATGGTGTTATTTTTAATTTTCCTGTCTTTCTTTGATGTACATGTATTAATTCATGTGCCAAGACGATAGGCAGCTCTTCATAGGTTAACGCAAAATCAATTCCTATTCTGTTTGCGTGTATGATGTCAATACCCCCGTACGCATTGTTCAAAGGATACAGACACACATCTATTTTGTCAGGTAATTCTAAGAACGTGGAAATAGCATTGCATAGCGCAGAAATCACTATTTCCTTTTTGTAGCTATGTTGATTGTTCTGGTAGAAGAACGCAACTTGCACTTTAATGTAAGACTATGTTATTCCCTGTTTCTATAAGGTCCTGAATGTACTCTGTCAGGTCTTCCACTGTGTAACCTAATTGACCTAACTTTGGCAATAGTTCCATAAACAGTACAAAGTGAGCAGTGCCTTTGACATAATTTTCATCTTTGTTATCAAAGTCAAATGCTTCTAGTTTAGGAAAGATTTCATTTTCTATAAAGGTTTGTGATTGGTTTCCGCTTTTTTCATATTGCCAATCTTCAAATTCATCTTCGATTCTTACTTCACATGCAGCTTTAGACATAGCGAAAATCCTTATTAAATTATTTAGACTTTACGTTTAGTTAGTATTAGTCTATTTTTTAGTTTCTCTTGCGCCCATCAAGTTTTTTTCTATTTCTGTTAAGTCACTTTCTTTATCTACTTCTATCCAAGATTTTCCGTTGAACCTAAAAATCTTATTTGGCATCGTATCTACTCTTACGAATATGTCTCCTTCGAATGCAAACTCAGGAAACTTAGTTCCAAAGTCTGCTCTCGGGGATCCCAAATCTTCAGCATTTAGTTTTAACTCAGGGAACATACTTACGAAAACTTGCTTATGCATTTGTTTTCCGTTCCGTTCAACGTAATCAGATTCCGGTAAAATATGGCAAAGTTTTTCTGTTACACCCTCAGTTTCAATAACCACTTCCTTTGTTACGTTGTCAGAGTGATCCTCTGCTTGTATTATATCACTCCCTGTATCGAATAGCTCTTCTTTGTTTTCCCTAAAAATAGGTTCAGGCCTACTGGGAAATTTTACCCAAGGTTTGCTGAGATATGGGTAGTCAGAGAGACTGAACTCTTTTTCTTTTGGCAGTTCAGGTTCTTGTTTATATTCGGTAAGTGGTTCAACCGGCTGATTCGGTATAATTGAATAGTTGTCTTCGACTTTTTTGTCTGCAACATGTATTGGTTGTTCGGTAGGTTCAACTTTGTCGAGTAAATTCTTGGATGAGTCTTCTTTGTCCCATTCTTTACTTTGGTTCGCTGCTAACACAAGTGAGATTGCAAGAGGATCAAATACTAGAACTAGAAGAATAATGACCCATCTGACTGATTTTTCTAACAGATTTTGGTCAATATTGTCCCCATATATCAATGCGGCAATATACTTTACTGGACCAACTTCAAGTTCTACTTTTCTTAGTTCAGATGCGATCGGTGCCCTTTCTTCATTTAGTTTAGCAATTTCCGCATTTGCCCGTTCAATCTCAGCTTGTAGTTGCGCTCTTTCTTTTGCTTGCTGCCTTCTAATTTGAACACTTCTTTCGACTGATCGTTCTGAATCCCCTTTAGACATTACGTTGTTTACTTGGGCATCCATTTGAGCGAGTGCTGCTCTTGCAGAGTCAACTGTGTCTTTTTGAGTTTTTATTTTTTCATCAAACAAGGCAACTTTGGCTGCAATATCTCCTATAGGGGCACCTTGTTCCATGTGTGCCTTACTTAGGAATCCAAATATACCCATGCTAGTTAAGATCGCAATTGCTACTACGGCTGGGATCAAGTATGCCTTTAGTTTCCAGCTGCACCTTTCCCAATACTTTCTTAACCACACTGAAGTTGTTATCTTAGTAACTTCTAAGATAGAACCCATTATGATGATGGGAATCACAGCACCGGCAAATATTGCGGTTAAGCCTATTATACTGTAATAGGCTGCGACAGTACTTAAAGCAAGTGCGACGAATAAAGTGAAATTTGAGAGATTTATTTTAAGCATCAAATATTTATCGCCGACCTACTCAAATTTTACATATCCCGCCTTTTCCAAGATACACTAGAATTGATAGAACGTTTATAGTTATAATAAGAGTCAACGCAGGCTGAAAATATAGCGTCTACTATTAATAATCCTCCTGCAATGACAGACAATAGCATTGAATGTAGTGGAAGTGTTATAATGAAGAGTGCAGTCCATAGGATATTTCTACGCTCCCACCTTCTACTGTTTTTCCATTTCCAAGAAATATATCTAAACACAACAACACCTCCCTTGTGTTTAGATATTTATCGGAAATCAAGATTTTACATCAAACAGGTGCCCGAATTGAGTTAAAAACGTCTCAAGTGGTAGAACAAACTTCCTAGGGAGACTTGGTCCTTGCCGTTGTGTGTAAGTGACTAGTTGAACCGTTTCGTTGTCGATTTCCTTTGATTTTATCTGAAGGACGGAAAGCTCACTGCCATCATCAAACGTGTACGTTTTTCCTATCAGATCGGTCATTTAATCTTCCAATACATCATATGTAACTTCATAACCACCTTTTCGGTCAGTGTACCAGTCATCATATTCACGATCCCATTCTAGGTCAATGTCATTTTCCATTGCATCCTCAATTACCGTTTCAATGTCAACTTCTCCGCTTTTGAGATTTTCAATCAGCTCCTTGATTTCTTCATCAGAAGATTCAGGGTAAATTTCACTAAGAAGATCCTCAGTGAATTCTAGAATGAATTGACTATCTACACTATGCCACTCATGCTTCATAACTTTAATCATTTAGACTCTCCTTATTTGTCATCACGGAATCGAACAAATCGAGGGAAACGAAGGCTATAAGTCCCATCCTGATTCTGCGTAATCACATCGCAGAGAATTTCCGCAGTTTTGCCAATCACATACTGACTGTCTTTCCAGTAGGAATCACGATCTTCATCACTAAAACCACTACCTACGTTTACAGTAATTTCCTTACCATCGTCCACTCCATTGCAAATCAATGCTCCTAGCCGACCTTTGTTACGCCCAGTGCCCTCTTCAACACCTACCACCTCCAGATCAACTGTAATAGTCGGCTTCCACTTCATCCAAAAAGTATTACGTTTGCACTCATAGGGTGAATTAACATCCTTGATCATAATACCTTCGAACCCTGCATTAACCTGATCTTTAGCATAACGATGCATTTGATCTTGGCCTGCAGCGGTACTAAGATCAACCATGATGTGAGGAAGAAGTTCGACGTTTGCCATAGTATCGATAATAGGACGTAGAGACTCCAAGAGTTCTACCCTTTTGCTAAGTTGAGCGTTCCAGAATCCGCGTCGAAAATCAGTTAGCGGGATGATATCAAACACGTTGAATACAGAATCGTCTGCTTGAACATTTTCTTTGCGACGAGCCTGCCGCATAAGTTCTTGGAACGTATTTCCGATAACCTCTCCGTCGAGAACAAATCCACCGATAAGAGCAGTGGACTTAGCGCCACGAATCATCTTTACCCAGTTGTCAGCAATTTGCTCCTCGATATGAGTGAAGTTCTCAAAAATCTTTCCGTTCCTAGAAAAGCTGGTAACGGACACTCCTGAGTCTGAAGGAACAATGGTCATCAGAACACGAACACCATCTAGCTTCGGTTCAAGACGTTTAGTCCCCTTCATTTCGGGCCTGCCCTCACTATTAGTAGCAAGCTGACAAGCAAAGATAGGAACCTCATATTCAGTCTTTTTGCAAACTTTGTTGATAGTCTTATCCGAAATGCCCGCACGAAGATCCCGACGAAGTACCGCGGCGCAGAATTTGTTCCACTCTTCACTATCGAAGCGTTCACTCATTTCCGCAATTGCATCACGGGCAGAATTACCCGTAAGATTTCTATCACGGAGTTCGATAAGGAGATCATTGAAATCTTCCCAGGGATTTTCTGCATCCACGATTCCGATAGTCTCAGGAATCTGTTTGACTCCAAACGTCAAGAAGGGATTGTAGCAAGCCTTAGTCAGTTCCAAGAAGGTCTTTGCATTAGTACTGCCTACGTTTGCGGCAGTAAGAGCCTGCTTCAGTACATCCTCTTTATGAAGTCGGCTGTCAGATTCGTTCAGTTTGTTAATCCACGATGCACTCATATTTTTTCCTTGTCACTCAATTAGGTTATCAGAGTCTTTAAGAATTGCAAAGACTTCTGTTTCAGAAATTATTTCAGCGGCTTGATCCAACTCTTTGATGGCCTGCTCTAACGCACGTTTTGTGCTTTCTATAGTTTTAGGACGCAAACTCCTCACAAACTTGCTAGTATTGACCATTTTGACTAGATTACACTCAGCATTAACCTTGCTTGCGTTTTCCCTGTTGAACCCGTTACTGAATGGACTTTGAAATCCATTCAAAAAAGCAAGTTCATCCATAGACACTTCGCATAGTACACGGTTGATGTCAATTTTTGCAATAACTTTCATTTTATTTTTTCAGCGTATTTGCCAGTTCTCGATTACGATGGTCCTGCTCTTTGCGTTCTCGTTTCTTGTCATCCGACAAGCCGAGCATTCTATCATAGTTCCTAGCCCACTCTACCCCTCTGAGGAAGTTGTCAACTGCCTCCAAATCGCCAGTAAACAAGCTAGCATCCCTAGAGAAGATAGGGAGGTTTTCTTGATCAAGAGGATACAGCGTAATCATTTCTTGGTCGTATCCGTGTTTGGGGTATCCAAAGTTAAACCCCAGTTTATTTGCAAATTCATGAACACGGATAAACTCTCGGTAAGTGCGAAAGCCGAGCATTAGACCACTTTCACATAGTTGAGTTGGGTTTGATTGTCACGATGCGACTTGACCTTCCCTTGAATTTTAATCTTTTGGCCGACGCTGAACTGACCCTTACCGGTGAAGAAAAACAGGGCTTGTTCTTGATCGTTGATCGCATTCACGACAAACGAGTTCCAACGCTGGCTGAAAATGACTTTCAGAATTTCCACGTTGCAAGTGATCTTTTCGCCCACTGCACCAGCATACCCGCCCGAAGCAAAACGAATTTTGCTCATAGCGTTATCCATAGCCTTAGCCTTTTCGTAAGACTGGGGCAGGGACGCGATGACGGCAATGTCGAACTTGTCATCGATGACATCACGATTGGCAATCGTGAGTGCGGTATTGAGGAAGTCGTTCAGCTTCTTGCCCGAAATGATTTGGAACATCAGGCCCTTGAAGTAGCTACGAACTTCTTCGCCGACTTCCTTGTCCTCGTCGGTGAGCTGTTCGGGCGAAGCGATCAGGCGCTCCATAATCTGACGATTGGTCTCGTCATTTTTACCAGGTTCGATGAACTTCAGATAACCATCGTTGATGCGATGAGCAGCCACAGCAGCAGCCCAAGCAATCGAAGGGTCGATGTTCAGAGCAACCTTCTTGATACGAGCCATTTTACTTCTCCGTTTTCTCAGTGTATGAAGCTATTATACACTCAAAATTACTTTTTGTCAACCGTTTTTGTTAAACAAACATCCAGCCATTAACTTTGACGCCAAATGCACGACATTCTGCGTCAGGCAACCACTGCCCAACGATGTTGCCACGACTGTCGATTGCGTTGACCCAACCAACCGAAGGTCCTTCTTCAGTAAGGAGTTGAGTTTTTTCTGCTTCCTGAAACCATTTGGAAAGATCAGAGAAGCGTTCTTTACGTTTAGCCATTTGATTCTCCGTTTTTTCAGTGTATAAAGCTATTATACGCCCGAAATTACTTTTTGTCAACCGTTTTTGTAGCCAAGGCATGCTCAATGTCGCGGGTTTCGACGTTCAGTTGAGCAATCCTCTTTTCACGTTTTTCGATGTCCTTGGGCTTTCCCTGACTACGAACCTTATTCAGGGAGATAAGTTCTTCATACAGTGCCTGCAGGTTGACACGCAGGGACTGCTCGGTAGGTGTAGCTTTAGCTCTCGTTGCCATTCTTACTCCTTAGATTTTAGACTGATATTCTACGTCTCTGAGGGCCTCAGCTTTGGAAGTACCGTAACCAGCATTCCCGACTTGGAATTCGTTCTCGTCAACGTAGATAGCAGTCCACAGACGAATAGAACGATCATACCAAACGATTGCTTTCATGGATTCCTCACTATCGACTATGTAAAATTATAGCAAACTTTGGACTATTTGTCAACCGAATTTTCTCTTCCTGCGGTGAATGCCGCCTCCAGCCATTGAACGATGCGACTAGGAGGAAACATATTTAGGTCAACGTAGAATCGTTCAGACCTAAAAGTGATGAACTCTCTTTCATTGAACCATTCGTTGAAGTCGGCATACTTGTAGGTATTCTCCATGGAGCGCCTTGTGATAGGAGGAATGGGTATAAATACCCATTCCTAAATTTTGTTTTAGGTTACTTTTTGTTACCAGCAGTTACAAAGGCGTACATCTTTTCTGCGGTTTCTAGTACTTTATCGAGACCAGGAAATTCAGGCATTTCAACCTTAGTAACAACTTTTCCTTCTTTGTCTCGTTCTACTGTAGTTTCCCACCCTAACCATTTGTAGTGGAAGTCTTGGCCTACGATATCTTTAGCCATGTGCAGAATTTCTGTTCTGATTTCATAGCCGTTTTTGTTGAATTTTACTTCTGGTAATGCAGTTAGTTTTTTTGAATCAGTCATGATAAGTCTCCTATGTGTGTGAGTGTAGTTTACAACAAGCTATTAGAAGTAACAAGAAAATCGGTTGTATAAGTTATTCCTAACTTTTTCATCAAATTCTCTTTCTAACTTTTCTACTTCAATGCCACTTTTTGGGTTGTGACGATTGATGTAATCTTCTAGTTCTGATGTGAAACCTCTAGCAGATCCGAGGCGTTCAAACAAGGTAATGAAGGGTAAGAATATATTAATCATTGTGTTTTCCTGTGTGTGTTAGTGTAGTTGCCTACACTTTATTTATCATCACAGGTTACGTTTTGATTTTTAGCAACTCGATATATTTAAAAACGTCATCATATAACGTTACCATCATTGCAACTTTGGAATCATAAAGCCTAATCTTTACACCCCCTGAACTATTTTCACAAAAAATGTAATAAGGACATGGCATTTTTTTGTTCAGTTTCAGCATCATCGCATTCCATCCTTCGACGTTGTTGGATGGGTTTTTGAAATCGCAATTAACTGCTTCTATATTCGCAAGTGTAAAGACAGCGGCTCCCAAATCAGTAAGTCGCAGTCCACTACCTGCTCTCCAAAAATACCACCATTTCCTCATCGCATCCTCTTTTGTAACAACGTAGTCGGGAGGAAGTTGCTTGAGTACTATATCTGTTATTTTACTTTTAGATGGGATGTAGTCATTCATCTGGATAAACCTTTGTTCCTGAACTGTAGAACACTACCGAAAACTTATCAGTCTTGAACTGTTTGTTCAGTTTTCTGCACAAGTTTCTGGCATGACCTGGATTACTAAAACTGGTCTTTTTATAGGTAGGAATAGAGTTACTGTCTAAGTAATGTTGTCTTTTTAGGTTTATTGGTTGACCGTCGTAAGTCACCGCCCAAATACCAGGTGCTTCCACTATCTGATCACACTGGTACGTTGTTTTATCAACCATCTCCATTATAACTTTTGTCTTAGACCTACTCATACTATCACCATTTATTACCCACTAGCTTTACTTCAATCACTTCCTCTTTTTTCGTTGTGTTGGAAAGTTCCTTATTTTCTACTAAGAGCCTCGTTATCTCATCACGAAGTAGTTTTGCTTCTGATAAGGGCAAAATCAAATCTTTTGCTTGTCTACCTTCTAAACTGGCTATTCTATCAACGAATCGTTTAATGTTAATCATGATAGATTATTTATCGCCACATTAGCCTCTTCTTTAGTCTTGTATGGACCTGAGTACGGATAACGCTGTACAAAGATATACTTCGGGCAAAATACCACTTCTGTAATTTCGTTTTGTTTAATGGCGAACCATCCTGCCGCATAAAAACATTTACTTTTTGCAGTTTTAGTGAACAGGTGTAGTTTTTTTCTGACATCCAAAATATTGTTGAATGTCTTAGCTGGCGTGGGGAAGTGAGCAAAAACAGGATTTAAAGGTTTCGATCTAACCGATATTGTTTCAAACCTAATATTGGAAATTTCCTTCGTGTCTTCATATCTATCAACATGTTTTCCTATCTTTACATTGAACGAAGACCCGTCGAATTCTACGTTTCCTACCTTTTTGTCGCCATCAGTGATGACCCAAAATTGATTTTTTATAATAGGTTTTGCAATCAAGCTCATTCAGAAATCCTTTATGTTAGTAAAAGCCTAGTGAGTGCGATAATGTCAATTGTCACTAGAAGTCCATAGTTTGCCACCATTCCTGTACTTTTTCTAGTCCATGCAGCCCAACCAAAAATCATACACTGAGCTATAAACATAGGATAAAGTAGCAGAAAAGGAGGATTAGGCACTGTGAGTGCCATAATCACACTACAAGTTATACTTCCAAACCATGCAATGATCTCTAGGCAAAATCTAAGAGGCCATGCTTTGTAGTCGTTCTTAGCCCAAGCATATATGTTATTGAATGTGTTAGTTATCTGATCCATTGTCTTTTTTAGTTAATTCGCATACCATGATGAAATGATCGTATGCTTTCTTTACTGCGGGGTTTTTCAAAAGTTTCTCAGCTTCTTCCATCATAGCTTTAACTCCCTCTTCCGCAGCTTCGCGGGCGCTGGGCCATTCCAAACGACTTGCCCCCTCACCAAACTCTTTTACTAGATTTTCCCATGCAGCCTTTTGTGCCGGGGTAATAGGTTTTGATCGTTCCTGATATCCCAATCTAATGTCAGTCGCTTTAACTAAAGATGCGGCAATTGCATCCTCAGCAACGATTCCTGCGGCAATCATGGCTGCATACCCAGGATCAACCTTGAAACGATAACTGACCCCGCCTGGAACTACATTTACTAAGTGACTACCTTTTGGAAGAGCATCTAGCAGAGTAGAATCGTATTCGGCCACTGGAATATATCGACTACCTACCTTCTCGTAATAGATTTTTTTCATAGCATGAATTTTTTGCAAATTTCTTTGCCAATCGGAAACTCAGCTTCGTCGGCAAGCTCAGAATCAATGATCTCAAACATCAACAGATCCTTAAGCATTGATGCTTCTTTTGCTTCAGATACTGAAAGAGTTTCTGACCAGTCTTCAAATTCTTCTAGAGTTTGGAAGTTCCAAAGCTTGTTCAAAAGAACAACCTGCTTCATAGTGAGACCATCGATCTTGATTTCTTTGTTCACGTTATTCTCCTAGTTGTTGCCAAATAAGTTCTTTATCAGGGACGACTGCGACAGGAATAAGCCACTTACGTTCAATGCATTCCGTAATTATTTTCTGATATTCTTTGGGGCATGTAGGCTTGATTGCAAACCCTGCTCTTGAGTGAGAAGTAAAGGCGGTGTTAATAGTAAACCCTGGATCACCAGGAAACAACGTCTTGACGTTAGTCTGATGTACTTTAATTTTCATTAAGGATACCTTTGTAGGGAGAGTTGAGCCACTTAGCATAAGTCTCCGCTTGTTCACCAATTTTAGTCAATTCATACTTTGCACAAAACTTCATGAAGTGAATACCAACTTGAGAAACGTTAGCCTGTTTCAGTCCAGTCTTGATACTAGTATCAACCGCTTCTTTAACATGATCAGGTTGAGCAGTAAGATCGATGAGAACACGGTTACGTTCATAGTCATCTTTGACACGATGTTCTTCACCAGTGTGATCGGTCCAGCGCTGGAGCATCATGTTATTCCAGTTAAAGCCCTGTTTATGACGATCAGCATATGCTTCGATTAGTCCGACTTTGTTTTTGCTACCTTTAGTACGAACACCAGGGTATGCGCTGAAAACATTATCAGTAGTGTCACCCCTCATACATTTTTCAAACAAAACGAACTGAGGATCACCAAGTAGTTTTGGTTCTTTTGTTTTCTTGTCGAGAACAAGTCTGCCCTTCTCATCATGATATCCCTCAGGAGTAATCAACTGATTAGACATTCCGTTGTATTGATGCACGTTATCGGAAATCAGTTGAACATAGTCAGAATCCGAACTGATAATGTAGTGATGATCCTCAGGGTGCAGATGAATGAACCTAGCAATGATATCGTCAGCTTCAGCGTTGGGGTCACGCAGTACGCTCACGTTGGTTTTTTCATTCAAATAAGTGGTGAATACTTCATAGGTATCCCAAAACAATTTATTTTCTTCAACTTCTGCCTGGGTCATAGCAGATTCATCGAGCTTCCTGTGAGCCTTATAAGGCTTGTAAAACTCTTTTCGCCAGCTACGACCCTCAAGAGCAAAGACAACGTGATCAACACCGAATTTTCTGACGACCTGATTGACTGATGCAAGTGTCAAGTGAAGTGCCATGCCCACTTTTTCCCAAGCATCACTGTTTCGGGATGCGATGTGACGGGCGCGGAAGAAGGTATTTGCAGTGTCGATGATTGCGTATTTCATTTGTTTGGGTATGTATATAGTAAGTGTTGGAATGCAAAGTATAGCACTATTTTGTATTACATGTCAAGTCATCGGCTCTAGATACTTCTCCGAGTTAACTGAAAGTTCCCTGGCTGTGATTTTCTTGTGGTGCTCTAGATTGTTGAACGGAAGGTAGTCTTCTTTAAATGCTCTAATGTCAAACCCTTCCTGATCAATGGTGTCTTTGATCAAAGTTACCATGTTGTCTATAGACATATTACTTTTTGGACTTACCCATTCTACTACTTCCCCGTAAATTTTGTGTGCTTGGTGTGCAACACGCTGCTTGATGATTGATTCAAGTGATTTTATTTGAAGACTAGGCCCATAGAATAAATTACAAAACTCTTGCTCTACTCCTGTATGATCGCTATATTGTTTTGACCTCTTCTTGGGATTAATCGTAATACCAAACCCAAGAAGCTGAACAAATTTGTCACCGTATTTTATAAAATGTGAAGTTTCAATGACATACAGAAAAGATCCACTCATGGTTTCATCGCTTTTTTGACAGATGCAGACAGATACTTAGTTAGATCTCCTGCCCTAATGTTATCATACAAATCAACAATATCAGGGAGTTTGTGCGTACCGCCTAGATCACGATAGATTTTCATCAATAGCACGAATGACGCCTGCGATTCAACCTTGTTGTCCGCATCATCTACACTGATATCCCATGTTTTCGCGTACCAACGCTTAAACGTGTTCGCACTCTCGCTACTTAGTTGTTCCGGGGAACTAAACAGACATTGTATAATTGCATGTACGGGCTCAAGAAATTCTTTTTCAAATGCCTTTGAATACACGTTAGTTTTTTGTTTCACTTTGAAGTATTCATACATGAAACCATACAAGTCAATTTCCATACCATGAAGCTCAATATTAGGCCAATACTTTGAATGAGTTTTTAGGATAAATTCCCAATGCTGAGGTTTTCCTTTATACTTACGCATAGCACTAACGTGCGAGATACATTTAGGGTGACCACGGTTTTCATCCTCGTCGCCGTAAAGTGGCTCATATCCGTTTTCCTCACAAATAGATTGCAATTCAGCAGCCTCTTTGTATTCAGTATCTAGATTACCATCCACACGATAAAACAACACTTCCATTTTATGATGATCTGCTGGCCCAATCGGCTTGGAATACTTGCCGTTATAAATGTCAAATTGGCGCCGAGCAAACGATCGATCATCGGTTTCAATGTAAGTAAACGGAACTTCTAGCTCCTGCCAATCTCCGCTATAACCATCCCAAAGATTATTAAATGCTAGCGCAGCTTCAAGAACTAGAGTGTGCTGGGCGTTAGTAGAATGAAAACGCCATTTACCAACCTCTTTCGTTCCTTGAATTGCTGACATAAATTCAACCCGAAAACGTTCCATGTTAGCAATTTTTACAATATGCTTAACATCTAAATCACGCTGAATGTCATCGTCAATGTAAATATCTTTGACCTTGACCATAGCAAACTGCAATCGAAGTTTTCGGTTGTATTTGATACCTTTTTTTATCAAAGCTGCAACATGCTTGTGCCAAGCTCCGTTACTAGGATCAAACAATTGGTTCAAGCGATCTTGTACACTTGCCTCTGCGTACTCACCTTTTTTGCGAATCAATCGATGCACGATTTTACGCATTTGTTTTACTGCTTTGGGTTTAGTATAGACTAGAGGAAAAGACACAGACGAGACTTTAGCAGGCATATAATGCTCCAGTTCTGTTATTGAATATATGAATTATATACTCCGTCTTAGTATTTGTCAACCGTTTAGCTTACCTCTGTTCGCCCATTTCCCAAATCTCTGCTTCTTATCATCATCATTTCACTTATCGAGCGGTTTACAGGGTCGGCTTGGTCCTGTTCGTAGAATTCCAAAGCAATATTTCTACAAACTGTTTGAAACCATCTGTCTACGATGTCACTATCCTTGTCATCTTCTTTTAATTTGTACCCGGCTCGAACTAAGTTCAGTACAAATTTATCGTTCCAATCAAGCTCAAATGCACCGTTGTTGATATTTTCGGGATCTACATCTACGCTTAAAATGGCAATATAGGGTTCTCCTGCTTCTGTAGCAAGTTCCTTTGCTGTTTTGGGTGCATTGGTTTCTTGCTTTTTCTTTTTAGCTCTTGGTTTTCTTGGTTTTTTGGGTTTTTGCTCTTCAGGAGTTACTTCAGGCTCAGTTTTTACTTCTTCCTTTACCTCAACTTTAGGTTCTTCTTTGACAGGTTCAGGCACCTTAAATAGTTTCTTGATTGAATCGAACATTATTTTATCCTTAGTAATTCTTCTATAGAATACAGGTTCTTCATGTAGGGAGAAACCAAGTTCAGAACACTAGACTCTTGATCTCCGTCTCGCCTAGGACCTACATCTATCTGTATGTGACAGTTATTTACTTCTTGAAAGATATCCGCGATTTCTTTTACTGAATATCCTTTTCCATGTCCTAAGCATTCAATACTGTTAGAAGGATTTTCGATAGCCTGTAGAATGGATGAGCATATCTCGTTTACATGTACATAATCTCGGATGCAAGTGCCATCTTTGGTATTATAGTCAGTGCCATAGATAGTAAACTTACCAGTATCTTTAGATTCTAGTAGCTTGTAGAAAAGACCATCCGGGTTAGTAGGAGGATATCCATCACTCCCTATTACGTTGTAGAATCTAAAGATGGTAAAGTCAACGTCTTTGATTTTTTTGTTGAAGTCCTGTACTAACCCTTCTGCTATCTGTTTAGTTTTTCCGTAAATACCCGGTGATCCTTCAGCAGCACCAGTCGATGCAAAAACAAAGTTTTTAGTTCGGATACTTCCTAGAACATTGGAAGTTCCTGAGACATTGGTTAAGAAGTAATCTAATGGTCTAGTCTCTGCTTCACCTACTCGTACCAATGCTGCTAGATGTACAACACAATCGTATTCATGTTGTACATCTAATCTACTTGTGATATCACTAAGATAGAAGGTTCTTACCGAAACATTAGGCATCTTTCTGTCCATCCCATCTACATGATAGCCATGTTTTATTAACATATCACATAGATGAGACCCTATGTACCCTGAACAACCTGTAACTAATACTCTTTTCATTCGAATAGATCGTCAATCAAATTTTCTTTCGGGGTGAAAGACGGGTCTTTGCTTAGGTAAGAGTTGTTATCAGTATAGATGACATTGAACTTATGTTTGTTCCCCAATACAGACTTTACATCATCAATACATATTAGTTTTCGATTCAATGACTCGATGTATTCATCATATCTTACTTCATGTAAAGAACAAATTTTGGCTGTGTTTCCGTTAGACTGCCTAGATTTAAATTCGTTGAAGCAAGTATTCCATTTGTGAAAGACGCCTTCTTCTTTCTTTTTTACATGCTCTAGATGTCCCATAGCATACCAGGATTCGGCTGTAGGGAATCTTTCATATGCCCCTTTTATGTCTTCAGCCATATCCTTCTTGTCAGTCTCAAAGAAGAATTCACTATTAAAGTTCTTAGTCCATCTTTGGTTTGCCAAAACAAATGTAGGTAATTGAGTGATCTGTTCATAAAAGGCAATACCATAACTCTCCACTGTACTTGGATTGAAAGCAACTCTACAGCTAGTAATAAAATCTACCTTTTCTTTGCCGATAATGCCTGTTGCAATCTTATAATCTGCACTTATCTTCTTCAACCGTTCTTCGAATTTCTTTGCACCGTTCGCGTTAGTCATCACACGGGCAGGTAATCCAGTTTGTTCAATAAGAGTTAGGTATGTTTCTGGACCTTTTCCCTCTTCCCATCGACCGATAAAGAGTACCCCCTCACGAGGCTTAATATGTTTTTCTAGCAACCCAAGTTCAGTAAATGGAATCGGAAGTTCGTATGCTGCGTCAAATTGCAATTCATTAAATTTACTTTGAGTTCCGATATAGATGCCACTGATTTCAAGTTGTTTACGCATCATTTCGTTTACCCTTGGTAAGAAGGGATTCTTAGAGTCTTTGAATATCTGACTCTCTAAATGGGTATAGGCAATAATTTGAATATAGTCATCTAATCCTAATGTCTCTGCGACCTGAACAGTCTCGTAAGTATTGCACACGAAAATGTCATACAGGTTATGAGATAGTGCTTTAATAATGGAGTTTCTAAAGTTAACCATTCTTTCATAACAGAAACTATCACCAAACATAAAGATAGCACTGTGATCAGAGTACGGCAAAGACTGATTAGGATAGATAATGTTCACTCCTTGCTCCTTCAAGTAGGAGATGAACTCTGAATTTGCAGGAGCTTTATCAGTAATGATGTCCACTTTAACGTTGTGTAAGGACATCAATTCTATAAAACTTTTTGTAAATTGCCCGATGCCTCCGTGTGGAATAAGAGTCTGGTAACTTACTAAAAATCCAATTCGTTTATCGTATGTTCTCATTGTTTTGTGTCATCTTTCTTATTAATTCGACGTTTAATTGCGCCCCAAATGGGGCACCAAATGAAGCCAGAAACAAACCCAAATGCAAAAATGTTAAGCATGTCGAGTATAGAATTATAATCCATCAAGTACCCCATTCATTCTTAAAAAGCGGCACTTGAAGTCTATCACTATAACGTAATCCATGCTTCATTGCAAGCTCCGCCACTCGGCGATTATTTAATGAGTAAACAGTTTCCACGCCACCCACAGGCATAAGATATACAGGCCCACGAAAGCCGACATTACGATAAAGAAGGGTAGCTTCAAGAGCCTCATTGGCATCGTCTTCGGTAGCGACCACAAACTTGAGATAAGTGTATCCAATTTCTTCATATTCTAAAACAACCTCAGGTTTAATTGCGTCCTCCCTCGTTTCGCCACTACAACTTAGCTTAGGGCTAACACTAAATGTAATCTCCCCTCCATTACCATTCGGAAATCTTTCTTGATTCCAAGACTTTAAATACTCTTTAAACTCTGTTGTGAGTCGTTGAGTGCCATTAGTTTCGAACGTTAGTTCTTTTAATGAACGCATCTTAGGATGCTTTAGTAGTTCAGGATATGCTCTCTGCCACCCTAGTAGTGGCTCACCACCTGTAATAACAAGATGCTCATCTTGCCATTCCTTATTGGGCAATAGTCCTATGATAGACTCTGCGATGTCATCGGTGTCATATGAATCTGACAAATGTTTAAACGAAGGATGCCAGCTAGCATAGCTGTCACATCCAGTAGATACTAGCGGTAGCTCATGGTAGAACTTGAATTCATGAATGCGTTCTGCTACCTTGTCTGCCTCAGTTGACTTCTTTCCCTTAGGCATGCCAAATCCAGCACACTTGAAGTTGCATCCAAACGTTCGTAAGAACACGGATGGCACGCCCATAAAACGACCTTCTCCTTGAATCGAATAAAACAGTTCAGCTACTTTTATTTTTGCCATTGATTTTTCCATTAATTAAAAAGGTCTTCGTTCCATTCTCGATGACCTTCTCTGAACGCCATGTTGCTTTGAGTTTCACGAACTTCTACACGGTAGCACCAAAGGCGCTCTGCTTCGCCCGGGCCCCAGTATTGAGGAATGTAAACTCCGTTGACAAATTTGTATAACATATCAGCGAGTCCTTCGCAGCCTAGTCGAGGCAAGATGGTTAGCTTAGCCAATTTCTTGACCTGAAGATGCTTGAATAGCTCAAGCTCGGGATCATCTTCAGCCACTAGCAATGTGTGATCGAACTGATCCTCAAGTATTTTCTTTAGTTCTTTCAGTCCACCATAATCGGCGGCCCAATTGCGAACGTCTAGATCGTTAGTTCCAAAGTAAAACTTCATGCTGAAACTGTAACCATGGATCAAATTACAATGACTGTCTGCTCTCCATTGGCGATAAGCACAGGGAAATGCATCGTGATATTCCTTTGTGCTTGTAAATTTATATGTGGTTGGTTGATGTTGCATCCTTCTTCTCCTCAAGAATCTTTGCTAGTTTATCAGCACTAGAACGAATAGCATAGGTCAAAACTACGTCACCTATTTCTTTTTCAACTAGTGCTGATATTCTATAAAGTTCCTCTATCTCTTTTTCAGATAGAGTCACTTTTTCATTCTCGCAATACTAAGGAACTCGTTTCTAGCAGCAGGATCGGTCTTAAAACCTCCGCCCAGTCTAACGGTTACTGTAGAGCTACCAGTATCTTCAACACCCCTGCTCTTAACACAATAATGTTGTGCATCGATCATTACTGCAACATCTTCGGTTTCAAGAATAAAACTGAGAGCATGGAAGATTTGCTCAGTAAGTCGTTCTTGAACTTGTGGACGTTTGCTAAAGTATTCTACAATACGGTTGATCTTGCTTAGACCAAGCACTTTGTTCTTAGGAACATACGCAACTGTAGCAAGACCATCGATAACGACAAAGTGATGTTCACAGTTACTTTGAACGTTTACGTTTCGTTCTACGATCATCTCATTGTACGCCATCTTGTTTTCGATAGTAGTACACTTAGGAAATGCATCATAGTCTAGACCGTAGAAAATCTCATTGACGTACATCTTTGCAACTCGTTTAGGAGTTTCTGCTAGTGAATCGTCATTAAGGTCTAGACCAAGAGTTTCCATGATTTGACGAAATTGGTGCTCTAAGACTTCAATCTTAGATTTGCGATCTAGCCAATTTGTTTTAATAGTTGGGGTTTCTACACCCTTTTGAACTAGATACTCATGTACCTTTTGACCCAATTCGGGATCAACTTTATTTTTATTAAATGACAATTTATATTTCCTTTTTAAGTTTTAGAGAACCTCTTCCCATATTATATCCCCTGGCGAGGTAGGATTCAATATCGTCTGGATCAACAAATGCACAGTTAAGACCATTGTTCATCCATTTTTTCTTTTTGAGCGAGGCCGACATTTTTAGTATCTCTTGTTCGGATTTTTTCTTGCCGTACCTTGGATGTTCTTTTCCTTTAAACGGAGCCTTACCTTTCTTCCCTTTAGAGATATTTTCAGCATGTTCTTTTGTCTTAGGTATACCTTTAGTCACAGTAGCATGTTTATTACCTTTTAATTTTTCTCCAAACCCAACAGGTTTGGGTTTTCTCATCTTTTCTTTAGTTTCTTCGCTATGAGCAAACATGGAAGATCCGGGGATATTTCGGTTAATAAAATCTGCTCTCTTAATAACTTTCATTCTCCTAAGTACCCTTTTTTCCCATTCGATTGCATGTTTAATATCCGTAAAAGTCTTACGAACTTCAAAAAGAAATGCATCTTTTCCATCTTGCTCTATTAACTTCTTTACATCATACGATGAAGTGAAATATGTTGTCCAGAGGTCCGACGGATTACATTTTTTAGCATACCTTAGACCATAGTAAACTTTACCAGTCGGTATGTGTTTTATTAGATAAGTGAATGGTTGATGCATAATATACTCCTTTGAAGTATTTATGCCAAGACTTTGTTTTGTTATATGCCATAATAGAATCCTTCCTTACACGGATTAAAAGTAAAATAAGATTGTGACGCCGTTGTGCTTCACAATCTTATTTATCATTACGTCAAGTTAGTATTAAAATTTACTTTCTCTAGTGTGCTTTCGGTAGTCTGTACTCATACGAAGATACTGTTCACCTTTTCCTTCTAGGATATCACAGATCCGATCAATAGTCCCATCATTGTAATCGCTAATGCGACCCACGCTAGGATGTGGACGTTCCAAAAGTCTTTTAAGTTTATCAATCGCATCTTCGATGCTCCAAGGAATATAAAGTCGTTCTTTATCATTTGCAAATGTCTCCGGAAAACTACGATATGCAGGGAATAGAACATTGCACCCCAGTGCATCAGCTTCGCTTACAGTGTTACTAACCCAATCTTGTAATGCAGTATTTAACATTACTCGACTGTCAGCTAGAATTTCGTAGTATTCGTTCTTAGAAAGATTTTCTAGGATGTGAAGTTTACCTTCATTCCTAAGTCGTTCAGTTCGCTGAATGTAACTATCGTTATTTGTTTTGAGCTTACCTCCGCTCAGAACATAGAACTTTGCACCAGAACCAGGATAGCGATTAAACCATTCTTCAATGATATCCATATAGAAGTCTGGTTGTTTCTCTTGATCCCATCGACTTCCAAATACTACTCGGAAGCTACGATCTTGAAAGGGCACAATGTTTTTAACTCTAGACTGAACTTCTTTCTTACCAAATGCAAGACCACTGATATTATAGATAGGTGCTTCCCATCCAGCAATCTTCATATGAGCTACCATTTCTTCATTAGTAGCAAGCACACCATCTACAAACTCGTTCACCATCTTTTCGTAGTGGCCCATCCACTTGCTCATGCCCCAAACATGAACAAAGTCATCAGGGTCGATTGTCTGTGCTAGACAACGAACGAAGATTTTCGGACGATGAGCAGGGTCAACTTGATTGAGAATGTAAGGTAGACTTTCAATGCCAGGCGTGAACATATCTTCAAAGAAGACCACATCCTCACTAGTTACTTCTCCTTCTTGCATACTCTTGACTAGAGCAGCCATTTGAGTCATAGAGAAATAAGTACGACCATGTGCATCCAGTACTTGTCCAGTGACGATAGTATTACCATCACCGATCGTGTGACCAGGGACGATTACATAATCAATGCCTCTACGGTTAAACACTTCTCGATTCCACTCTTGTAGCTGATAAGTGTATCGAGCTTGATAGGGCTCAAGACCCATGTACCATAGTTTACGCATTTTAGTCAATCTGATCTTCAAGCCAAAAGTCTTTTGCGTTTTTGCCTGCAAGTTGCTTGATATGCTGCCTATAGGCAAAACTCTTGTTGTCATATAGGGTAGCTTCATCAAACACATACCCGTATTCTACGCAAAAATCGCGGTATTTTTCTAGGTCGTCAAAAATTTGATGTACGCGAGCATTCGGTTGAAAGTTATATTTTGCCATGTTAGTTTCCTGATTATGTTTTATAGAGTGTAGTAAATAGTTGAACCGTTTTCACCATCTTCTGATACAGTGATTTCGATGTTTCGATTTGGATAGCGAGTAGCAATTTGATCATATAGATCATCACAGATCATTTCGCAACTTTTGTGATTCAGTTCCAAAGTATTGTTTTTGTAAAGGTTTTCCAACCAACGCTTGAATTGAATAAATTCAATATCTCGATCATTATGGAAAACATCGATCCCGACCTTAAAGTGAAAAATGTGACGATGTGGTGTACCTAGAAATGATACGTCATATTCGTCACCTGTTGCCAGCGCAGGGTCAGTAGCTGCCGCAGGATACATGTGAATACCTTCTTTGCAAAAAGTAACCCAAATTGTTCGACGGGCGGTGCTTTGAATCGCCCATCGTTTTTCCTTCAATGCAATTTCTCGTTGATCCATTAGATAGCATCCAAAGAGTTAGTAAAGGTTTTTAGTTTTTCGATTTCATCTTTCATACGAAGACGTTGTTTTTTCATAGTGGCTAGTTCAGTTTCATCGAAGTTACCATTCCTTTCATAAGAATCAATTTCTCGGTTAAGCATGTTGTGCGCTTCTGTCAAATGTTGAATTCGTTCTGTATACTTCATTGTGTCTCCTTCAATGCTTTCATCATTTCGTCATCACTATCTTGCATTTCTTCGTCAGTTGAGTTGTTATTATCTTCTACTTCAAATAATTGTTCAAACATATTGGTAAAATTAGTTTTTTTCTTGTTAGATTTAGCTTTCTTTACAGTGAATATCTCCTCGCCTCCTTCAAAATGCTCGATGTATGAAGAGGTAGAGTTTACAGTTTTTTCACCACTAATTCCCTGACTTCCACTCTTAAACTGTTTCCAAAAGAATTTGTACTTCTTGATAATTTCTAATCGTTTTTGGTAATTATGTTCAGAAAATATTTCTTCTACCACGTTTGAGAATAATACTGTATCATACTTAACATGCATAAGCATAGAAGGAATTGTCCCAGATTCATACTTGCGATTCGCTTCTTGTACTGCCCACATATGTTGATATACATTATGACTTTGGATAAGCGTATAGCTTAAAGTATCCCAAGACGTTTTGGTTTCCTTGCCGTGATTTCCAATGAAACCCTGACCACGATAACAAAGGTCTTTTAGTACCATCCTATCAGTAACGGGACTGTCTACGAACTTCTTGTGTATCCCGTCTGCTAGTACTGCGTCACTAAACTTTCGGGTATCAGTAGCATATTTCTTATCCTCAGCAGTCTTTTCCATAGAGTAAGACCATTTTTTATTATGCTCGATACTCGTATTGAAATATGCAAGACCTTTTGCTGCGGAAAAGAATGGGCTTGCACAGTCAAAGCTGATAGTAAGATTTGGATTATGATACTTTCTTACAGCTTTCTGTACATCCGTAAACAATACTGCCCATTCAAGAATAGATGTTCCTAGACAATGAATCCAGTCATGTACTCCTGGCTGTAGTAGATCATCCTCTATAATAGTCACAAGCATAGTTAGAAACAGTTCGATATCAGTTTTAGTCTGCCCACCAAATGCCCATCCATTGAAATGTCTCTCTGGATAAACTTTTGGATCGCAGTACTTTTTCATCTCGCCATACCATTTCTTTGCGTCATTATGATTACGTCCCTGCAACACATTTAGAAACTTACAATTACCATTTCTGTTGTTAATGAAATATTCATTGTTGATATGTGTAGCTGCGATAGCATCGTCAATCGTTTTAATACCGTGCGCTGACTTACCTGTTTTTGGATCAATTACGTCGTAAGTAGTTTGAGACTGAGAAGGAATGTCAAGACACATACCGTAATCGGCATTCGCTTCCATCCAATTCAAAACTTCCTTACGCTTTTTCATTGCTCTAGAACAATTTGGATTTTTCCAGTCGGCGGGCCACTGACACTTAAGAATTTGAAATCCGCCTGAATCGGCTAATATAAATGTTCCAGGCTCTCGATCTACAACTATACTTTCACTAGAATTAGTAGCGTAGCCGGTTAAGTCAGCATGTCCTGCACTATACAACGCCCACTTATATGGAAATAGTGCCTTTTTGCTATTGAGAAAATTTAGCACTTCCAAATCTTGAATTTGTTGGGGTATCCGCAATTGGTCAAAGTAGTTTTCTCCTTTTCTTTGCTTACCCAATCCAGCGATATAGAAACTAGAAAGCGCTGGCAAAAAAAGGGCCCATTCTGGATTTTGTTGATTCGTTAAATTTGTCATATATTGTATTATAAATGAGGTTGGATGATTTAAAAATTATTGCGGGAACATAAATAGAAGTGTAGTTCGCGGGAGTGCGAATCCCCAACTACTCTAACATTGATAAGGAATGTCAGCATGACTATTTACTCTAACGACTTTACGCCCAACGATTTTTATGTTTACGCATATTTGCGTTCCAAAGACTCTGCGACTGCCAAAAAAGGTACCCCATATTATATAGGAAAAGGCAAAGATGGACGTGCGTTTAAAGAAACTAGAAAATTTAAACCAAAAGATAAAAGGTACATAGTAATAATCGAACAAGGTCTAACTGAGCTAGGAGCGTTTGCACTTGAGCGTAGAATGATTCGTTGGTACGGTAGAAAAAACATAGGCACTGGAATTTTACAAAATAAGACTGACGGCGGCGAAGGTGTGACTGGGATGGTTGTATCATCGTCTGTCCGAGATCAGATTAGTGAAAAATTAAAAGGTAAAAAAAGGCCAAACTATGTAAAGGACAAAATTAGTAAAAGTAACAAAGGCAAAAAGCATTCAGTTGATGCAATTGAACGCATGAAAAAAACTAAAAAGTTAAACCCTCACTCGCCCTCATCTAGCACTAGAACATCTATTAGAAATTCATTGCTAGCACAACCCAAATATTGTTGTTTGGGTTGTGCTAGAATCTTATCTTCTAGTAGAATAAATCTTCACCATTGCAGGGTTGGGCAATTACTTTATTAATGTTGTTAATACCTTAAGTTTTTTCTTAGATTCTTCAATCTCACCAATAATACTAGCTACGGAAGGATTGGTCTGGGCAAGTTTTTTAATCTCTTCCTCTTCCCGCATCTTTTCTTGCGCCCAGTTGATTATCTTTACCATGTCCTGCGATGCTGACAGATTGACGTTGTTATCAATATCCTGCCACCCGTAGCCTGTACTAACTTGAAATTTCTTACTATTACCATTCCATTGTACAGCGCCAGAAAAGGAAGGAAGATTACCTGTTCCCGTTTGATAAACAATAGGAGTATCGTAACTAGTAATGTTAATCATTTTGTCTGTGCAGGAACAATGTATTCATATTCAATCAAACCACTATCAACTATGATCCTAGAAGCACCTTGGTTGTTGATATAGAATGTCTTATCCCCTGCAAGTCCCAAAATAAAGTTAATTTGTTCAACTGGCCAGTGCCACGTGGGGGATACCTTTGCCTTAACGTTTGGTTCAAAAACGAAGTTTCCACTTGTGGTCGCAGCGTCACCAAACATAACTTTTAGAGCACCGTTCTCTGTTGTCATTCGGAACGAGGTTTCTTCGCTGTTTGCTTGCGCCTGTCTTTTCAATCGTTGAATACTAGCTACGCTAGGACTAAACTCAACATCCCATGTCTTTAGCTTAAATGAAAGCTCTTTGAGTTGTGATTCGACTGTGGCTGTACCCATTAGTCTAAAGTCGTTCACGAAATCACCAGCAGGACTCTCAAAGTGAAATGACGTAGGAGTAAGTTCAGAATCGTCTTCTTTTGATTTTCTGACTTCGAAGATTGCATCTTCGCCATACTCATCAAATCCTATAATAGTTTTAAGTCTATTTAGGTTAGGGATACCAAACACACCAGTTAGATCAGCGTTTGGTGTTTTGAACTTTCCGTTAATGATTACACTTCTTGCTTCGTCTTTAGTGAATAGTTTTGTTTCAGTTTCAGTTCCGGTAATCTTAACCGTATTGATTCCTTTTAACCCATCGATGTGGGTAATGATGTCTAGTAGAATGTCTCTCATATGTTTTCCTTTGTTGTTTATTTAAAGCATTGAACTACGCATTATAGTGGAATTTATTGCGTAGTTCAATAGTGTATTAAGCCAGTTCAAAAAGATCGTTAAACGTCGATTTGATGTTTGTCGCTGCTGCCAAATCCCAGTTCAACACCCCCAACAAGTTACCGATTTTCTTGTCAATAACAGTTGTCTCCATTGCGTCTTCATCAAATGGAAGTTCTTTGAACCATTTGGGCAGTCTTGATTCATCAGTTGGATAAGCAATGCTTGTAATTTTCATGAGATTGGGGCGTAGCTTGCAGACTACGATACGCATACCATCAACGATCCGCATACTATAGTTATCGTTGTGCATATCTCGCAGTAAATTCCAGTTGATAGCAGCCAATGCGTGTCCCACTCTACATTTACCTGTTTTCTCGTAAGTTTCAGTATGCTTAGTTAGGTTGTTAACTGACTTTGGACTTCCCTTTGTCCAGGGGTCCATTTCAGATATCAAGTACTTGAACTCCTTTACTAGTTCAATAACTGGCTCTCTTCCCTTACCCTGAAGAACATTGATAAGAATGTGCATCAAAAAGTCCTGTACATGCTTAGGCGTGTCTGATCGTTTAAGATCAAGTCCCATTGCCTTGATCTTTCCCATCCCAAAGATAACACCTTTCTTCTTAGCCTTTTCCTCATCATAGAGGTCTAACCGATCCCCTTCTTTATCAAAGATGTTGACTGCATATCTCTTCTTTGTGATAAAGATTCCCCTGTCGGCAATTAGCTCTCTTCCGCTCTTGATGATCGCTCCTTTGGACCTAGGTGCGTGAAATGCCTGTTCCATAAAAGCTGGGAAGCTATCATTTACTTGTTCACCCAAAGAATCATAAAGTTTTACAATAGTGTCTTTGTCCCAGTTAACTTCCCCATTTTCAATGCTCTCTTTCAAAGTTGTATAGGCTGTGAAATAAGTAGAGTCAGTATCACCATAAACAATAGCAGGACCGTCGTGTTTATAGTCACCCGTGATTAACTCATTAAGATATGAGCACTGATGTTTAACAATAGTTCTTCCTGTAAGTGTAACACTCTGACCAATACGTTTATCATAGTAACGACAATGTGCGTTAAGAAGAGCACCATACGCAGAGTTTAGGTTAATCTTACGAACAAGCTGTCGCTTATCCCAATACTCTTGATCTTCTTTAGTAGTCGCTTCTTTGAGGCTCTTCTGCATCTTCTTACGATCAGAGTACCATCGAGAAAGTAGTCCAGGAATTACGCCTTCTTTCTCCATAGTAAAGATTGTGCCGTTAGCTGACAACACCCAATTCTTGTTACTAGCAAACACTAGTTTCCAAATATCTGCGGCGCTCATTTCTACACTTCTACCATCTTCGTAATCAAGAGTAAGCATAGTTCCTTCTTCTTGATTCATGATAGAGGTATATTCTAGGCAGGAGAACAAGCCCTCCCATAAAATTGCACCATGATCTAGGTCTTCGTCATCTAGATCAGCTTCTGTCTTGTTTTTATTGCTGCGCTTCTCCAACGCTAGTTTCATTCCTTTATCGTGAAAGTATTTTTCAGTAAGGGTTTGTCGGACTTGTCCAATGATTGTTTCTGGCGCCATGTTGAGGGCTCTAATAGCCGAGGGATAGAGCGAGTTGAGGTCGACTGCTCCAATCCATTGATGCATACCTCTTTTGGGTACAGCAACATAGGCACCTGCCGCCGGGGTTTCGTCTTCTGCATGTTTTTTCCTTTTGTCTGGTACAATTAATCCACGTTCATGTGCTTCGTTAAAGATAGCCTGTTCGATCATTGCCACTGATCCCATTACCGTAGGCAATAGAACCGTGTTCTCATGTGCAAGATTGTTTGCCAAATCAAGAAACTTTAGCTTATTATGAATCTTGACCATAAGCATGGTATCTTGTCGATTGTACTCGATAAACTTTTTGAAGTCTTTGTTATACAATTGATCCAGTGTTCCTTCATAAGCAACCTTGTTTTCCCCAACTTCTAACTCACCAATCGCATCTAGACTGTAACTATGCCGCCCTTCATAGTTGTACTTTTTATACAATTGAAGGTAGTCCATATGAACACGACCAACTAGGTCAAAGGTAGTTTCCTCTTTCCCAAACCTTTCGTACTTACGAGGTTTAGGAAGTTGATCCATAAGACAAAATTTCCTAGTGTCATTTTTGCTTAAAACTCGGGTACAACGATTCACCATGTAGGGAATATCATAGCCCTCTGAGTTCCAGCCAGTAAGCACATCAGCATCCTCAATGAGTTGGAAAAAGCTTTCAAACAGCGCCTTTTCATCGACCAACAAAGTATTTTCAAACTCAGATGTGATCTCCTCTGCTGTCTCCATAGACATGTGAGATGGTTTAACTACAAGAGTTACAAGTTGATCAAGCCAATCCAAATAAACTGAAACAGCCGTAATTGGATTAAAGGGATCAGAAGTAGGACTAAACCCTTTCTCTTTGTGAAAGCCAACCTCAATATCAAAAAACGCAGTATGTAGCTTAGGCGGATCTTGATTCAAGTAGTTTTCGCTTAGGCAACGAAACACTACATTGATGTCACTTTCAAACAACTTTTTGTTGTTATGAATCCGTTTTTCTTTTTCAAACTCTGCTCTGCTTCTTGCAGTAAATTTAGTTAATGGATCACCAAAGATGCTACGATGCTTACCCCTAGGATCTGTATAATAGAATGTCCAGTTTGGCGAATATTCTTTGTATTCTCTTTGGCCTTTACTCGTCCGCTCGACAACATAAATCTTGTCAGCATCACGATCATAAATTGCATCCACGTAGGGCATATTAAAGAGTCTTTCCTGCCATTTCTAGAATTTCGTTTAGCTCTTCATTATCTTTATTAGTTTGAGTAAGCCCAGATTTGTAAGCGATTCTAACCGCTTTTTTGAGAATGCTGGGTTTGATTTCTAGCTCTTCCGCTATTGCTTTGATAGTGTCGTTGAGTCCTCCTTGTAGCGACTCGACTTCACTAAGAGTGGAGATACCCTCGTTGATTAGCTGGGTAATTTTGATTTTTGCATCCGCTGAAAAGGTTCTTGTAGTCATAAAAACTCCTGTAAAGAATACAGTATATAGTAGTCAGTACAGGAGTTCAATATTTTGTTTACCTTTTATTAAGTTGTTTAGTCGATTGCTGCAAACCCATAACCTGCGGGACTTTCTATACCCATAGCCCTCAACTTATTCCTAAATTGCATTCTTGCACCATCCATGTCGCCTGTTCTGGCATAAAATGCGGCTAGAATAGTTTCTGGATTATCAATTGAGTAGACTTTGTATAAAGTGCTACCGGATGCTGAATCTGGTGCATATCTTTGGGCCGCTGGGTGTGATCTGCCTTCTTCCTCATATGGGCGAACAGGGGTAGCTTGTAGAGCACTTTGAACCCCAGCCCATTCCGGATAGTTCCCCGGCATCACTGCTCTAGCAATAGCTGCTTCTTGACTGTCTGCAACAACTTCAATTCCGGCTGCACTGTTAGCAGGATTGGTCACACGCCACCAGTACTTTTTGCCATCAGTACCTGGTTTTTGCTTGGAAAAATACATAGACCTTACTTTAGCTAATTTTTCTCGGAACTCTGATTTAGATATCTCACCGGTTACCGTCTTATAAAACAGCTCAACTAAGAGTTGGTATTGTACTTGTTTCACAGGAGGATCTACCGAAACTAATTGTCTTCTTCCTTTACCTGGAACGTCAAACATCTTTTTGGGACCCTTAGCATTTATCGGATCTTCTGGGTCATAATACTGAAATTCTGATGGTTTAAGTAGGTTATATAACTTTTTACCATATTCATTTTTATATTTGTCAGGGTCTGAGGCAATATCTAGTGCCACTACGAAACGAAGTAAAGTGTTCTTGAGTAACTTGATATCTGCATTAAGCCAATCACCACCTGGACTTCTAAACTCAACATACCCGTCTTTAACATTAATACTAGTATATTTGCTTGTTGCTCTGTTGTGAATAATAGCACTAGCTTTATATCCTAAATTAGTTCTCATTTGTTCAAAGGCAGTCTTGGCTTTGTCAGGTCTATTAACAATAACCTTTTTAATTATTTTCATAGCCGATTCACAATATCGATTAGCTTCTCTGCCAAACTCTTCTAATACATATTCATCACCTAAAAATAATGCTAGTTTAACATAGTCTAGGTCTTTCGTTCCCTTTCCCTGAACACTAATATTCATGTGCAGTCCAGTGTGATAGTCATCACCAGTGTAGCATCCTTTACTTTTTGCCCATGCAATAACTTTATCTAGATCATCAAACATTTCATTTATAGGCAAAGGTGGGCTAATGAATTCTAAACCAGAATCGCTATCACTATCTCCTTCAAGGCTAGTATCCTTTTCAACTCTATAGTTATCTGTTTGACTAAATTCACCTGAGTGATAGTCACCATAAGTAACAGGTCTTCCTATAATTTTTTCAAACTCTACTGCGACAGAACCCATACTTTGTCCGCTACCCCCACTTTCTTCCATTGATGTATAATAAGGCCAGGTTATATCGTACTGATCTACAACATCGGTCATGTAGCGTATTCCTTGATCTGAAAGGAAATTACTCTCGTCTAGGTTATTCTCATCGTGCCAGTTTTCTATGAATTGTTTTCTGGCATTTCGATAAACCCAGCCCTTTTCGTTATCCCATTCGTTATCTAGCCATTCTTCTTTTTCTTCTGCTAGCTTTGCCATTATTAGATTTTCAATCTCTTCTTCGTCAGCATCATCACCCAATTTGTCTCTGATTCGTTCTTCTATATCTTCTCTTGTAGTTTCTTCATCGAATTGATCATCTGCCCAGTTATCAAAGAACTCTCTTCCCTCGTCACTTCTCCAAGCATCATCTGCTTTTTTGTTCATCCAATCATCAAATTGATCATTGAATGTAGATGCAAGACGATTGATCTCATCACGAGAATTATACCCTTCACCGCCCGAAAAAAAATTTAAAATTGAATCAAAATCAAGTGCTCGCTGATCGTAATCATAGTCTGGCTCTGGCACAAAATCATCGTCATCATATTCTTTAACCGATACATCAGGAACAATCATCTCAAATTCCATACCAGCTTTAGCAGAGATTGAAGCTGCCATTTTTTTAAGAGCAGAAGGTGACATATTCACCTCATTCAATAGCATCTCTGTTATTAATCCAAATTCTGTAAATCTCATTTACTTTTCCCTAATTTATTAATTTCGAACAGGTTCATACCCAAAATCATCAAGATTAGAATCCCATCCCCAAGTAGCCAATCTACTCTTAAACTGTCTTTGAGCGTCGCTTATGCTTGTCGTCCTAGCCACAAAAGTTCCTTGTGTTTCTTCAGGATCATCTACTGCAAATATTCTAAACCTAGTGTATCCCTCGGGCACTGGAGCATCCTCATCTGGTTGTCTTGATGCAGGCGTGATCTCTGCCGGTTTAATAAACGCTTTAGCACCTTGCATCATTTCATGTGATGGTAACACTCCCCATTCTTCTGCTGCTTTATTTAATGCGTCTTCCTTTGATTTAGCCAGTAATTCCATGCTAAAACGTCCGGTAGCATCGGTTACGATCCAAATAAGGTTAAATTTTGAATTCGGATCATACCCCCTCATTTTTTCAATGCTCCAAGACTGTCGAACTGCTTTAATTGCACTTCTAAATTGATCTTCTGTAATTTCATTGGCGGTAAACTTTGAAAACAAACTGACTAAGTACAGGTAGTCTTTTATATGTTTGTCGTCAACAACAGGTACTTGTTTTAAACCTTTACCTGGTGTACTTACGAACTTAGTAGGTTGCTTTAGATTAGCAGGATCTTCAGGGTCGTAATATTGAAATTCAGTAGGCTTAAGTAGATTGTATAATTTTTTACCATATTCATTTTTATACTTGTCGGGATCTGAGGCAATATCTAATGCTACCACAAATCTACTGAGAGTATCTTTTAGTTTACCTATGTCTGCTTCTAACCAATCACCACCTGGACTTCTAAACTCGACATATCCGCTTTTTACGTTAATGCTAGTATACTTACTAGTAGAGCGTTCATGTATTATAGCACTAGCTCTATATCCTAAATTGACTTTCATTTTTGCTAGTGCCTCTTTGGCTCTATTTGGCTGAGTCATGATGATATTTTTGATTTTTTTCATAGCAGCTTCGCAGTAAATACTTGCTTCCCTGCCAAACTCCTTCAGTATATATTCGTCACCCAAGAACAACGCTAGTTTAACGTAGTCTAGGTCTTGTGTTCCCTTCCCCTGAACACTAATATTCATGTGCAGTCCGGTGTTGTTTTTGTGACTAGTGTAGCATCCTTTATCTTTTGCCCAGGATATTACTTTTTCTAGATCATCAAACATTTCACTAATCGGCAATGGAGGACTAATGAACTCCAACCCAGTATCATTCGTGCTACTGGGTTCTAAACTACCATCTTTTTCAACTCTATAGTTATCTGTTTGAGAACGTTCTCCTGAATGATAGTCGCCATGAGTAACAGGTCTTCCTATAACCTGTTCAAACTCTGCTGCTACCGTCCCTATTCCATCGTTATTGGATATCCAATAAGGCCAAGTTATATTATAACTTCTCTCCACATCCGACATGTATCTATAATTTTCTCTCAACCAAATCCTTTGAAAATCTTCCCAATATTGGGATTGATAATCTTCAAGAAACTCATCATAAACGTTTTGATAGTTATGGTCTTGTTTTTTGATGGCTCGTTCAATCATGGAATCTATAGCCTCATCAACTGAATCAAATCCAGCGTCATTAGCCATTTCTTCAGTCATTTCCCCTTCAAAACGTTCTCTTAAAAGATCCTCTTTCTCTTCATTCCATTTTTCGTCCAGTTGCTCCATAAACCAATCAGAATAATCAGTTACTAGGCTTTCGATGAGTAACTGGACATCTCTTCTTGAGTTATAATTTCCATCATCAAAAAAGTCTTCTATTTGAGAAAAGCTGGTAGCTCGTTCATCAGGATCGTAATCTTGTTCTAAATCGTCACCAGTGTCTTCAACATCAGGAACTATCATCTCAAATTCCATGCCTGCCATAGCATCAATTGACTTGACCGCTTGTGCTAGAATGGTCGGCTTCATGCTTGCTTCGCCCAACGTCATCTCTGTCAATAATCCAAAATCTACAAATCTCATTTACTTGTCTCCGATGCGAACCATGGGTCAATGATTACTAGTGTACCATCTTTTCTTTGCATTACGTTCTCTGTATGTAAATCCCATCCTAGTTTATTTATACGTCCGGTGTGATATAACAATCTCATCATAGAGTACAATACTGCATACTCTTGAACTTCTTTTCTAGACAACATGCTTAGATCATGCAAAATTTCTCCATACATTAATCCTGTCCAATGTTCCCATGTTTCCTCTTTTCTCACAGTCAGTAGTGCCTGTCTCCAAGTCATTCCATTAGAAGCACAGTCACTAAGAATCCAAACCATTGCCTCTTTAAAAGTATCCTCAGGAATTGGATGAAGTTTTTCCATTGCTATTTGAATGAACTGCCTACCATCTAACATAAAGGTAGTGTGATGTCTGCCTCCTATCGACACGAATTTTGGTAGGCAATCAAAATTATCAAACTTTTGACAAAACTCATAGAATTTATAAAAGGTTCTTGCCGCAAAAGTAATGTCGTCGCTACTATCCGGCATTATAATCTTTATGACGGTAGATTCATCTTTAGTCCAAACGCTTGCATCAGCGCCTCGCCCTAACATAGTATATCCTGCATCCTGCAATGTATCAACTATCTTTTGCTCTGGTGTATCGGATGCAACTTCAAGTATTTCTTCTTCGTCGTCAAGGTCACTTAAATCAACATAGTTAATGGGGACTCGTTTGAATACTGCTGCCAATGCACGATGATTTCCATCAACTATCCTGTTATTTGCTATTAAAATAATACTACTAGATAACCCAGGATTGTTCTCATAGTCTCTAACGATATCTATTTGCTCTGGCTTCATGATATCAAGAATTTCATCTTCGTGTTCTACACGATACTGATTTGTTATCAGTATCTTAAGCTTAAACGGGGAGATTTGATTAACAGTAAGAGGTTTATCTAAATCACTTGGTCTAACATAATCCCAAAAGGCTTCATATTCATCAGGTAAATCACCGTGATATAAGTTATTGAGCGTAGTTTGATTAACTGATTCAGTTACCAATCCACGCTTGTCTCTCCAATCACTTGGATCTCTATCGTAGTTTATATTACTGAACGTAAGTACTGATCCTCCGTCCGATCTTTGATATGGTTTATTCTTAACCCAACCTGGATTCACTTCGTGCAGTGCTGCTAATATTCTATCCATGTATCTTATGTAAATGCTTGCTCGTCTTCCAAATGCAATCATTTTAACACTGCTTGTATCGTACTCTGAGACAAACGCAGGGAGTTCTTTTATAACTAGATTCATCCAAGTTCGAACTAATGGAGTTGCATCTTTGGCATACTCTGCATCGTCATACTTAGTGTATGAATCATCTACAGTAGCTAGCAATTCTACCTTACTGCCATATCTTTTGAATATCACTTGTGAAGGAGGTAATCCAGGCTTTCTTATAACCTGCCAAGTTTTGCTACTTGGTTGTTGATCAACCAGTTTAGTATCAAGTTCAGCTAGCAACTTCTGTCGTGATCGCTGCGATTTTGAAAAGTGCCTTCCTTTTGTCATATTTTTTTCTGTTATCTTAATTTCTGCTAGGTTATCAGCGAGTTCATCTAACATCGGAACTCACCACTGCATAATGCTTAGGGGCAATCATTTTTATTTTATACTCATCATCTCTAGTATCATTAGGCATAGATAAGAAGTACGTTTTTTTGCTACGAGGCCTTCCCCATGGCTTCATACTTACCCCATCGTCTTCTACATGAACTACATGCCCCATTTGCCCTGGTACTTTCCAATCGACACGGTTGCCTGAGGCAAGCAACTGTTTAACTGTTTGAATTATCTTACTTCTATCATCGTCGCCCCATGGCTCATTGTTTTTACTCTTAGGAGGCTTTGGCGGCTTTATGAATCCATCGTTGGCGAATTCTTTAATAGCCGATGAGGAAGATTGTTGTGTGTTTGCTCTTTTTTGTTGCTGTATTAAATTAACATACCAAGTATGCTCTGGTGTTCCTGGAGACAATGTAATCGTAGTGAATATCTGAACTCCTAGTTTGTTTTTTCTGTTAGATCCGTAAACCACTGGATAGAGTACATCCTTTTTTAACCCTCCCCAAATAGGCAGCTTTGCGTTAAACAATACAGCATTGACGGACTTACCAAACTTTTCTAAACCTGCTTTAGTAACGGTAGATGATACTTGAGAAATTTTATCGAACTCTTTACTTGTGATAGAGGTTGCAACATTATTTGGAGCTTTAACAATATTAGGATTATACTTATCAAAAAACAAGCTACGCCTCAGTAAATTATCAGAGGTACTCTTATAAGAAGTTCCATAGTACAACACCGCGTCAACTTTTATAGGTGATTGTTTTGCAGAAAGCATATCGGTTATTCCAGTAGTATTATTTGCCCCGCTAACTAAATTAGAAAGTTTTGTCAGATACTCCTTTCTATACATATTAGGGTCGTTTGCAATCACCATAGCCCGAACAAATCTGCCAACTGAATCTATAACATCATTTAGGTTAGATAAGTAATCTCCACCAGCGTGCCTGAAACTTATCCATTTTCCATTATTGCTTATACTTGCTTTATGATTGTTAGATACGTTTAATGCAATATCTTGAAGTATTGCTATTCCGTTTTCATCAAAAACAGTTAGAGGGGTTTTGTTGGTTGTTATGCCTTGCTTTATTGAGGACATCACACCCTGAGCAAAATCATTCGCTGCTCTTCCCCATTTTTGCAAAACATATTGATCACCGGAGAACACTGCTAATTTAAGAACATCTAGTCCATTTGGTATACTGATGTTAATGTGAATACCAGTAGAGCTATTTGTGTAAGCACCAGCTTGCTTTGCTATCTGATAGAACTTCTTCAAAGCATTTACAGCTTCAATTGCAGGTAAGGGTGGAGTAACTACTTCTGCTGCACCATCATTTGGATTGTTTGGTCTGACGGAAACGTCAGGTTCAATATACCATTGATCTGCTGTTTTTTCTTCCCCGTGATATGCTTTTAGTACCTTAACATTTTGAAAAGTTTTTGCAACTAACGGTTCTAGAATTGACGCAGCACCCATATAGTCATAACTAACTGGGTATATGTCATAACTATCTCCTCTTGGCATATAACCAAAAACTTCATGTTTAAGTTTGTAAAAGTTTAGTTTGGGATTCTGTACTAATTTTGCGATATCATCAGTGCCAAACACATCTTGGAAAAACGATGTATTAGCATAGGTTTCTATTCTGTTTACTTTTTCAGCTAGGTCTTTAAAATCTCCGTTTTCCTTATTTTCAAAAAATGACTTAGTTACTCGCATGAAGTCAAACGTACTATTCTTATCGTATCTTCCACGCCTATCTCGCTCTATAGTTTGCTTCCACCTAGTCTTCACTGCGTTTTGTATTTCACTAGGAAGGCTATCAAGTAAAGGAATAAACATCTGTTGAGCAACTTGTTCATTGTATGCTTTGACCAAACTAGTAGAAGTCTTAACTGGCTTTCCATTAAAATTAAAAGGGGCTAGTAAGTCAAAAAGAAGATGAGGTCCATAGTACTTCCCCAGTAACTGCCAATCGGCTGGTACTTCTTTTATCCAATCAAGATCGTTTCCGCTTGTTTGTTTTATTTGTTTCCTAGGTACACAGACTTCGAATTCAAATCCCATCAAAACACCCTTTGCATTTGCCTGTTCAAGTGATTGCCCAAATGCTTTAGGATTCATTGCAACTTCTGATACTGCACTAAACTCATTAAATCTCATTCTGCTGTGTTCCTTTACTGTTCTTCAATGCGGCTTTTAACGGCTCCCACATATCTTTATTTATCAACAAACAAGGACCACCAATCCAAAACTCAAATATCTCATTCATTATAGGAGCTATATTCTTCGTAGTGTAATATGTGAACCCAGTTTTTTTAGGGCTATATGCGACCTCGACAAGTTTAGCAATTTCTTCTCCGGATACACCAGTTACTCCAATAACGGAAAAAATTTCTTCAGGAGTCTTAGACTTAAGCGAAGCAGTAAACTCTTCATACGAAGACACAGGAAGATCCAGTCTGCTCCAATAGTAATTCCAAAATTCTATAGGCTTTCTTACTCCAGCAATAGTTATTTTAGTATCCCACATATCTTGTCTATTAACAGATCCTATTTTTACACCATCGAATGGAATTACTATTAAAGGATCACCAGATGCATATCCGTTAGCAGTAGCATAATGAGTAGTGGCAATGAATGATCTTGATCGTTTCGGGAATCTTGACATCGATGGCAGACCATCTAGTATTATCGTGTAGTAATTCCTAGTGTTTTGACTAACTCGTACAGTCAACGCGGGATTTGCTGAAGCGAACCCGGTTTTTGCTACTTTCATAACTTCATTCGAAGAAAATCCTCGCCAAATCGGGGAATTGTTCTGTAGCATCCAAGCAGCGTCTTTGCAATCATTTCGTGCAACGTTAACTGCCTCTTCTAATGTAAGCTGCACAAATTGAATTTCTTGACCAGGTGCCGCAGCCTCAGTAATTATTTCGTTTATCCGCATGATTAACTCTGTTTTTTCTTTGATTTCTTACTTGCTGCTAACGCGGCTCTTAATTGATCCCACATTGTCAATGAGATAAGCATACAAGGCCCACCTATCCAAAGTTCTTTTCTACTACCTTTCATTAAAGGCATTAGATTTTGAGTAGTATGTACAGTAAACCCTGTTTGCTCAGGGCCGTAAATAGTGTTAAGCATCTTAGCAAGCTGTTTCCCGTCTAAGTCATTAACTAACATCGCATCCCTAATTTCTTCGGCGGTTTTAGTTTTGAGTGCAGCAATGAAGTTTTTATATTTTACTTCTGATGGCTGGTTATTAGATTCAGGTAGTCCAAGATTTTCCCAAGCATAATTCCATTTGTGAATGTTTTTTGTAACATCACCTATCGTTATTTTAGTGAACCACATATCTTGTCTGTTAACAGACCCAATCTTGACACCATCATATGGAATGATTGCGGTTGGTCGATGATAAGCATAACCATATGCACCATTGAACTCAGTAGATGCTATAAAGGATCTTGATCTCTTGGGGAAGCCCTTCATTGAAGGAATGTTGTCTAGAATTATAGTGTAGTAGTTAGTGGTATTCTGACTTATTCGTTCTGTCTGAGAAGGGTCAACATCAGAAAACCCGGTTTGATTAATTAAAGCGTTCGTATCTTTAGATGGGAATCCTCTCCATATAGGAGTACCCTTCTGCAACATCCAAATAGCATCTCTGCAATGAGTGTTTAGAGTATTTACTGCTTCTTCGACAGAGGGCTGCCCATACTGAATTTCTTGTCCAGGTGCAGCCGCTTCGTTGATTATCTCGTTTATTCGCATAATTAGTATTTATCGTATGCGAACATTAAGTAGACATCCAGCTTACTTTATACTGGGCCAAGTGCGCCTGGCAGTGAAATTTCGCGGACGCCTTATACCGTAGCGACAAACGGCCCTAAGGTGGGTTCTTACGTTGAGCTTGATCTCTTATAAATGCTATATGCTTCTTTTTCCTTCCATTCTTCGCGCTCTGGGTCATATATTTCTATGTCATGGGAGGGTTGAACACCCATAAATGGTGTCATCTTAACGAAGTTTTTTCTTGTCAAATACACGCATTGGCCGCCTATCCAAAGTTCGTTACCTTCTTCTTCGTGAACCATAACACTGGATAAGGTCGCGGAAGTGTGCAGAGTCATGCCTGTCTTTTGCGGGCTGTAAGCCTCAGGAATTTGTTTCGCTAACTCTTCACAAGTAATTGAGAACGTCGATTCAATCTGTTGTCTTACCTCATCATTAGGAGGATTGCTAATGTATCGAATGATATCATTGTACGAGGAATCCGGAACGCCTAGTTTCTGAAAGACATCATTTATATCTTTTACTGAAGCTGTTTGTGACCCTAGTGTTACTTCGATGTTCCAAATATCAGGTGTATTTGTACAACCTATTTTAACTCCATCGAATGGAATGACAGCGATAGTAAGATCCTCTCTCCAAAATAATGCTTCTGATCTGTTTCGTGAGGTTGTGGCTATTATTGAATTTTGTCTTTTAGGGAACGCAGACATTGACGGTATACTATCAAATATTTGAGTATAGTGGTTGCTTGTACTCGTACTGGCCCTGGTAGAACCAGTAGGATCAACTATTGCACCTGTAACCTTAGGGTTCCTCAACATGTCATATTCTCGCCACCCGACTGATCTCCATATTGGAGTACCATTTTCAAACATCCAAAGTGAATCCTTGCAGTTGTTTTTAAGAGCATCTTTAATCATATAAAAAATCTTGGTATTGATTTTTAGTTCTTCGGTTACAAACTCTCTAGCTCTCATTTTTCTTCCACAATAGATTAATATGGTTCTGTTATTGATTCAAACTCTGATGGATCGCCAGATATCTTATATACGGTAAAATCGTTAGGTTCAAACTCTACATTTGGTATCTTTTTCCAAGTAAATCCACCACCAGTTTCGTATATACTATGATGAATATCAATCATGTAGACTCCCTCTTGTACTTGAATGACCGAGTATACATGCTGCTCATGATCTGAACTTACGGTAGTAGAGGGTACTTCTGGTTTCAGTGACCAAAAGAAACTAACAAGAGCATCTGCGATAAGATGACAAATGCCTCCTCCTGCATATGTATCTCTATCGTCCTCATCCCAATCATTATAAACTTCTTGTGCGACTGAAGCAAGTTTAGGAAGCATTTGTTTTATTTCGTCAATGCTTCTAAGGTGAGAGTAGTCTTGTTCTTCATCTTCGTACTCTTCAAATAGATTAATAAATTCGCTTGCTCTCATTCAATGATCTCCGGATGCTTTTTTACATAAATCTTGATATACATTCCAGCCATCATATCTGCTTCTGCTTCAATAGGAGATCCCGGATAACTATCACCTGGTTTTATCTTTCCATCTTGGTGTTGCTTTGCGTGAGTTAGTTCATGGAAAATAGTTCTGAAGATATCGATAAGATTTCTGTTACCGATATAAATCCAAATGTGATTTTCGTCTGGCTTGTTTACGCCAGTGTGATGCCCTTCTTGAGCTTTATTTGAGTCTGAGCTAAAAGTTATCTTAGGATAAGGTTTTTCTAATCCAAGTACGTTTATAGACCATTTAACAAAGTCCAATATCTGTTGGTTTCTCTTGGCATTAACGAATTCGTCTGATTTCATGATTAGATATTTATCTACTTTGTTGATATAGTTGATTATGAATGATCCCGAGTACCTGTTTACTTACAACAACTTCATAGTGATTTAAAGGAACTTCAACGATAGGAACACCTGCAATTGCCTTCATACTTGCAATAGTCACAACACTGTCATTTGGTTCATGCATCCAAGGATTACTACCCTTCGTTGAAACCACGTTTAACCAATTTTTTGGTACGTTAAGAGATGAGAGATTTGCAATAGGAGAACTGTTTGGTCCTATGTCTCTGTAAAGAGTAATCAAGGGAAAAACCATACGCATCCAATCTGCATGTCTACTTCCCCCGTATGGAGTTGAGATGGTTACACCACCAATGGTTTTTTCGGCGAACTCGTTAGCAAGATAGTAAGCATAAATCCCACCTAAACTATGTGCTATAAAAAATATTTCTTCAGTGGATTCATTTAAACGTTCCTTCATTGACTTTAGGTTATTCTTGAATCCATTTGAACTAGCATAATCAAACAGTATTTCTTTTTCAGGAAGGTGATCTCTTATATATGTGAATGTCTCTGAGCTTGCATTTGCTCCATGTATGTAAACGATTTCCATATCAACTTACTTTTGAAAATACTCTGTATAACTTTCGCTAGTTATACCAATGCATGGTCCGCTAAACCAAACTTCTTTATCCTTCGGACGTTCGCTCACATATTCAGACATTGTTAACAATCTCAACCCAGTACGTGCAGGAGCTAACCTTTCCCATATTAACGGAATAAATTGATGAGGCTTGATTTCATCTGTTATTTCTTCTAGCCTTTCTTTGAACTCTGGAGTTCTTGTCCAGAGAATCATCGAGTCAAAGCTATCGCTTTTGAATCCAAGATGTGTTTTTAGAAAGTAGTTAAACCCCTCCATACCATTGCCGGGCCTGGTTTCAAAACCTATCTCAGGAATCGAAAGCGGAGTATCCCAAAAGTCTCTTTCTGGGCATACTGCAATTTTAGTTCCATTGTATGGAATTAGTATAAAAAGCTCCCCGAACCCTCCGGAGTATACTTTTGTACTTGAGCATATAAAACTATTGCTTCTTTTTGGCCAACCATTCATAAACGGAGAATTATCTAATAAAAGAGTATAATGGTTAGAAGTGTTTTGAGACTTTCGTATACCCGTACTAGGATCGAGTGTGTCGTAATATGGTTCACTTAGGTCACGAAACCCTCTCCATATTGGAAAGTCTAAGAAATTAATAGATAGTGCTTCACTACAATACTTTTGTAAGTCTTGAGGAAAATTTTTAATGTCTCCGGCGAACGCTGTGTAAGGAGTTATTTGCGCTTCCGATAAAATTTCACTAATTTTCATTTTTGGTAACTCATCGCATTTACTAGTTGAGACATAGGTATACCTGCATTGTCATATCCTTGTCTGATTGTTTGAATATATTTCTTAGATGGGTGTGTATGTTTAAGGACGGTCCTAGTGTTACTAGTCATCACATAAACAAATGCAGACTCAGGTTTACCTTTAGTTGAAACATCAACTAGTATCCTATCGTATAGATCAGGGTACCCTTCTATTTGATCTAACTCATTTAGTTTGCCTTCGTCAATATCCCAAAGACATCCTATCACACGATCACCACTTGACGATACAACATTGGCAAATCGCAGCATTTCAAAACGGTAATCCTTTAAGGTAGCAACACCCACAAATGACTCTTCATCGAAGTAATCCTTATGGGTGAGCATCCCGTATGCAAAGTATTTTATTGACTTGTTCAAAATCTTATGTCTTTATATGGTTTCTTCTGGACCAACAACCGGCATCTTCATAACGCTTCGCAAGAACCATTTATGTTTACCATGTGCATCTATTCTACCAGCAATAAAATCTGCGATTCCTTGTTCGTTTTCTCTATCCGCCACTTCAAAGATAGTGTTCAAAACCTTTATCATTTTTAGGTTATCTTCATACAGTTCTGAAACCATTTCGTATGAGGTTAGTATTTCTGTTTGGTCTTTGATAACACTAAGTTTTGCAAAGGGCATAAATCCTGCTGGAACATAGTCATTTAGAATACGAATATATTCTGCGGTCTTGTCAATGGAGCCCTCAACATCTTCAATAATTTCATCAAACATTTTATGAAGCTGAGGGAAATCCGGTCCTTCTACGTTCCAGTGAAAGTTTTGAGCTTTGAAAAGAAAGCCGTATGTTGATCCTAATAATATTTTTAAGCTATCACTTAGCATTATGAATTCCTTTAATTTAAATTGTTTTTCAATGGAACATTAGATAACTGTCAATCACATCTTTGCGATTAGCAGCCCTGTCTCCTGCACCTGGTTGCACTATTACATTCCACTTTGGAACATTACTAGGTGGAATAGAAAGCATTTCATCATAAGATATAATCGTATTTACATCCACATCGTACTTATCTGCTAGACGCTGCTTAAATAAATCTAATGCTTCTTGGTTCTTGAATTGAGTCCTGCCTTGTTCATCTTTGATAAGCTTTGTTCCTTCCCTAGCGATCAAGTCAAAGAACATACTTTTAGGAACAGTGATTCCCTGTTTCACTACATTACCTTGCTTCTTATGAAACTCAATCTTCTTAACTTCAGATGACTTTGATCCACTGCTAAAATTAATAATGAAGTTATCTGGTTTGTCGTCAGTGGCTACGTCTGCGATTTTAGTGTAAGCATAGAATTCAACCGCTGGATTCTTTTTTGCTACTTCGTATGCCATATTCAAGTATTCTTTACTGAAGAAGTCACCTGCATCGTGCCAACGAACTACCAACTTTATTCCTTTCTTATCCATCTTCTTTTTGATATCATGAATTTCTTGATTTACCATATTCATGTATCCTTCAGGATCATTTACTAAAAAGTTTAAAGCTTGTGCTGCACTCATACTAGAATTAGGGAACATAATGTATCCTCCTTTTCTAGCGTAACAAAACAATTGACACTCGCCTGCTTTTGGACAAGTAGTTATTTCTACAAACTCACCGGTCTCTTCATCAATTACAAGCCCTTTCAATGCAGGGAGAGTTAGATCATATATGATCTCTCCTTCCTTCGCAGATTTCTTCATCTTGGCGTTTGTCCCTAGGATAGAAGATGGTCTCTTAGTAATCTTATTGGCCAAGTCTTCCAAATCCCACACATCTTCGCCGTCGTCGCTTTTTGTTATTTTTACATTACTTGCATGTATAATAGGGCCAGTCACTTTTTCTTTCTTTGACTTCGTTCCCTTCATAGTGCGATCAACGTAACCATAGATTTCTTCGTGCCCTAGTCTACGATGAGGTGCGTTAAGGCCGATTGCTTCATCGACAACCTTAGTGATTGGCTTTACCTGAAATCCGCCTAGTGTTTTTTCATTTAGCTTAGACTGTACCTCTCTATCTTTGGGTCGATTGCCAAGTTCACGATCTTTTGCTTCTTTATAATCAATGAAGTCTCTTCCTAGTTTTTTAGCTAAGATTTGCTCTTCGTCTAACGCAGCTTCAGATACTGACTTTGATGAACTTTTTTTCTTTTTTACGCAATTGTTTACTCTTACTCCACCTTTAATTTTAGTGCCAGATTTTCTGTACCCTTTCCAACATTTTGGATCTAGTCTTTGTTTAATCTTTTTTGCTTCTGCGACCTCACTCTCTTTTAGAGTGAGTCCCTCTGACATATTCGTCAAACTTTTCCTAACTGCTCTAGCAACGTCTTGAGCTAGCGCAGTCGGGTCACCTTCACCATAATTTAATACACTAGTGATTGCAGCTTGAATAACTCTATCACCTGCTTTTCTAGCTAAGTTGGGATAGGATTGTTCAAATGCTGTATAGATTTCGTCAGCACGGGTTTCGTCATCTTCATTTACAAACTTTTTGCTTGTTCTAATTCCACCAAAGATACTACCTTTTCCTTTTGTTCTAGAATGAGTAACGCCAATTGGAAATGCCATTGGTGCAACGCTACTTGCAGATGTCATTTCGGTTAACCATCCCAAGTCTCTATTACTATCCCATGCTCCGATTCTTATTCCATTTTCATTTAGAGCTTCATACTTCCCTGATTTTACATGAGAAATCTTTCCCTCTAGTACTTTTACTGCCGACACCCAAACTTTTTGATCAGTAAATTTTTTCTTTGATTCTAGGAACGTACTGCTTCTCCCAAACTTTGGTGCTTGACTATCTGCGCCATATGGATTACTTGCAGGAGTGACTACGCTTTCTGTTTTTCTGCTAGCTTTCATTTCACTTAACCCCATGTTTTTCTTCGCAATATCCATTAGCTGTTTTATCCATTCTGAGTCAAGTTTCTTTGCACCAAAGTCTCCGCTGTTATACGCTTTTTGCCATGCTGCAAATTGTTGCTCAGGTGAAGCATTTGGGTCTTTTAGTATGTTTCTCAAATATGTCCCACTGACCCCTGTTCCTCCCTTTTCAGACTCTCTTGGAGTAACATAAGGCATTGCTTTAACATGCTCGTATCCAGCAAACTTATTGACTGCTCTCATCAGAGACTTGCTCCAGTTAGCTGCCATACTCTCACGATCAGTACCAACTGTTATGATAACATTATCAAATCTAGGAGGCTGACCGGGTCTAGGATTTATAAGTTCGTGTTTAATTTTTTGTAATAGGTTGCCACCCTCTTGAGTTACAGTTGAAATATTGTTTGCATATTGAGGGTACAACTTTTGCCATGTTTGTACTTTGACGCTAGGTGGAATAGGATCATCTTTTCCTTCTGCTGGTCCAATGAACATGAAGGGTTCTCCACCGACTTCGTTTGCTTTGTCAATTGCATACTTAAACAGTTGTTGATGTCCAACATGACCTATTGCGCTACCTACTGCAACTACTGCTGTCTTGTTCGATCTTGGCCCAGAGGAAACTGGAGTAGCTTTCTTTGCAGCCATAATATCCTTCATTTCTTGGCTAGTTACCTTTAACACCATTCCACTAGGCATGTTGATAACTAAACCTTCTATGACTTTGCCGAGTTGATCTTTTCCTTTGATAGCAGGGCTATTTATAATTGCATCTGATACTTGTTTCTTTGCAGACGATAAGAATTTTCTAACCTGTTCCTTTTCTGGAGTCAATCCCTTTGTCTTTAACGTCGCAGTAATCTCGTTTTCATTTTCTAATACTTTATCAACTATAGGACCTAACTGAACTCCCTTTTGTTTCAAAGCATTGTTCACTACTTTTATATTGGGACTGCTCAGTGAAAGTAACTTTTTCTTTATCTCCATTCCATCAGGTCTATCTTCACCTGTGCTGAATGATTTGATAAAGATAGGAACGAGGGTCATTACTTTTCCTAACTTCTTTGGATCGTATGTGATGTTAACAAACTTGTATCCGCCATCAGATTTCTGAGCCATTGCGTTGAACATCATCTCTGCTTGAACAATAGTATCGGATGGAAGACTTTTCACAAGATCGCTAGTTAGGATAATCTTCAATGCCTTGTCATAGTTCTTTGTGAATTCTAAACGCTCTGCATCTTGACCTACGCTGATTCCGTATTTTTCAAAATCACCATAGTTCTCAATATACTTAGGCTCTGTTACCCTCGAAGTCATGAAGAAAGGTTTTCCAGACTCATCTTTTCCAAAGCGAATTCCTGCACCATCTGCTTTTAAGTTAATTTGAACATTGTCTAATGTTCCACCATTCTCTGCGATTTCTTTGCAGAATGCAATAAAATCAAGGTCTTGTATTTCTGTACTTGAACCTGGATTGTATATATGCTGAACACCCTTTCTCTTAAAGTTCGGCTTAATTGTGGCCTCTCTTAAAGACTCAGTTGGAGTCATCTTATAGTTATCTTTGTATTGCTTTATCATAGGAAGCAAGTCGCTTGGTTTTTCTAGACCTAGCACTTCCATTGCCTTGTTGATAGCTACGGTCTTTTCTGTTATGTCACGATCGGGATCATTCTTGTAAATACCTTGTGCACCAGGTCCTACTGTTTTTTCTAAAAATGTTCTAAAAACAGTCTCCTTTTCTTCCTGTGATAAAACAGAACTCATAATTTCAAGTAACCCAACAAAAGACCAAAGCTTATTAGAAACTTTCTTTAGACTTGCAGGAGACAATCTTTTTCCAAACAGACTTAAAAATATTTTGCCTACATTTTGTTCGTAGCCTGCCGCAGGTGCAGCAGACATAACTGGAAGACCATCTTTTACTAATGGCGTATTTCCATCCATAACTGGAACATATTTTATTCTTAATCCGCCCCCTTCTTTGGAGGAAACTGCAAACGAAAACATATTGTCTACAGTGGGTACATCCTCTTCTTTTCTTTTCTTCCCTTTGCCTACCATTTTTCTCAAAAGAAATTCTCTTTTGGTTAATGAGGCTAATGACTGAATTAAGAATTTATGGAAAACTCCTTTGATAGAGTTTTGCATATCGTCCCAAGAAGAAGAGTGAGAAAATCTTGACCATTCAGTAGGAAGACCTTGATCGAAAGATACAAACTCAAAATCGATTTGAATAGTTATCGGTAAATCTTCAAATCTCCAAAGACTTGAGTACTGTTCATTACCACGCTGATATCCAATGAATATAGCTGGTCCAACTTGTTTACCTTTAACGTCATTGAGGAATGCAGCGAGTGTGGTTTCTTTCTCTTTATCAACCATTGTGTCGATATCACCGACCTTTGGTTTTACTTTAGTAAAAGTCTCATCAGAGATATTCACATCATTAAAGAAGTGCAATGATGATCCACTTAGGAACGTTCTATTCTTTAGTAAGGTGGGTTCCCATAGATTTGAGCCTGCATGTTGTCTGTATGCTTTGTCGATGCTCAATAGCAAGGTATTCAAAAGGGGAACCATAAAGCTTCTTTTGTGAACTAGCAGATTGATTTGTTCAGCTTCATGTCCATCTAGTGATAGATTTCCTCCCTCCATTATAGGGGTGCGTATTCTAGTAGAAAGTTCAAATATTTTCATAGTTGTCTCAAGTGATGTTTATGTATTTAGCGAATTTACATTGAAGTCCAGTCTTCTCAATTACCTGCGTAACAAAGTTTTCATATCATACCAATTAGTATGGAATGCATAATATTCTCCGTTAATTAGAATTTCATGACCTGACTGCAAGGCTCGGTGCATTTTATCATTTCTAAGCCCATGTCGATCTATTAGTTCTTTTACGTCAATCGAACTCCAATCAATTTTCACGTTTGAGTTAACCCATCTCCAAAGATCCAACAGTATTGCTTTGGAATACTTACTTATAAACATGCCATCAGTTTTGCTATTCAAATGAGAACCAGTGATGTCTACGATACTGTTAATTCTAGGTTCTAGCCAATCTTTGTTACTAGAATCCATACGATTGCCACTTTCTAAAAATTGATGTACTTCTTCAATGAACATAATAGCTTTCTTTTTTTCTTCATCGGAAATAGAAAGTGCGTTTGACTGAATGTCTCTCTTCAATAACCTAAGACATCTAAGAATCATACTCTTTCTTGCAGGTAAAGGTACACCCTTTTCCCCGGTAAGGAATGAATCCAGCCCGGGGTATTGAGAAACAAATTCTTCATAAAAGTCTTTATATTTCTCGCTCCATGTAAAGGTGAATCCGTTCTTAGGAAAAATGTAATATACATTGTCCTTTCCGTATATTTCTGCAAACGAAAAGCTTGAAGTGCAGTACAAAGAATTACCACGTAACGCTGTAAAACCAGCCGATTTTAGTACAGTATCAACGACAGTTTGTATTTCGACAGGTGTATCCATTGGCTTTTTTCTAGGCTTCGTGTAGTCCCAAAACGCAACAGGTATGTTTTTCTCTAGTGCTCCTTTTATTCCTCGATATAAAAAGGTGTCACTAGATCCAAGCATTTTCAAAAATTCACTGCATTCAGTTCGTATAAGTTCCGCTGGATCAACATCTTCGGGAATGGGAACTAAAGTCAATTTAGGAGCCTCATCCTCTTCTCTTAGCAGAGGGGGAACACCGTTCCTCTTAATCTTTGAACCTAACTTAGCTGCATTCTTCTGCATTGTGTCTGGTTTTATATCCACAGTCAGAGCAGTTTTAAATCTTGGATCGTTGGCTTCTTTTTTGCTTGGAATGTATCCTGACGCTGATTCATTAACACTACGAGGTATCAACAACTCGGGCATTCTATAGTCATCTACATTAGCTTGGTCGTACGGCTTAAGAGACTTCTTATACTTCAATGCTGCTGCTTCTTTTTCTTCGTCAGTTTTTGCTCTGTAGAACTTATTAGCAAATACCATATCTCCCACTAATGTGCCAGGAACAATTTCTACCTTAGCTGGTTTATAGTATCGTAGTTTTTCTGGATCTTTACCTGTGAGGCTATAAAATGTTGATATCCATTTGTCAGGGTGTAGCGCAAAAGTATGAGTTTTTCTTTCTGGAACTAACTCTGCAAGTGGATCGTTACCTTTGAAAAACTTAGGTAATTTTTGTAAGTGTGTAGCTGTTTTTTCTTCATTAACTTGGCCTTCGTGTTCACCTCGGATTGCTCTGTCTACATAGTCACTTGATACTTCTTGTTCAAGGTCTATTTGAACCCCTAATTTTTTTGCCAATTTAATAATTGCATTTCGTGCCGATTGGTCTTTGTAGATCGCAGAAAGACTTCTTTGCCCTTCATCATATTCATCCCAGTCTTGCATTAATGGGATAACATTGGGTATCTTTTTTAGTTCATTGAAGAGGTGTTGTTGAAGTTCGGCATCCGTAGCATCGGGGAAGTTTGGATTAACACATACAAATTCTATTTCTTTGTAGCTTGTTTTACTTTCACTCAGTTGCTGATAGTCATGCGTCTCATATTCCACTAAGATGCTTTCTAATAAATCAGAAACTACTTTGATATTTGATGGAGGTATCCTAGAAGTGATTGCGATTTCATAGTCTGCTCCATCGATTGTTTTAACTGGTAGACCAAATGTACTGATTGCTAGCAATGCGAGTTCTTCATTTTCTTCTAGTTCGTCCCCTAGCCAATTCATTAATGCATCGTGTACTGAATCCTTATCCTTAAAGCAGTAGATTGCAGGAGTGTCTTCTCCTATTTTTTTCGATCTATCACCGATCTTAGGAATTAATCCCCTAGCCAAAATAGGATTCAGATTTTTCTTCAGAGTGACATGATAAACAGTTTTTGGAATACCAGTTGATTCTTCAAGATTGGCTTTGTTCAATTTAGTGTAATAGTTAGGATCTTCCTTAAGGTGATCCAATGCAATTTGCATAGCAATCTTTTTGTCATAAGTATGCTCTAATTCTACTTGAATGCCTTTTTTTAATTGTGCTTTTATTTGCTGAACAGTTACTTTATGTCGTTTGGCAAGTTGATCAACAGACAAAGTTTTTTTGTTTAACGGTGATGATTCTGGTAAACTTAGTCGTATATCGTGTAGATCATTTTTTGTTTGATGTAGTTTATCAATGACACCTTGTGTTCTAAGCACTTTGAATGCAAGATTTTCAGGACCAAACTCACCGTGTTTGTCTAATCCAGCTTGGCGATATCTCTTTATAACTCTGAGTAGTTCATCTATCTTCTTTTCATCTTTGGCTTTGATTGCAGCATCTGCGATATCTGCGAGCTTTTCATACTTTAACCTTGCTGCGGTTTCATCTACACCTGATCTTCTTTTCTTTGGTATGTGCAACCATTTATCATGCAAAACACTATACTCACCTAAACTAATTACAGGCTCAGCCGCATCCTGTACATATAATTCAACTTCGTACCCTCGAATGAATATGTCATGATATTCGTTGTACAGATTCTTTTTCTCTTTGAATAGCTCTTTATAAATTTCATCATTGGAAAGTTTTGTCATATCCACTAGGATATGCAAATCGATGTCACTATGCTTAGTGTAGGAGTAAGCTGCATTTGATCCAGATATAGTTATATCTTCGATATCTAAATCAGAAATACCCAAATATTCTATGAAGTCTTCAGCAATGAGTAACAGTCTATCTCTTACTTCTGCCCGTAGCTCTTCGTTTTTAAACAATGCAGGATTTAGCTCATCATGAAATTTGATCGCATCATCAAGTCGAAATTTATCTAGTTCAGTTAGTTTCATTGTTCATACCATTTTATAGAATATTTATGCAAAAAAGGCTACTTGAGTTAAGTAGCCTTTTGAGTTAAGCGAGTAAGAATTAAGACTTCTTAACTTTTGCGTTTTTGTGTGGTTTTTCTTCCTCTGCCGTATCAACAACTTGAACCTGAGCTTGATTTTGATTTCGAAGTTCCTCTACATACATTGGACCTATTGTATTCATCAAGTGCTGTTGATTCTCCATACAGAAAGTATACGTTCCCGTATGTCGTAGAAGCACTCGCTTATCTACATAAATTTTGCCACCTAAATCACGCCAGTTTTCACAGAAGGTCCAATCTTCAGAATAATATCTCGCTTGACGAACTGCGGTATCGAAGTAAGTTTTTAAATACTTATCAAACTTTGGATCAAGTCCAATGTCATTCTTGTAAGGCTTTACCGCTGGATGCGCGTTTAGTTTGTCAAACACATGACGTTTCATCAGTAAGAATCCAGTGCCTGCTTTACTAACTTCCTGCAACCCATCTGGTCCTTCTTCTGCTCCATCAAAGCCGTTTACTACCCAGCGAATGGGCATAGTTTTCATGGGATACAAACCACCAATTACATCTTTATCGTGATTTAGCAGAACCAGTAAATGCCAAGGTTCCCAGCCAATATCTGCATCGACAAAGAATAAATGAGTAGCATCGGTGTTATCTAAAAACTTTGCAGTCAATGTATTTCTGGCCCTGCTAATCAGAGACTCATTGGTCATCGTCTCCAAAGTCCAATCAATTCCAAGTTGTCTTGCAGTGTTTGCCCACTTAATAAAACTCATGAAAGTAGATTCTGTAAGCATACCACCGTAACATGGCATTGCAATATGAACTCTAGTAGTTCTTAAATAATCAACGTTCACTTGTACTTGATTTTGTGGTTGAGCTTCTTGTTCAGGAGCAGCTTGAGTTGGTTCTACCTGAGTGGATTGTTCTTCGTTTGGTGTTGTCATAGTTTCCTCTAAGATTTATGATACTATTTAAGAGGAAACTATGTGTGTGATTTTTTTCTTAGTAACTAATTTTGATACTGTGGATTAAACCTGAAGTCATTCCCACCATTTTTGCTCTAACCCAAACATAATTGCCGTAAAGGTTAGCAAAACTGTTTTGTGTCAATGACGAACAGGGCAAGGTCATTATAGTGAACCAATCTGTGTCATTGGAAGATGGATCATCTGCCAGTGAAGCTTGAATCGTTATCAGCCCTGTTACGTTAGTTAAGTTCCAAGTAATAGTTTGAAGATTGTTGCCACTTACATAATAAGAAGCGGCAGGTTGTTTAGTTCCTATATGATTGGGGTTATCCCCTTCATATGCAACCTGCGAAAATAATGGGATTACAGTTGGCTGAGACATTAGTGCGTGCCTGCGTCAACAGCCTCAACTACTACGCCATCACCTATTAGTTCTTCTACTACCTGTTCTATTGAAGATAACAAGGCTTCGTTAATAACACTTTCTTTAGAAGAGGTGTGTTCTTTTTCTAGTCTACTAATAGAAACTATAATGTTTTCAGTTACAATCTTGGCCATAAAAACTCCGTATAAGAGTATTTATTCCACTTCTGGTCTTTGCTCCAGTTTAAAGTGTTTCCCGATTATATTACCATACTTCAATCTCATGAAGAAGATTTCCTTTTCGTCATCCAGGTCAACGAATAGACTGCTATGCACCCAATATATTGAACCATGTTTTTGTCTATCCATCCATCTAGATAGTGCATAACTCGGTTTAAACTCAGGTTTACTTTTTATAAACCGAATGAAGCTTTTGCCCTCATCCGCAGTGATTTTTGTATACTGTAAGTAAACCCTAAAGTTATTTTTAGGTTCACGTTTAAAGTACATGACATCCGCAGAATGAAGTACATCTGCAATCACGAATGTTTGATTGCAGTCATCAAACAATTTACCTACTTCTTTCAGATAATCTAAGTCATTACTGAAAACGCAAGCCGTGTTTCTCTCGATCCTAACTAAGCATTTGTTTTTTCGATTTTCATCGAACTTCCATTCGATGAATTTCTCAAGATTAGATTGGCCCTGTTGTAATCTATTATTGATTTTTAAGGAGTTATTTACACCTAGTTTCCTTCTGAACGAAGAAACGTCGGGTGTGTCCCATAAGATTCCAACTCCATACAACTCAATCCTTACTTTATAGGTATATCTGTTGTAATAGAGTTTATTCCTGGATTCTACGAAATCCACCCCTGAGATACCAGCAGCCTTTCTCATTGATTATGCCTTTACTTCAATTGTGCCGTCTTCAGAAACAGCAGCAGTAATTTTTTTCTTAACATCAAAAACGATTTCTTTCTTCTTGTTAAGTTTAACAGTAATGGTAGCGTTTTTCAGTTGCTCAAAGAGAATCTTTTTAGAAAGCGGAACACGAATCAATTCATCCATTTTTCTTGATAGTGGTCGTGCGCCCATTTTGCTATCATATCCCACTTCAGCTAGATACTCGACCACTGGTTCAGAGAGATTCAAAATAATCTCATGCGTGTCTTTGAGTGACTTTTTCAGTTCATTTGCAAACTTAACTACGATCTTCTTAATAGCCAAGTCATTCAACTTGTCAAATGTACAGATCATGTCCAGACGATTTCGGAACTCAGGTTTGAAGAATTCTTTCAGAGCCTTTTCTTGATCCCCGGTACGAGTTTGACTACCAAACCCAATGACGTTTCGTTCACTATCACTAGCGCCCAAGTTGCTCGTCATGATAACAATAGTATTTTTTGCATTGACTACTTTACCATTACTACCAGTAACTCGCCCATCGTCTAGTAACTGCAAGAATACGTTGAAGATGTCCGGATGAGCTTTTTCGACCTCATCGAAAAGAAGGATACTGTGAGGATTCTTACTTAGGTCGTTAATGAGCCTGCCCCCACCTAGATTACCTTCGCCGAAACCAACGTACCCCGGAGGAGCACCTAGCAGAGAAGAAACACTGTGCTTTTCGCTGTATTCTGACATGTCATACTTAACCAGAGGCATATCTAGATTTTTGCTTAGTTGTCTTGCAAACTCTGTTTTACCTGTTCCAGTCGGCCCTAGAAATAAGAAACTTCCCATTGGTTTGTTTGAGTTTCCAATTCCAGTAAAGCTGACATATAGCCTATCTAGCACTTTGTTAACTACATCCTCTTGACCAAACAGATTGTCTTTGATGTTAGCTTCTAAGTTTTGCACTAAGTTAATAGAGTTATCGTTGAGTTTGTTTGCAGGGATGCCAGTCAACTTTTCTACCTGAGCATTAATAAGTTCCTTAGTGATGAGGGCATTTTCCACTCCCTTTGCTCGTTGTCTTGCACATGCTCCGTCTAGCAAGTCAATCGACTTATCAGGGTTTTTCCGATCGTGAATATAGCGCGAAGAACTTTCTACCGCTGCTACGATTGCTTCGTCCGTAATAGTAACATTGTGGAAATCATTAAGACGCTGACTCAATCCTCTTAGGATACGAATGGTGCTGTCATGTGAAGGTTCATCCACATTAATTTTGTAGAATCTACGCATTAGAGCGCGATCCTTTTCAAATGATTCGTAGTAATCTTCCCAAGTAGTACTTGCAATTACTTTAAGTGTACCTTTAGTAATTGCGGGTTTGATCATGTTAGCGAAGTCAACGCTACTGCCATTTGATGCACCAGATCCCTTCATAGTGTGTGCTTCATCGATGAATAGGATTGCGTTTTTCTTTGAATTCAGAGCATCCAAAACTGCTTTGATTTTTTCCTCAAAATCACCTCGATACTTTGAGCCTGCAAGAAGAGATCCAATTTCAAGAGAATAAACTTCATGCCCTTTAAGAAATTCAGGAACGTTATTATCATTGATTAGTTGTGCAAGACCCTCAACGATAGAAGTCTTACCTACACCAGGATCCCCGATCATCAGACAGTTGGATTTATATTTCTTTGCTAAAACGTTGACAATATCATCAAGTTCCGTGCTGCGACCAATTAGTGGTTCAAGCTTTCCTGCTTTTGCCATCTTAGACAAATTGATTGTAAACTCAGACAAAATTCTCTCTGCTTGCTTTTCACTGATAAGATTGTCTTCGTCATTACTTTGATAATTTTCTTGCCAAAAAACAGCAAACTCATGTTTTTTGATTCCGTACTTCAGCAGGAAATAATGAGCGTGAGAAGTCGATTCATTTGAGATGCTGAGATAGAGATCCAAGGTAGTTACAGCTTGACGGCCAGTAAATAGAACTTGAGTGACGCACCTATTCATCACTCGTTCTAGGCTATTAGTTTTCTTAGGTTGTGCCGATGATTTGGGATCTTTTCGTACAATAGAATTTAGACCATCAACATAGGCAGATACTTCAGCCGTAAGTGCGTTAACATCAGCACCAAACTCCTCAAGACAAGTCTTGAATGAACTTTGGGTAATCAAAGATAGCAGCAGATGCTCGATGGTGCAATATTCATGGTTGCGTTCCTTTGCAAATTCTACTGCTCGTTCAATGATGTTTTCAATTTCGGGTGAGTTATTCAATTTAAAGTTCCTTTATTATAGGTGTTTATAGCATCAACAATACGCTGATCAATGATATCAGGCATAGTAGGTTTAATCAATACAAATTGGTCACCTACTTGATTTCTAGTGACAATTCCTTCCTTTGGGATTCTAAGTAGGCTTCCAGGTTGAGTTTTGGGTTTTATATTAATCTCTAGCGTTTTACCAGATAACGTAGTAGTTCGGATCGAACCACCAGTGATCAAATCTAGAACACTAACCTCTTCAGAGGTATAAAGATCCAATCCTTTCCTCTCAAATTTAGGATGAGGGAGAATTCTAAATTCTACCATCAAGGTTACATCTTTGATGAGATTGTTGAATCTATATTGCTGTCCGTTTTCTACTCCGTCGGGGACATCTATTTTGACCGTGTGCAATTGCCCATTAATGTTCAAGTTTAATATTCTTTGAGAACCAGAAGAGATTTCCTCTAGTGTAAGAGGTAGTACAGTCTTGCATATAACCTCTCTTCGTTGATGTTCTTTGTGTTGACGTAAAATCTGATCGAACAGATTTTCCATGTTGCTTGTGCCAAAATTGAAGTTAAATCCTTCAGGAAAATTGTTCGTGTTCGGGGCGTCGTACCTTTGCCTCTTTGCAGGGTCGGAAAGTGTATCGTATGCTTCTTGAATTTGCTGGAACTTTGCAGTATCACCCCCTTTGTCGGGATGATGCTGACTGGCTAATTTTCTGTAAGCCTTTTTTAGTTCCTCGGATGATGCAGTTTTAGATACGCCTAGTATATTGTAATAATCCATATATGATTCTAGCAATAAGTGCTAATATCAATATTTATTGGTTATAGACGACTCAATCTTTTCTTTCGTTCTACCATATGCTGCGATACCAAGAACTGCACCCATTGCTAAATGAAATAGTCCTGCACCCTGCAATGTAAGTGGCTGCCATTGATTTGTTACCTGTCCTGAACTATATGCTTGTAACAAAGACCAAAGTATAGGGAATATGATAAAATCAGTCACACAAACTACCATGTACATCCATCCCATAAATGGGCGCCATTTTCTATTTAACCAATCTTGATTAGTATTAGCAACCAAAACTTCCGCACCTTGAGCAGCATTTATTCCTGCTTCAGTTAACACAGTTTGTTGCGAACTAACGTTAAATTGATTCATTGTAGGATCTGCACATAGCAACTCATATGCAATATCATTTGTTGCTATTGGCATCTCGGTAGTAACTCGTGTAGCTAATCTCATTTTAAATCCCCGAGTTGATAATAAAATTTCTTAACTCATCATCCATTTTTTTACTGGGTAGTACTGACAAACCTGCAATGTTACGCATTTCATTGAGTTCGCCTTCTTTTGCTTCTCTATATTCATGAGGACTGCATTTGATAACTTGTTTTAGTATGTCTTCGTCTGCATCATAGTCCTCGTCTTCTACTGTAACCGACCAGTCATCCAATGCCATTCCAGTTAGTGTTTCTAAGTCAGACAACAAGGTAATGATTCTTTTTGGTGTAGTTGATCTTCTGTCCATCTCGACAAAAACTACATACTTATTTGTGTCTAATTCACCATCTGATACCTTAGCATCAAGAACCCAATCATACCCACGTTCAAACCAGTTTGCCAAATCTGCTCCTGCTTGTCGACCTCTAACTACAAAAGCTACTGTTACGATGTCATCATCGTCGCCTGTTTTTGCCACATATTCATCAACAGAAATATTAGGTTCTATTTGACCGTCAAAATCAAGATAATCTAGACCTTCTTTTACTATTTTACGCATTACATCATTCCCCCCATTGGGTTTGGACCTGCCGCCGGGCTCGGGAATGGTTCTGCTCCTGGCATTTGTCCTGGCATTTCTTGTTGATTATCTTTCTTAGAATCGTCATTCTCTAACTCTTCTTTGTTCAAGTCTTGTTCGTAAGCATCATCCAAGTCTGAAAGATCAACTGTTTGACCTGCCAAATCTACGCTACCATCTCTGATTTCATCCATCAAGTCTTTTGGCATTTCTATTCTTATCAACCAAACATGTTTCTCAGTAAGCTTAGGATAATGTGTCCCAGGCCTATAATCATCTGGCGTTTTTATGACAACTGGAACTTTGATCGTTGTCTTCTTAAACTGAACGTTGCATCCTAGCTCAAGCAATCTAATTGCTCCCTTCGGATTAGGCATAAGTTTCTTTGGATACATAAATGTACAAGAAACAGTGTATCGCTTGATTACTGGACCTTCTACTAGCTCACCCAGTTCCCAGTTTCTAAAAGCGTACAGATTTGCCTCATCTAGACAACGTTCAAAGTCTAATAAAGTATTAATAGACCCATCACTAGTGTAAATGTTTTTGATATTGTTAACAATATCATTGTGTTCAATTGAATTGAAAAACTTTTCGGTGCTTTTGCTCATGATGAAGTATTTATCACCGCAGCACAAGATTGCTCGGAACAACTTTTATTACCCGGAGCCTAATATTTATGTAAAATTCTTACACAATAAATGCACTAGTTGTCGCATGTTGAGTACCCTTAAATAGTCATGTAGCTCAAGCTATAAGTTAAACGACAGGAGAAATAACTTTGGGAAAACGCAAGACTAGTGAGCTTAGAAAAGATGACGCTTTCTTAGCCCACAAAAAACAACAAACAAAAACGTTCTACATGAGTGATTCGAAAACTATTCCGTTTGAAAGACCAAGTAAATATCAAGCACGTTCTCAATCAGTAGACTTAGTACCCAAAACACTTAATCAAGAAAAATACATTCTTTCTCTGTTAGACCAAGAAAATGATATAGTAGTGGTCACCGGTCCTGCAGGCACAGGGAAAACGTATTTAGCAATGAAAGCAGCAATCAAAGCACTTAAATCAGGAGAATGCAAAAAGATTGTACTCACTAGACCAATGGTAGAAGTAGAAGATGAGAAACTAGGATTTCTACCAGGGGATGTTAATCAAAAAATGGAACCTTGGATGTTACCATTATATGACGTTTTTCATGAGTTCTATTCTGTTGAAGAAGTTCAATCTATGATTGAACACAAGATCATAGAAATTGCTCCACTTGCATTTATGCGAGGAAGAAACTTAAAGAACTGCTGGATTATACTAGATGAGGCACAGAACACGACACCTAATCAGTTAAAGATGCTTCTAACTAGGATAAGCGAAAATAGCAAAATTGTTATCACTGGTGACATAGAGCAAACCGATAGACGCAACGCACAAAACGGGCTGCTCGATTTACAAGAGAGAGTAGAAAGACACGCCGTGCCTGGATTGAAGTTATGTAAGTTTGAATTGAAGGATGTTCAAAGACATCGAATTATTGAACATATCTTGAAAATGTACGCATGAAAAAAGGGGCAAAGCCCCTTTTTTCATGCTGCTTCCTGTAAGAGTCTTTGCATCACGGTTGGATAATGCTGATTATAATAGCCAAATAGACTATCCCAATCAGTATCGAGTTTTTTCCCATCGACTGTGCATTGCATTACCTTCTTTTCTTTGAAGTCCATAATGACACTTGCAGTCTGCTGATCGCTGACCTTTACCTTCTTTGCAATTGAGACTGCTTCATCAATCTGACCATTTGGTTTTTTGTAATATGTTACAATAAAATATCTCATTCTTCATATCCTTTAGTTTGTTTTATAGGGACGTAAGTTCAACCAAAGAAGCACTCAACGCAATTTCAGGGATACCAACAAGAGTCAGATTAACTAGTCCATTACGAATTACCAAAATCGCAGCATCTCTTTTTTCGTTAGTATCTCCCCATAGATTTAGATTGTTATACATCCACATGTAGATACTTTCGATTCTAGAAGGATATAAGGATAAGTATTGAAGAATTTGTTTTCTACCGTCAATGACCTTACCTTTTTTGAACAGTTCCACTGCTTCTACTAACATTGCATCATCTGAAGTTGTTGCCCCGCTAGCGACAAGCAGTTTTCCAGTCTTGCTTTTTTCTTGCAGTTGATTTAGGCATCTCCTTAGATCAGGATATGTTGCCTTAACATACTCATCCAAGACTTCCAAATCAAAATCAATTCCTTCTTTTACAAGGATAGTAGCGGCTCTTGCTGTAAACTCAGTAATATCAGGTTTGGCTGCTTCAAAAGAAAAGCATCGACTGGACCTGATTGCAGGGATTACCTTGTTAGGATAATTACATGTCATGATGAAACGTACGGTGTCAGCGTAAGTTTCCATATCACTTCGAAGTGCAGCTTGAAACGCAGTAGAGGTGTAGTCAACCTCATCAAGGAGTACAATTTTAAATTTACCAAATGGTACTGTTTGAATAAAGTTGATCAGTTTATTGCGGACAATATCAACGCTATTCTCGCGGCTAGCATTGATCTCAAGTACATCGAGAGATTCTACCCCAAGTTCATTGATGAGGACTTTTGCTAGTGTGGTTTTGCCCACACCAGCTTCTCCCCAGAGCAATAGATGCGGAATAGATCCCTCTTTGATCCATGCTTGAACTTGGCTTCGTTGTCCTTCATCAGTGAAGACGTATTCATCAAGCGTTTTAGGCCTATAACGTTCGACCCATAGTTTATTGTCTAGCATTTATACCTTCAGAGTTTCAATAGTGATGATTTTGCTCAGTGCTTCACCCAGTTCTTGTTCTGACGGGATGATATGCAATGTGGTATTAGTATTTCCGGTCTTCTTGCAGAAGGTTCGAACTTCGCTCACATAGCCGCCACTAGCAGGATATACTTGGAAATGAATCATTGGACGCATATCTGGAGTCTGCATAGGCGCACTCAACGTCAACCTATCTGAGTCACAGATTAATCTATCCTCACCTTGATATTTTGTCTTTTCCAATGCTTTGCGAATTTTTTTCTTAAGCTGTTTCTTAGTTATCTTCATTTGTACCTCTTATAGTGCTTTATCACTTATAGTGTCATCATGCACTGGTTTGTCAGAAACTAATAATATATCCTTAGGATCAACTTTCCTAATAGTTTTTTTCCCTTCTGAGTTTTCAATATCAATTCCTCTAGACCATCTACCGTGATTGACTAGAATATATTGACCCACTTTGACATCTTGTTGTTCTGGTCCGATCGCATAGACCTTTGCCCATCTAGGGCGAATACCAGAGCTTTTCATGTCATCACTTAGTAAGTAAATACCACCGTTTGTGATTCTCTCATCAAACGACATATCACAAACTAAAATCGTATCGTGGAGTGGTTTTAGTTTAGAAACCTTATTTGGTTCAAATGCTAACTTGCTTTGCATGTTATTCCTTTTTGAAATCTTCGTCTTCCATTTCAAGTTCAAGCTCTTCTGGACGCAACTCAATAGGTTTGATAGTATTAACGACTGGGCCTTTTGCTGTTGCAACCGGAATAGGTGATCTGTTTGGAGAAGAAGGCTGTACTGTTTTGTTATAGGTTTTGCTTATTCGTTGAGTATTTTCCTTGATAACTCGATTGTGACTATCGAGTGTGTCACCCCTCGCATTCACATTCATGTTACCAACTGCTCTTACCTTTTCGTGCTTGGTTGACATTGCACCCATATCAATAACACGACCTTGTGCTGTTCTATACTTACTCATTTGTTTCTCCTAATAGAAATAGTATTTAACAATAAACAAGTATTTGGATACCTTTTTATTTAAGAAATTCATGGACATCTAGTCCATACTGTAACGAGTTTATTTTATGAACTCCAATAAGAAATAGGACAAAACTAGAAACGCTACTTCCCCTGCCCACGCCCCAAACTATCTTGTTCTTACGCATGGTATCAACCAAATACTTCATATATTGAAGCATAGGAAACAAATCTCTTTCTTGATACAAAATTAGTTCTTTGCCTGCCCTGTTTAGTTCTTCATTAGAAGAACACTGATCTAATACCCATTCCGCGATATCCAATTCCTGATATTCTTTTGGCATTAGCCATTTGCTCTGAGCAGAGTTATCAAACTCCTCCAAAGAGCAATCAATTGGCTCATACTTATTTTGTTTAGGTAACCATTCTAGCTCAAGATCCTCATCAAATTTAATAGGTTCTTTGAGTAAAAAGGTGCCATACTTAGCATTTGGATCTTTGAGGTATAACCTACAAAGATCATTCTCGTCTAGTATCTGTCGACCATAAATATCGGTATTCATACCTTATTATATAGGCCTTGATTACATGAATCAAGAGTTCTTGGTAATATTGATGTGCCCATCAATATTTTGCTTCTTGTACATTTCCTGTGTCTTTCGGTAATACTCAGACTTGTAGCTTTCCAATACCATTTGAATCTGTTGTGCTAATCCTACGTTTTGCATTCTTGATGCAAAGATAAGTTTACTGGTCAAGTTTACAATCGCAGTTTGCAGTTCCTCAAGCGTTTTGTCAGAAAGATCATTGATAAATGGATGCTGCATCATTTTAATACCTATCTAAGGGAATTCGTTTCCATATAGGAGAAGATCCATCATAGTCATCAAAACATGCATACAAATAGTCAGTACTTACTTTAATGTGACCCGGTTTGTCAGAAGGGTCACCGATTGGAACTTGTTTTCCATATGCAGCGCCTGATACTATTGCGGAAGTGCTTGTTTGTAATGTCAATGAAACATTATTTGCGATTACATCTACTATTCCCACAAACACATTAGCCGAGTCTATTAATGTAGTGCCTGGTGCTAACTGTGTAGTAAATTGAGTTCCAGAGCCACTAACTAAATTACTACCTGAACTCTTAGTGATATTGCCAGTTAGTACTACATTAGCGACAGTAGGGATATCAAAATGTTTTTCAACTTTTGGTTTGTTGATTGGTTCAATAGTAATTGTCTTACCGCAATCAATAGTACTAAATCTAAGCTTTACCTCTTCTGCACCTGACGCAAAGGATAGTACTTTATTACTACCAGAAACATAATAGTTTTCGATAAAATTTGCAGAAGAATCAACACTTGAACCTATACTATTTGGTAAGTTGATGAACGTGTTAGCATCAACTGCTGTCAAGTATACTTGAACATTACTTTGTGTTCCCGCAGGTGCCCAGTTTATAAATTGTAAGTTTACCGAACTATTTCCTGCTATTGTTCCATACTGAACGTCACCTTTTGAAAGATCAATTGTCGTGATGCCTGAGATAGAGTTGCCTAAGTTATAAGTAGTAGCTCTAAAACCTTTTACTAGAGCATTACTTATTAAAGTGTTTCCCATATCATTGTTAATTGGGATACCAGCTAGCGGAGATTTGACTATAGCTTTAGTTTGGATATCCGTAATCTCTGTGTATGCAGTATCCAAGTTAGTTTTTATGGAGGTGAAGTTATCTCTAAAACCCTGAGAGGAGTTATTGACTCCTGGTACAGGATAGTTAGGATTGATTCCGTTTGTATTGATTGAACTCATTTATTTTAACCCTATAGCGTATTTATTGTGTGTCAGTTTGGCAAAATTGTTTGTCTTGGGAATAGCACATATTGATCAGTACTGTTCAATGGATCAGGGACAGGAGATGCACTTGGGATTTCGGTCCACGTTGGGAAATAAAGGTCAGTATCATAGTTGTATGTGCTGCTCTTGTCAATCGTATACCTGTCTATTTCAAAGTTTATTTGATTTAATTTATACTGCCACTGCGTTTCAATGTTGTTCTTTATCTGAGCGGCAAATCCAGGCTTCGTATAACAAATTACCCATGCTTTGACAAATCCAAGTGTACTTCCGTTTTCTTGCTGACTAGTCATCCATAACGGAAGTAGCTTACTGCTTGAGTTTTGCGGGATATAAGTTTTTACTTGCTCCAACATATTATCAAAACTATTGGGATACAATCTTCTGGTCGTGTTTGATGTCAAAGAAGTATAATACTTTTGATCAACTGTGTTTTCATAGCTAGTGTATATGTTGGTGGTACTAGTAAACCAAGGACTACTGCTATAAATTAATGTAGGCCACAAAATACTTTGGCTTATACTTTTTCCTGCGTTGTTCACTTGATCATCAATTATCACACTATAAACAACCTCATAGATAACATTGTTGTTCTCATCCCTTGCTTGTGCAGTTCTTAGCTCTCCTAATGTCACACTTTTTTTGTAATGATTCCTGTCTACTGATCGAATATAGTCTTCAACTGAAGATGCTGTCATCCCGTATGCAAATGGATAAATTACTTCTCTTGATTTTCCAAAGTAGATATCAGTTGGTCTATACAAGTAAGAAGTAGGTATAATATCCTCAGTGTCTAATAGAGAAGAAAGAATCGCTCTATCTTCTAAATTAGGGGATGCTTTAAAATAGATAGTATCGACCGGGCTTTCGATATCTTGGCTCACAGTCAAATTAAATGTTTTCTTAGAGGCAAGCAATGGATATTCTTCTGAATAGGCTTCTATCGTAAACGTATATGTCGTTGTATCTCCTAAACTCATAGGAGAATTATTTGGTTGAAATGCAACTTTGCCGTATATCTCTCCTGATGGAAGCAAAAATAAGTTAGGCGGCAAAGCACTGTTTGTACCATTTGGATTTGCCGCCATTCTGTACACTAAAGGTTCTGAAGATGCTGCTTGTACATATAACGTGCTTAGTGTACCATTTGAAATAACACCCAAATCTGATTCTGTTATCCAAGTAACAGACGGCTGAATATCGTTTGTTATATTGAAGTAGAAGGATTCTGTACTACTGACTATGTTTTCACCTAACGCAACATTGATATTTGCATCTGAAGAAAAAGTTGTTGAACCATAAACGTATCGTATTGGAACTGTAAACCAAGATGCGTTTGGTTGAATACTTCCCATTACTTCAAACAAAACATAATGGTTTACGTCTGAATTTAGAGAAACTTTTATATAGTTAATTTTTCCGTAGATTAGATTCATTATCCCTGTTATACTTCTTCCGTATATGGGCGGATCTATAGAAATTATTTCATTGTCAATGTTTTTCAAATACAGTTGAGTAGCCTGTGACAAATCTTCTGCATTGAATCTTGCTTTGTTGTTAGGCAATGGCTGAACATTGGGTGCTACTAGCACAGAGGTATCATTTAAGTAATTAAATGTTACTACCGGTTTCATTGGCTTGAGTGCTTTTACTGAGAAAGAAAACCTGTTTATGCCCTTTTCATTCGTAGCAGGTGTACCTGTAATCCAACCTGTAAATGGGTCTCCGTTTAACTGAGGCGGTAAGTTTATGAACTGATATGTTATAGGTTGATTGTCAAAGTCGTATCCAATAACCTTAAATTGAAATTCATCCCCGCTCGTTATTTCACCTAAGAAGTTGTCGCTGCCAATCGCATAGTAGCTGAAGTATGGATCGTCTCTAGGAATAGTAAAACTAAGTGGTTTAGCGTTTAATATTGCTGGTTTTCTATTTGCGTTAGAAAAGAATAATGTAAAGTTTCTTACAGTAATTGAGTATCTTGCTGTAGCTCTTCCTAAATCACTCAACAAAACTAGAATAAAATCATATGTAACGGAGGTCGGAGCTCCACTAATAGGATCTACTGGGGCTAACGGATATCCTCTTATTAACCCATTAGAATTGATCTCTAAGCCTGGTGGAAGTTTTCCATTAAGCAAATAAATCTTAACATTGCTGTCAGTTGGGTTAGTAAACTCTATTTGTTTTTCTACCCAAATGCTATCATATACAGTGAATATTTCGCCTTCTTCTGTTAAAAATTTTGGAATCTCAACGCCTGCTATTTCTATAAAGAAACTTCTATCTCTTATAGTACCTAAGTTATCAGTCACTCTAATCGTAAAATCATAACGTGTGGTCAACCCAGTCAATGTAGTAGAACCGAATATTTTTCCATTCTTGTCAATCTTAATACCACTAGGGAGTTGACCGCTCAACAGTTTGTATGTTACAAATGTTGCGGGGAATACAGGCACTGCGTTCATTTGAAACAAAAACTCACTACCAGAAGGATATGTTCCTAAGCTTCCTGCAGGTGTAATCCATTTTGGTTGATTCATATTAATCCTTCAATAAACTTAACGCAAGCGAATAATGGTGTTGCCTATCTGCTAACCCATTTGTACCGCCGTTAATTCGTTTAGTTAGTCCAACAAAGTCTCCCTTGTCACAGTAATTATTCAACTTGTTAGTATCCCAAAACCATCCTGCACTTGCACATGCACCTTCTGGAGTTTCCATATAAGCTACGCATTCTTGTAGGCTTATACCTAGCCCATTGGCGAATGCAGCATAGTTATTTTTTCCAGTTAGTTGGATGAGACCTCTTCCCCTATATCTCCAACCATCACCTGATTCTTCTGAGCCATTGCCCATTCTGTTTGCATAAACTTTGTTTGCTATTTTTTCTGGTTTTCGTTCGTAGGTCTTAGCTAATGCTTCAGATGGAAAATACTTTCTAAATACTCTCATCAAACCCGCAGCATTGTAATTAAGATTTTCTACAACCAAGTTGAATCCGCCTGATTCGTGTGCGATTTGTGCTAAAAACCCAGCACATCTTTCAGGAGTTTGATCAATCTCATAGTAACGAACTACTTCATTCAGTGGCTCACAATACCTTTGCAACTTTTCGTTATTTGTACTCGGGCATAGAGCCTTGAGTAACTTCAAAGTTATTTCCATAATCTACTCCTTAGAAAGTATACCATTTATTTGCAGTAGTTGCTTTAACAACTACCATAGTATTATTTGATGCAAGGGTAACAGCCGCATTCGCAATACCAGTGTTAATAGTGCCTGTCAGTGGGGGATAGACACTTATTGTATTCGCGCTTTGATTCACAATATAAACTGAAGTTCCTGCAGGAACTGTACTTGGTAACTTTAATCCTGTGCCTGCATTTGCAGATGTGACTACATTCAACGATGATCCAATGTCAAAAGCAGTCGCTTGATTTGTTCCAGTTGCAGTAACTGTTTGAGCGGCGGACATTGTAATCCATCCTGACACACTTAAATTTGCACCTATATTTGCGGTATCTACATTAATAGAATCAGCAACAATATCAGGATCAATATCAATAACTAAAGGAGCGTCACTATTTGTAATAGTGACGTTGTTATTTCCTGCAAGATTGTTGTTTAAACCCATTATCAAGGAAGTAGATTGAATCTCTACCTGAGGGATATTCGCTGTTATAACTACGTTTCCAGTAGTTCCGTTTTGTGTTAAACCTTCGCCTGCAACAATATTAGTAATTGCTGTATTAACTGATATTGCAGAATATAACTCATCAAAATTGTCTTTAGTTTTTTGGAATGCAGTATATAAAGAATCTGCCCCTGCTGCATTTGGTGCGTCACCGTAGTTTATAATTTTCTTTGCCATTGCTGTTAGCCCTTATCATATATTTATTCGATAGTTAGCCAAAAAAATAGCTCGGTGTTACCCGAGCTATTTTAAGTTAAGAAAATGTTGTTACTTTCTCAATCCTGCAAGTTTTAACATTGCTTCCATAGCGAGAGGATTATCTCCGTTTTGATATCCATGTGGATGCTGTCTTGCTGGCCCATTTATACCACCAGCCAATTGATCAACATAACCTGAATCCATTGTTTGAGAATCGACTTCATTATCGAACGCTTCTTCAACTTGCTCCGAATCGCATTGACATTCTGTCTCAGTCAATCCGCATTCATTGCAAGTAGCATTTCCTTCATCAACTTTTTCTTCATCATCTTCGGAGTCATCTGATTCTTCATCATGCTCTTCGGAGTCATCTGATTCTTCATCATGCTCTTCGGCTTCTTCGTCTGATTCCTCTGAGGAATCTATTTCAGTTTCTTCAGTATCACCACCTGCCATTCGTTTGATTAGAGAAAGCATGTCATCAGCATCATCAACTACATCAGGAGATGGAGATGCTTCTGAACCTTGTCCTAGTCCGTCGTCATCTGCATTAACGCTTAAAAGCATTCCTGCATCCCCAGTGTGATCGCCTTCTTCAGAATCACTTGCACCTTCTTCAGAACCACCAAACACTCCTAAACCTGAATTTTTCAGTAGTGCTAACATTTCACCTGCATCTTCTTCAGTTGCATTGATGCTTACACTATCAGGAGTATTTTCTTGTCCTGAATTGAACGAAACAGTTAGTCCTTCATTTAGAAGATTGTTTAGTTCACGATCCCAGCTTTCAAATTGAGCATCACCTGGTTTACCAAACCCAAATGGATCATCATCCTCTGGTATTAAATTGCGTAAGTCACTCATGATACCTGGTTTAGGTTCACGGAACGTATCTAATGTCGCACGGTTACCACGAGGCCCTAATTCACCATGAATTCTGTGAACGGTTGGGCGCTCTGGGGAATGTGTCATTAGGCCTGGGCCTGGGCCTCTATTTACGTCTAAATTATCCAAAGAAAGTGGTTGACGACCAGGTCTCTTGTATGCTGGAAAATCCGGATCAGAGTATGCATCATAGGCATCTTCATCGATGTCAGCATCATAGCTACTTCTATCAGTAAATCTATTTCCGCCTACTGAAAAAGAATCACCTTTTCTTGTTCTAGCTAACGCACCAGTGAATGCGTTACCTTCTCCCATTAAGACATCATCATTGCAATTATCCAATCCTTCTTTGTAGCCTTCATGATAAGCGCGGGCTTCTTCAAGATCGTCGGGTCTTGAATATCCATGTCCCTCCATTGCGTGTGATATTCCTCTATACTTTGCTGCTTTCAGTCTGTCAAAGCTTTCATTTAATTCAGGTGTTACAGATTTCTTCGGAAATTTCTCAGGAATAAGAGCGATATCTTTTCCTAATGCTTTTCTTATTTGAACATCACTATATCCAGAACTTTTAAGATTGTCGTAAAGTCTTAACGCTTTTCTTCTTGCTTCTTCCTTAGGCCACTGTTTATCGGAATAGTCACTAAATCTTTTTGACCTTTTACGTTGGGAGATTACAAAAGGATCTTGGTCTACTCCAGCTTTCCAGTTTTCATATCCAGGATTATCTATCACTTGGTCTGGAGTCGAATACCCATCACCATAATGGTTACCAGAGATTCTGGTTTTTTTTGTTTGATCACCATGATGGGCAGTTATATAATCTCTTAATCTTTGGTCTGACTTTTTGCGAGCACTCTGCGCTGTACCCCAAGAAAGTTCGTTGATTTGTTCAGACTTTTTAGTGTTCTTTTTCTCAGGTAAGCCTTTGTGCTTAGTGCTAGCAAAGTCCTCAACATCACCTTTCTTCATTGATTTAGCAACGTCACCTACTTTCTTTGATGCAGGCTTTTTGCCCTTCTGAGCGGCATGAACCATTCCCATAAACTCTTGTTGTTTCTTGCTTACTGCCTTTTTACCTTCATACATCCTACTCTCTTTTTTACCAGTGTAAACTAACGTAACTATTTTGTGACCGGCAGGTTTATAGATGTAGTAATCGGGACTATCGGGGAATTCGATTGTAAATTCTCCACCAGAACCAGGTACTCTCTCATAATCACCTAGATTCTTACTTTCTGCGTAATCCAAGATCATATCTAAACCATGTACCCCAATTGCCTCAAATTCACCAGTTTGTCTTAATGCTTTATCAATCACACTAAAGGCTGAATCGGCACTTTCATGCATTCCAATTAGTCTTCTTGCCTTGGTTAGGAGTCCTTTATTTCGTTTTGCAGTTCTATAATTTTCAGATGCGTCCGAGGAAGCCTTGCCCCAATTCACACCTGGGTAACGCCTTTTGAATTCAGCTATTGCAGCATCTAGTTCTTCTTCAGTCCTCATGAGTTCTGCGTGTTGGCGAGAGAACTTTTGTTGTAATTCAGGAGACAGTTCTCGTCCGGTTAGTCTTGCTTCATATTCTGCCTGCCCTATTTCTGCGGTTAGATAGGAGTCCTCTGTTCGAGCCTGCCTTGCAAGGCTAGCAATCTGCATCGCCAATTGACCCATTTCTTGATCTGAACCCATATCTTCATTGGTCTGATTGGCAGGTGTAAAAGTTACTTTATTGTTAGCCTGATCTTGATTGATTCTGGCAAGAGTCTGCGTATCACCTGTCGCTATTACTTTTTGATTTTTATCAACAAGTTGACCAGTAGGAACTTGTTTTAATGTATAGGGAGAAGGATCTTCACTTAATAGTCGATGACTTCTAAGTTGCTTATCTATATGAGTTACCCAATCTGCAAGTTTCTTTGCCTTGGCGGTCTTGGATGTCTTAGTCGCTTTAGTAGCCTTCGCTCCAGCTTTTTTCTTTTCAGGAGCATCCTTAGATTTTTTAGGCTCTTTGGTTGAGTGTACTTTACTAGGTAAACTTTTTAGTTCCTTACTATCCGGATTTGACCCAACTATATAACGTTGCAGAGTAGCTGCGTTTGCATAAGGTTCTTTTCCGTCTTTAGAAGCACCTTTGGGCGGTCTACCTGCTTTCTTCTTGGTTGTTTTAGCCGTATCTTTATCATCACCCTCTTCATCTGAAAAAGTGGATGATTTTCTAGTGTACCTTGTACCAGTACTTGTCTTTTTGGCATCAAACTTTCCTGTAGTTTCGCTGTCAGCCTCGTTTAGTTGGCTTAATTTTTCTAGCATATCTTTCATGTTCATTTTTGTGATCCTTGTTGTGACTTATACATTTTGTCTTCGATTCTAAGTAGCGCCGCCTTGATTTCTTTCATTTCATCTTTGGTATTATCGGTACTTACTTTTACTATTTCTACTTTCTTGTCAATATCTTCGAATTTAGAGTTTATAGAAATGTACCCAGTACCTCCTATACTACATGCCCCGATGACAATCCAAGTCAATTGTGAAGGTGTAAAATCGATCATTTTCTAGCTCCTGTTTGTGGTTTAGGAGGAAGTTTAATCTTTGACATTGGGCTTTGAGTCCCTACCTTATCTTTACTAGTATTAGCGACAGTAGGTGTCTTTTTAGCTGCATAAGGTATATCAATACTCGATTTCTTTGGCATTACCCTATCCAAATATTGATTTGCATACTCTTTGCTCGCTTGCTTTCCGTTATCTTCTAGATCAGGTTCTCCTAAAGCAGGAGATGCTTGATTTGCATACTTATCAGATTCATTATTGATGCTGTCATCAAAATCAGATGTTACCACTCTTATTCTGTTAACGTTGTGTCCAAGTAACTGAGCCATTTGTATGATCTGTGGTTCAGTTGCAGGATACTTGAATTCAGCTTTTATGATTGTAACTGATTCATTCTCCAAATCAGGAAACCCATATGGAGATTGTTGCACCGGAGTGGTTTTTGGTTCATCTATCTTAACAGGGTCAAACTTTTTAAGATTGTGCTTAAACAATTCTAAAAAGTTCTTATCTAGTTCCCCTGCTATCTTTATAGTGTATCGATAAGTTCTTGCGCTCTCGATAAGAAAATGTCGTAGTGATTTCATAATAGCTTCCATTAATATTATTTATCTCGGTTGTTATTTTTTGTTCGCCACGATGGCTTTCAAGAGTTCATTTCTATCTAACAACGTGCCTTCTCCAACAGGAGAAGCTTCAATTTCTTTTGCATTAGCAGCTTCTTTTTGATCAAGGGAAGCTTTTTTAAGTTGTAGCTCTATCATCTTCAGTTTTTTGTTGATCTTCGCAGTCTTAGCGGTGATAGCATGTCCTAGCATTGTCCCTGCGGCACTAAAAATCTCACTTGCAAATCTGCTATCTACTTGCATACCTAAATCAGATAAATCTTTGTATCCTTCTACTGCTAACTGAGCCAGTTCGTCTAGTTCAATGTCACTAGTTTCTAATCCACGTACTTGTGGGAGTGCGTTTTCTATCTTTTCTAGGTTAGAATAAGACTCTTGTGTAATGTTTTGAATTTCATCCTTCGTTAACGGTTTAGGAAACGGATCTGCATTTTCAGATTCCTCTAATTCAAACAAGTCGATAAGCTTTTTGTTCATGTAAATACCCAATATGTATGATATTTATACCGAATATATTGACTTATTTTACTTTCTAGACCCCTGATGAAATAGGTTCTCTTCAGTTAAAACTCTAAACGTCATTCCCATTCTCTTGCAGTATGCTGTGGCACTAGCCCACTTGGCTTGATTTATTGCCACAATCATTCTGTCTTTCATTGAAGCCTTTTTACTCTCGATCAAACTTTGTTTTTTAGGTTTGATTTCTACTACTTCAGCTATTTGCTGCCCAAACTTATTTTGATATAGGACAAAGAAATCCGGAATGTACATCGTTGTTTTTCCCGTCATCGGGTGCTTGTAAGGTATTGATATAGATTCACTTGCCCACTTTAAAATGTTGTCGTTATTGTCAAGAAACATCATAAAGGACATTTCCCAACCTGACCGAAATCTAGGTTTATGATTACCTAAATACTTTTCTGGATGTTTTGGAGTATAGATTCCCTGTGCAAAGTTTGCCATTATACCACCACATTACGTTGTACTGTTTGATTAGGCTTAGGTTGAGAACTTAATCCATATAGAGTAGTTTTAGATTTAAAGCTATTCAAGTAATAAGCTATAAACGTATTAATTTCTAACTTAGTTTTACCTTTAATTTCATCTAGTAGAGTTAACACAGGAATCTGAGTTAAGTTTGATATTCTAAAAAGAAAGACTGTAAATGTTTTAGCTGCGGTTAGGTTAGTTGAAACGCTTTTGAAGTAAGAAAACACAATGTCAAACTCAGAGGCATTTACAATAACATCAAATTGAAAGAATTGATCAACAATCCTAGTTGAAACTGAAGAATTGTTGAACGTGTCGATTATACTTTTTTCTGCCATATAGAATCCTTAGTCTACCCTAGGCGGGGATTTTATTATGCGTGTCGCGCCTTCTACTGCGCTACCAATTGCACTATCCACTGTCCTAGTAATTGCAGTAGTATTTAATGTCGGGAAGCTGAATGGTGTGTTTCTATTTGGAGTGCCTTTTATTGCATCATTAACTCCCGCTAGTACTTCAGACTGAGCAATCTTTAGTATATTTTGTGGGTTTTTAAATGTTTGAGCGGCTGCTCCTGTTTTTTGAATCGCAGCAAGAAAGTTTCCATCTTTTATGTCGCCCATAATTCCACCTGCTGCCGCAACCAATCCACCTTGTCCAAGTATGTTTGATTGTGAACCGGGTCTTGCGATCGGACTTAGTGTTCTGTCGTAAGTCGATGAATTACCAAATGTCTTTATGATTGCATCTGGGCTCTTACCGTCGATTGCACCCTCATAGTATTTTACAGTTTCATATTGCAATGTCATTTGGTTTTCCATTGTGCCATTGCCTTGTGAGTAGTCATAAGTATCATGACTGAAACTTTCAATAAGAGGATTGATTAAACTGTACATAACAAAGTTATGTTGATTAAATCCGTATACATCTACCGATCTAAAGAAAGGTGGTTTAGCATTACCTTCTCTTCCACCCGATACGTTCGCAGGGGCTTCACCAGTATAACCCCAATCGAGTTCTTTTTCTATTCCAGTAGTATACGGAGTTCTTTTATTGTAATCAATTGCAAATCCTGAGCTTGCCCCGGTTTGCTTTGTATGATCAATCGCATCTCTTTGAGATGGATCTTTATAGTAATAGGAATAATATGAATACCACAAGTGACGAATTAAGTTTGCATTGTCGTCATGAAATGTGATGTTTACTGGATCATATTTTATTTTAGTCTGAACCAATCTTTTTCTATTGTACTGGTTCATTTCTGCAATGTTAAAACTAAACTTAGGTAGTTGAACTGTCTTAACTGCTAATCCAAAGTTTGAATTATCTTTGAATACTTTACTAACAACATCAGAATTAAGCTTGAATTCTACATGAAATAAGAACTTAAACTTTGGACTGTATGCGTACCCATTGGGCCTAAACGTCTTTGATGCATGGGTAAAATCACGAAGGTATTCGCTGCCAAAGAATCCTTTGGCAGCGTCCCTAAAGAAGGTTTGAAAAAATCCAGCCATTTACTAGATTTCTTATACCTTTGATTAACCAATACCTGTTGCTGAACCGCCACCGAACGCACGACCAACGTTTTGACCAATACCAGAAGTAAGTGGTGCCTGAATTGCGTTGTCGAAACGAACTGATAGCTGAATTGAAGCAACTTCGCTTGTCTTGTAATCTAAGTTGTTGTAGTTAACAGACTTAACAAAGCAACCATACAATTCCCAAGTTTCTAGAATGTTTGGTAGAAGTGTACCGTTACCACCATCTAGAATTTCGTAATTGATTTGGAACTTGTAGTCTTGACCAGTTGCAGCAGAAGCCTGCTCAACAAAGTCTAACTGCTTCTGTAACTGTTGACCAACTAGCTTACTGACATTACCAGCAGCGTCATCACGAAGATTGATTGTGATTTCTTGCCAAGAATGCTTACCTGCTAGATAGACTTTACTGTTGTAAATATCCATCGTGATTTCATCGAACTGAACTTGAGGACGAGTAATGTCCATAACTTGTTTAGTCAATTCAACCGTTGAGCCACCAGTACCAAAATTCAAAAATAGAACTCGGAAGCGATATTGTAATTTTGGCATCAACATACCTTGGGAGCTTGGTGTGTTATCTGCTCCTACGGTCATGTTGTATAACGATTGTGAGGCTGTTGCCATTTTTTATCTCCTATATTTTTATTTATCTCTTTAAGAGGCCCCCATTTAAGGGGGCCACTTAATTAACCGCCAATTTCACCTGTGTTCAAGATGCGAACTGGGATGTAGATAAATTCAGCAGCCTTAACTGGCTCAATTGCTACATCAACCCACAACTCGTTTCTATCGATACGAGCAGGGGTGTTATTGCTCTCATCACAAACTACTAAGTAGTCGTAAACACCACGCTTTGCAACTAGATCAACTAACAACGACTGAACAACGCCAGTCATCTCTTGACGAGTGATTGCATCATTTGGTTCGAACACGAATGGTCTAGCAAGAACTTGTAGACGTTCACGCAAGTAGCAAACTAAACGAGCAACGTTAGTTCTATCCATTGCAGATTGTGTGTCTTTAGAGTTCTTGTTACCCCAGTTCAACAAGCCTACGTTCGTGAAGTAAGCAAGTGGGTTCAACTGGTTGGTATAGAGAACGTCACGAATTCCCATGCGGTTCTTGATAGACACGAACTCACCGGTAGTCTTTTCGATATAACCAATGTTAGTGGCGTTATCAATTGTACCACGACGAGTACCTGCTGCTGCGAACCAAGGATAAGCAACCTGATCGTTACGCAAGAATGTACGCAACATCATGTGTGATGCAGGAACAACTACGCTTGCACCAGTCAAATCAGTTGCAATTCCGCTTGGATAGAATATACCCATGTATTCATCTCTAGTAACAAGACCATCTTCACCTGTTGATGCAGCGCCTGCTTCGTTTCTTGCCCAAGCTTGAATTTCAGAAGCTTGATCACTCAAACGTAATGGTGTGTCACCAACGATGTAAGCAGTGTTATTACGATCATTGTTAAGAGCAACCATGTCTGGTTGTAGCTCAGGATAACCAGGAGAAGCCATTAGATTGAAGAAAGTATCTTCCTCACGAATTCCCATGTTAGTTGTTATTGCTGCTTTAAGTGCCTGAACAACCATGTTACGCTGTGCCTTACGACCCATGTATGGAGAACCATCATTTTTTGTTCCGCTAGCAGAAACCCATGCGTTCTTAACTGCTGGTAAAGATCCTTCGAAGTCTAAACCATTGAAATAGTTAGTCTTGAAAGTCTTGACATTGTAGCCTGAACGACGAGTGTTGAACAATAACATTCCTTGTGGATATGAGTTTGCATCAGGTGCATCTAAATCTAGGTAGTTACTTGTCAACAAGTTGCTGATTGCTGGAATTGGATCATCGATTGGATCAGTTGTTCCGTTAGGTGCCCAACGTGCGTCAGCAAAAACGATACCAGTTGAACTAGTTTGATCGGTCTTGTCGATTAAAACCCACTGATCAACGGTGTCAACTGACTGCCAACGATAGATCATTGGATAGTTTTCTAGATCGCTAGAGTCTAACCACAAGTCACCATATGCCAATTGAGTAACACCGTCTGACTGAGTAGAAGGCTCACTTGCGCTTACAATAACCCCATTTGGATCAGTTGAATTAACACCAGTGGCAGCTGGATGACCTGAACTGTCAAATGCCACGTTACCGTAACCTTTCCAAACGTTGTTAACGTTAACTAGAATGTCAACTTCATCAACCACGCTATAGTACCATGGAGTACCTGTTGCTGGATCTGCCATCGGGGCACCTTCGTTAGCAGTATAAGAAACTGCAATCCAGTTTGAAAGAGCAGTTGAATATGTTACTGCTGGTGTACCGCTTACGATACCTACTGACTCGACTGCACCTGCATTTACAGAAATTACAACAAGTGTTAAGTCATTTGTAGTATCAACACCGCCTAAGTTTGAGCCTAGGATTGTTAGAGTGTCACCCACAGAGTAACCTGATCCACCGGACGTAATTCCGTTGACAACATAGTGAGTTCCTAAGTTGCTTACATTGAATATTGCATCGCCTGTTTCTTCTACAGGAGCAGTTGTATTTTGATAAGTGATAATAGAACCGTTCTTAGCACCAGTAACAGTACCTGCGGTGAATCCAGCAGAAGCAATGATACCATCAACTGGATCAGAAATGCCATCAACTGTATCATCAAGTTCAATTACACCACCTGCAGTGTGAACAATTTGTATTGCACCTGAGGTTGTATTATTGGTGATTGAGGTGTAAGGAATATTTCTTGCTTTCCATGAATTTACGAAAGCGTCAGAGTCATTACCAGCAACTTGGAATGCGTAAACATCGCTCATTGCGGAAGATCCTGGAACAGAAACACGAACCTTCAAAACAGATCCGCTAATGAATGTTGGATCAACAACACTTCCGGTTACTACTGTTTCACCAGAGACTGCTCTTTCCCAGAAATAAAGAGGCGAAGTGTTAACTGAACCTCCCCACTGATACTGTGCAAAGACAGTACCAACTGGAATTGCTGCGCCACCAGTTGAGTCTAAGGTTGCGTTTGCTGCTGCATCGCTAACAAACTGATTTACGGTTTGAACTACGAATGATGCGGCTGCACTGTTATACTTTGTTAAGATTGGTGTTAATCCATCTCTAGCAGAACCAACTTTAATCCAAACAGAACCAGTTGGTCTTGGCTTCAACTGACTTGCAGTCCATAGTGGCATCTGTGAAGAAGTGCCATATGTAACTTCTGGTTGATAGAATGTACCCTCATCAATTCCCAAACTAGCTAAAGAGCCAGCAACGACATCAGTTAGTGTCAAGTAAGCATCCTTAGCAGGATGTGAAGAGTAAATTACAAGCTTACCGTTAACTGCTTCTGCATAAACGTTTGTAATACCAAATGCATTGATTGCATCGACTACGCCTGAGATCGAAGTGCTACCAAATACGATATCAAGTGTGTATTCTCCGTTTACGTTGATTGTGAACTCATGTGATGGGTTCAATGAATTGTTTGGATCGATACTTCCTGCAACAGTTGCTAGACTTCTCTTCCACTGTGTGCTTCCAACAGGAACCCAAACGTTACTCTTGTTCTTATAGAAATACTCAGAAACAGCAGCAGGTGTTTCTGCTGGTTCAATTGCTACTACTGCGTAGTCGCCAATGTTTCCTAACGTAGAAACTGGTGCACCATTGTTGATTTGTGCGGCATCAGTAATTACAAATGGAACTTTGTTAGTAAATTTGCCATTAGTTGCATTAAATTCAAAGATGCCCCATAACGAGTTAGTTGTATCTAACCAATAAGTACCGTTTGCAGGTGCGCCTGATGGGCGTGAAACCTGTCCCACTAAAGTAGCCAAATCCACATCAGCTCTTAAAACATATGCAGTATTGGTAACACCCAACAATGAATAAGCAGCCAATAGACCATACTCATTCAACTCATAACCTTGGATAGGTGTTCCGTTGCTAGTTTTATAGAAGAATGGATTACCGAATAGATTAACCAAATCACGTTGGCTAGTAACTTGATATAGCTTGTTAGCATTTCCTTTTGTTGTTGCGATTGCTACTCCTGTTCCAGCAGCATTAGCCTTGTTTTGAGCAGTAGCTAATACTATCAACGGAACGGAGGCTGCGGCTGTAGTAACGTATTGACTTTGATCAATTACTGTTACCTCTACGCCTGGTGACACTAGTGCCATTTTTATATCTCCTAATAAGTTTGTTTCTCTAATCATAGAATCAGAGGAGTCCCCGATTCACGAATCTTGATAGCTATACCCTTTTATATCTATCATATGGGTATTTATGATATATTCGTAAAAATAGCCATTTTACCGCACCTTTAAAGGTTATTTGATAAATATTTTTATGATCAGACCTATATGCAAACTATGTAATAGGAATCACAGGGCTGTAAATTACCACCGAAACGGCAAGACTTACTACCGAAGTTGTTGCGATTCATGCGGAAGAAAGAAATCCAAAAAGTCCCCATGGAAACCCACTTGGGAAAAAAGCGGATATAAGAAAAAAGCCACATGTGACTTATGTGGCTTTAGAAGTGTTTACTCCTCACAGATTACCGTGTTTCATATTGACGGCAAATTAGAGAATACTGAGTTCTCTAATCTTCGGAGCGTATGTTTGAATTGTGTAGAAGTTATAAAAAGAAAAGACCTTAATTGGAAACGAGGCGATTTAGAAGTCGATTATTGATTCTATTTTGGACCGTAGTTCATCGATTGTTCCATTGTTGTCGATGATATGATCATAGTTTAGCCCTACACTAGAATATTCACTAGGATGAATGTTCATCTTATTGAGTGCTTCTTTACTGATAGCCCAACCAATATTAGTAGGACCTTTATTTACTGCGATTGCATGTTCATACCATTCAGGGTTAGGTCCTCTGGTCACTCTTAACGTAATTCCTCCTGCCCGTTTAACTGCATCAAGTTCGTTGACGAACCTAGAATCAGTGATTACGATGTTATCTTTAGATGATAGTAACTTGTGTTCAACGCTTGCAATCCAAATGCTATCATGAAAATGATTACGACAAACATCAGTTCCCCAGTATTGAAGAATCCATCTCGGTGTTAAATGAGGCATATCTAGTCTCGCTGCCCACCAAGGATCAACTTGTTCTCGCCATTCTCTACTAGATTTAGTTGTGCCTTCAAGCATCTCCCTATCCCAACCAAAAACAGCCGAGACCGCATCTTTTAATGAGGAGGCGAAACTAAGACGTTTAAACCCATGATAAGTTACAAGCAAGTCGGCAATGGTATCTTTTCCTGATCCAATAAGCCCACTGATACTGATTATCTTCTTTGACTCTTGCATGTTCTACCTTAAAAATAGAAGCATAACAAAATTCTAAAGAAAATGCTATATATTTTTTATCCAATTACCCAAGTCAAAGGTTGTGAATGGTCAGTATAAAGTTGCAGATCCTTAAGTAACTTTTCTTGCATATCTTTTGCTTCAGCTTTTAATGCAGCCCCGTTCAACGAGCTACCGCCACTCGGTCCTGCAATTGTTGCAAATTTTTCTCTTGCTTCACCTATTGTATATTTGATTTGAGAGAAAACCCAATCTCCTATCCAAATTCCAGAACCTGGATCTTGTAGAAGCTCAGATTCAGACCTTTCTAAGTCTCCCCAAATTAATATTTGCTCACCTTGACCTTTTGGATCACGAACCATTTTTAATTCTTTGGTAACTGGGTTAAAAGTAAAAATTACATACCCACCAAACATTCTAGCAGCCAACTCAATGTACTGAGCATAGAAGTCATATGTAGCCAAACCGCCAGCGTAGTTATAGTTCAACAGGTAAGTGTTAAGAATAGCACTACTGAATGGGTCGAATGAAGACGCGGCAGGCCCCGTTTCTAGTCCAACTGTACGTCTGAACACTTGTCTTACATTTATAAACTCTGAAGGGAGAATATATGAGTTTTGATGTTTGTTTATTGTCATCAAGGTGTATGATTCGTTCGTGGCGTTTTGCGCTCTCTGACGATATACCTTTAAAGCATACTTATAAGCAGCCTCAAAATGCTCTGGATCTGCCTCGATGTCCACGATCCCTGAGCCTAACCGGTATCGAATGTTTTCGAACAGTTCTTCTTTTAGTTGATCCAATGTCATTGCCGTAGCCATAAAAAATCTCCAGATGACGTATTTATCATCAGGAGATCTATCAGACGTTAGCTAAGACTTATTTCTTAGCGGATTCCTTCTCTGCTTTTCTTGCGTTTTTCTCAGCAGTAATTTCATTACGGCGTGCTTTAATTAGCTTTCCGATTTCAGCAAGTGCTTTCCTAGCTCTCGTGCCGGCAGCTGCATTGCCTTTACTAAATTTTTCGTCTTCTTTAACCCACGCCTCAACTGCGGCTTTGATTTGTTCCACTGTAGTGTTATCCATTTTTTTATTTCCTTAAATAAGACTGAATGTTAATCAGTTAACATTATTTATTTAATGGAACTTTAAGTGTATTTTTTATTCAGGTGTTGTTTTTTCTTTTTCATCATTCTTAGGCAAAGGCGAGTAGATATGATCTACTCGCCAAAATAAAACCCATCATTCTTGAGGCTCTATAAAAGATGCGACGATGAATTCAAAAATCACGGCGGAGGATTGTCTATGTCTCGCCAACCATATAGGAATTTGCCATATGCGCTGTTATGCTGGAACATTGTTCATCGGGTAGTCCCAACCAGCCCGAGCCCTCTATCGCTATTACTATGACTCGGCAACTTCAACCATTAAGATACGGGAAACGTTTCTGTCATTGGACAGACGTTTAGGCATCAAAGGGTAGTCCCGTAAATTGGTGTTGATCTCACCCGCTACCGCCTCACTTGTAAGGGCGGATTACCGTCATACTCCCAGGTGTATGATTACCTATTGATCAATGAAAAACGGGCATTGCTGCCCGTATGAATTACAGATCGCCTTCTTTGCGATTCTCTGAATAGAATGCGTCGAACGTTCCACCTGGATAACGAGATTCCAGTTTGTGTACGTTTTCTGCTAGTACATCATTAGGGTCATATCCTAGTGCTCTGCAACTATTAATCCAGTACCAACCAATGTCACCTAGTTCACGCATCATATGAAAACGATTGTCTTCATTGTATGGCTTACCTTGGAATAGCATCTTTTTGACGATTTCATTAAACTCGCCGCTTTCGCTTGCCAGTCCGATTCCACCTGTCATTAGAAGAGGGACATTTACGCCCAAGGCACTAAGCTCACGAACCCTAGCAATAAATACCTCTGTGTCATTGCTGGCTTCACTTGTTACTGCTTGGACGAAGTCCTTGTATTTGTTTAAATCAATTTGTTTTGTCATGTAAGTTCCTTAAACATCATTTTTCTACCCTCAACCCCTAGAACGGAATCAAATATTTCTCTCGTTCTTTGCTGCATAGCACAAGCTAACATTAATAGTTCTTCCTCAGAATCAATGAGTTGTATAGAGTTATCTATCAACTGCATCAACTCTGCCATTCTTTCCTGAACTGAATTTTTGTCTATGTCCATAAAAAATCCTTAGTACATGTATTATATACTAAGGATTCGTTCAATGCAACAATTGTGGTTTAGATCAACTGATCAAAGATTGCCTTCTAAGTTTTTCTATTTTATGCTCGGCTAACCTTACCAAATGCTCTAGATTCTCTACAGACTCGCAGTTCCAGCGTCTCAACGCTTTATTGATTGGACTATTTGGATCTCTTTTTGTTTTGGCACTAGCCCGAGATTTTTTCATGCCAGTCATTCTAGCACAGAATGATTTTCTACGCTTTGCAGATTTGGAGCCTTTTTTTAGTTTACTAGGTTTAGTAGTGACTGCGGTTTTTAGTTTACTTCCTGGGTTTTCTCTGCGGTATGCTTTGACGGCTTTCCTGCTCATTCCGTCAGTTTTATCTTTTTTGTTTACCTTTTGCCAGTCTTCGGTTAGTTCTGAAATAATAGATTCGAATAAATCTTGATATTCACGGACTTTGTTCATTTAAAAACTCCTGTGTGAATATATTTATCAAAAACGAAAAAAGCCGAACTTAGTTCGGCTTTTTATTTTTGGACACTCGATTAGAATGCCTTCAAGATCACCATAGATTCATTGAATCGACCATTCGGAATCGCTGAGACTGCTTTGATTTCTTTGAAGAACTTCCGAGCAGCGGGTTTGCCACCCATAATCTCTTTCAACTGTTCAGCAGGTTTACGAAGCGTTTTCATTTCACTTTGGTTGGAGTCGAAACCGAGCAACGTATTTCCTTTGACACTGAACGTCTTGCTATATTCTTCTGCAACAAAGTGATACAGTTTGCGCTTAGAAGTATCATACACCCATGCTTCACTTGCTCCAACAAGTTTGGAAGGGTGAACACTAACGAGATTGAGCTTGGCTTGCTCGTCAGTAAACGACTTCATGTACTTAAGTTTTGCAACAAGCTTTTCGACAGGCACAGGCTTACGCTTGCGGGGAGCCCGAGTAGCTTTCTTGAGATTAACGTAGTTCGACAGGTCACCCAAAACAGACTCGATGAACGAAAGAATGTTCTTGAGTTGAGTTTTGGTTCGATGCGAATAAGCTTCCACCAGTTGGGAATCTTTACCGCGAAGAACCTCTTCGTATTCAGCTTGCTTTCGCTTCCAAACGTCAACGATCAGGGGAACGTGCTGAGGCATCACAGTGTATTTGGTCAGCAGCTCCACAGTTTTTGCCGTAGCTTTTGACTTGCATCCCGCTTCGAGGAAGTCATCAAAGACACCCTCAAGTTCACCAGATGCCTCCATAGCCTTTTCACGCATGATCTCTTGCACGTTAGGCCTCTTAGATACGGGAGTGTCCTGCTTTTCTACTTTCTTAGCTCCTTTGCCACCAGTTTGGGAATGCTGGATTCCCTGAGTCAGCGACGTTTTAAGACGTTCAACTTCAGCATCGAGTTTGGACTGTTCTTCCTTGTTAAGTTCCAAGCCGCGCAAAGTCATTCGCGCAAGCCAACCATAAGTGGTGATGAACTCACTATCAGGGACTTTCCCCACAGCTTTCGCATCAGCAGTTTTTTTGTTTTCCGTGAGATACTGGAGAAACAGTTGCTTTGCTTCCTTTTTAGAGAAGAAGTAGTTGTACCAATTGAACCCCTTCAGCAGTTGAATAGAGCGTTCGTTTGGTTCAGGTTGAACAGGAAATGCAGGCTCATCCCCATGATACTTGCCATCCAAGTCCTTAGGGATCAGAGCCTTGACAAAGGTACTGACAATTGCATCACGTTCAGCTTTAGTGACTCGGGGAGCCTTGCTGACAGGAATGAGAACTTTTGCTTTGCGAGCCATATTTTTCCTTTAGTTGAACTTGCTTCGATTATATAGCAGGAATCCCCGCTAGTCAATCAAAACATTCAATGAATGAGACCGATCGCATAAAAGAGCAGGGTAAAAACGCCCACGATCGGAATGCTGTAGTAGATGACCATAGCAGTCAGAACGAGCGCACCCATGAACAGTTCCATTGCTTCTTTGATGACAGACATTGCTTTGTCCTTTTGAATCAGTTAAACAAGAGCTTTAGCAACGCGACTCGACAGAGTTGCGACACGATTACGAGCCTTGACAGTCACGTCCATCGCTTCGCTCCATTTACGATCATTCGAAGCGGTTCGGCGAAGTTCCCAAACTTTCTTGGCTGCTTCTTCAGCTTTCATAGCAAGACCGTATTCCACCAAAGCAGCTTCCAGTTCAGCGAAGACCTTCAGATTCGTTTTCGACGTTGCCATTTGCTGTTCCTTGTTTTTCACTGTAAAGACATTATAGCAAACTTTGGATTTTATGTCAACCTAAATAAATATTTCAAAGGAATATTAGTATGAAGATACGAGAAATAGACCCACAAGAGGATGACATCTTTAATGTGTTGGACTGGATGGGAGTTACTGAAGATGACGTTGAAATAAGTGACGTAGAAACATATCCCATATCCACATTTATCAAACAAATAAAAGAGGAAGAAGCCGATCCGGGCTATAATACAGAAAAAGACCGCGCCCAAATAGATTTTATCAAATCTCTCCTACAGGCTGGGAAGAGACAATACCCTGTTGTAGCAATCTCTGGTTATGAAGGTGATGAATTAATTGTACGAGAAGGTCATCATAGGTTAAGGGCTACATATGAATTGGGTATTAAAACTATACCCGTTATAGTTATAACTGAACGACCTGATGTAGATTATGATTGAACGTATCACAATGTGATATGTTCAGTACGGCCTACCCAAAACACATATAGAGACTTTAGACAATGACCAGACGAAGAGTAGGGTCATTGAAGAGTTCCTTAACCTCACGCATGACTCGATCAATGTCTCGTTTCTCCCATTTCCATGCTTTCACCTGCTCCTCGATCAGTTGAATACGTTGTTGGTTTGTCGTGGCGCGGTAGACTTTGAAAGACAAATCGGTAGAGGTTTGGAAGGGGAAATTGACCAAGTAACGACCCTGAACAGTTTCGAACGCGAGATTCATACTCATTGATAGCTCCTTGACTCGATTTTTAACATTATACAGTAAACAGGATTTATTGTCAACCGATAAATACAGTATGCCAAGATTAAGCCTTTACCGTTCAGAAAAAACTAATGACTATCGTTTTATGGATAGGACGATACGAGAGATGTTTACTGTAGGCGCCACGGACTTATTTGTACATAAGTACTTGGGTGTTAACAATGAAAATCCTAGTGTAGATAATACACAACCTCAATATGACAAGTTAGACCCTTCAAATATCCAAGATTTGTTATTCTTGGAAAATAGGGATAGAAAATATGACCCAAACATCTATCGACTTCGAGGGCATTACAATGTTCAAAATTTAGATTTTGACTTAAGTCAATTTGGATTGTTTTTAAACAATGATATTTTGTTCATCACGGTGCATTACAATGAAATGATTGATATCTTGGGAAGAAAGTTAATGGTTGGTGATGTATTAGAACTACCGCACCTGACTGACTTTCATCCTATGAATGAATCGATTCCCATTGGTCTTCGCAGGTATTACCAAATTACAGATTGTAACTTTGCAAGTGAGGGCTTTAGCGCAACTTGGTATCCTCATTTATGGAGAGTTAAATGTGAACCTCTTGTCGATAGTCAAGAGTTTGCAGATATTCTACAAAGACCTACTAACACAGACAATTATCTAGGTGATTGGGACAAGAATAAAACTTATGTTCCTGGATACACAGTTACGTTTGGTGACAAGGTGTATACTCCATTGCAAGATGTGCCTGCTGGTACTCCTTGCACTGACACAAACTATTGGAAGTTAGAAGACTCCGATAACCTCAAGGATTTGCTTACTACTTACAACAAAAATATTCAAATTAATGATGCTGCGATTGCTGAAGCGATAAGGTTAGTCCCAAAGAGTGGATACGACAGACAACAGTTGTATGTTGTACCTACGTTTAATGGTCAACCTGCGAGCCCAGTAAACATAGTAGTGAGTGGTGCAGGTGCGCCTACTCCAACTAGAGGTACAGTAACTCAGATTTGGTCACCGGGGTATGTCAAAGGAAGCCTAGTTATTCGTATAGGTGCATCAGCACTTAAAAATATGATGGATATGACTGCATCAGGAATGACTCCAATTGGTAAATTCTTTGAGACAGTTTTAGAGCTTGCAGAAAAAGCTCCAGATAGGACTGACTCGGGGTCAGGTCCAGTTCACGGGGATTTAGTGCTTGCAGCAAAGTCGTTTGGTCCTATGAGTGGTCCGTTTGGAACTTCCGACAATACTTTTGCATTTGCTGATGAAGATATAGGAAAAGCAGGATTTAAAGGTAAACCATCTGAACAAATGGATTATCTTGCAGATTGCGATCCTAGGTTTAAATTTATAGCAAGGACTACTCCTCAGAACTTTGGTTATATAGATGGATACTTAACTGGGGATGGAACTGCTCCGAATGGTTTACCAACAGGAGCAGGGACTTCGTTCCCAACTGATCCAAAGGTAGGAGATTACTTCCTAAGAACTGATTACTTACCGCAGTTGCTCTTTAGGTGGGACGGAAATATTTGGGTGAAAATTAGCAGTAATGTTAGAACTGACACAGGTTATGCTGACACAAATAATCAATCGCAGTTGAATACGTTCATAAATAACAGCAACGTAACAGTATTGACAAATGGAACTACCATACCTGAAAAGCAGGCGCTTTCAACAATACTTAAAATTCAACCAGATTAAAGGCACTCAATGAGTAATTACTTCTATGACAATCAAATCCGTCGTTTTCTAATTCAATTTGCAAAAATATTTTCAAATTGGCAAGTATCAAAAGGGAAAGATCCACAGGGAAATGATATTTTGGTTAGAGTTCCTATCATGTATGGGGACGCAAGCAGACAGGCTGCTACTATTATCGCAAATAACAGCACTAGTAACTTGCCAAGCGCTCCGCTGATTACTTACTATATTAGCGGATTAGAATATGATCAAAAGAGAACTCAAGACCCTTATTTCGTAGACAAATTAAACATTAGACAACGAACATTCAATGAAGCCACACAATCATACGAAACTACACAAGGACAAGCATATACAGTTGAACGTTTAATGCCAGTCCCCTACACTCTTAGATTAAACGTGGATTTTTGGACAACTAACTATCAACAAAAACTTGAGTTAATTGAACAACTAGGTGTTCTCTTTAATCCTAGCTTAGAACTGCAAAGCACGGATAACTTTATCGATTGGACTAGTTTAACAGTTGTTTACCAAGACGGACTTACTTTCTCTAGTAGGAGTATTCCAGTAGGAACAGGAAATCCAATCGACGTAATGTCTTGGAAGTTTTACATGCCTATATGGATTAGCAGTGCAGTCAAAATCAAAAAGCTTGGTGTTATCTACAAGATTATTGCAAGTATCTTTAAAGGACATGCACTTGATGATATGCAAGATGATGATTTACTGATGGGTACAAGGCAAAAGATAACACCGTATGGCTATAAAGTACTATTAATAGGGAACTCGTTGCAACTTCTGCCCGGCAGTCAAACGTTAAACGAGACTAATCAGTCATTAGAATTGCCTAGTAGTCCAAATACAGAATTGTACTGGAAAGGTGTATTAGATGCGTACGGTACGATTAGACCAGGCGTGTCTCAGATATGGTTGCAAAATCCCAACCTCGATACAGAAATTGTAGGCACGATAGCACTTAATCCAAATGATGATAGGTTGTTAATTTTTAACATTGATCAAGATACTTTACCTCAGAATACCTTAGATGCAGTTAACAGCGTGATCAATCCATTGCAAAAGAGTCCAGAGCATGGACTCCCTACTGCTGTAAACGGGCAACGATATTTGATAGTTGAAGATATCGGCAACGAATCAAACACAGAATTTTCTGCTTGGGGCGACGTTGTTGCAGAAGCAAATGACATCATTGAATTTGATGGTAATAGCGGAAAATGGTTTGTTAGCTTTGATAGCGCAGCACCTCAAACTGCTGCTCAGTTTGTCACCAACTTAACTACTGGAGTTCAATATAGATTTGACGGGTTAAACTGGATGAAATCTTACGAAGGTATATATGAAGCAGGTGATTACAGTATAGTGATTTAGTATGGAAACTACAAGAACATCTGCGGGTGTGTTCTTCTACTCTTCTTCCTCTAATAGATTTTTGTTTTTACTGCGAAATGATGCTAGAAATTTTGGTAACTGGGGTTTACCGGGGGGGAAAATTGATGAAGACGAAACTTTGTTACAAGGTATTGAACGTGAATGCTTGGAAGAAATGAACTATTTTCCTAAAAGAGCAAAGTTAATACCTATACAGAAGTTTGTAAACAATTCATTTGTATATCACACATTCTTCTGCAAGGTCAAAAATGAGTTTATTCCCAAGTTGAATAGAGAGCATTGTGGTTACTGCTGGATAGATACAGATATCTATCCTAGGCCTCTGCATCCGGGATTATTTAATACAGTAAACTTTGACATTGTACAAGAAAAGTTGAAAGGACTAATAGGAAAAGCGGACTAAGTCCGCTTTTCCATTCTACAACTTATGTATTACACGCTTGCTACTGAAACTGTTTCGTTAGCAGTCGGTGCATCTAACGTCCAAGGTACTGATTGACCTGTTGAAAATTGTGTCCCTGTTCCTCTGACAACTAATGCTCTTCTTGCAGATAACTTTAGAACATAATAAGTGCCACCGTCGCTGTCTAGTGCGGTAAGTCTCATCTCACCTTCGCCTGGCGCGGTTGCTACTAATCTACATTGACCAGTTCCCTGACCAGTTGTGACTAAGTAACGTCTTGAGGATTCTTGCTTTACAATGTCACCTGCAACAGCACTTGATCCCCCTGGCACAAATGCTACAAAACTAAGTGCATTTTGTGTAGTGTTAGTCAATGATGCAGTAATTGTGCCATTTCCACCAGACATCGTTGCAGTTGGAACAGATGTATAACCTGAACCTGCGTTAGTTAATGTAGCAGTACCGATGCCATAACTTACACTTAATGTTGCGCCAGTTCCAGTTGCACTATCGGTAGTCGTGGCGACTGGATTACTAGGTAATACTGTGTATGAACCTGCCGATGCAACAGTCACAGCATTTACGCCAAACCCTAAGTTAAAACTTACACCCTGAACACCGCCACCATTTGAAGTTGAATCAGGTGTGACTGGGTCGGCTGTGAGAGCAGTGCTCTTAACACCTGCATCAGTGATTGTAATTCCATCAATAACACCGGCAGTTGCAGTTACTGTTAAAACTGCAGGTGTTGAAAACCCTGTACTAAACGTAAAGGTATCTCCAGTAACCCAAGTTCCAGTTCCTTGATTCTGTACTCCGGCTGTTCTGATCTTTACACTAGCGACAGTAAATGTTGCAGCAGTACCAGTACCACCGACAACGGTTAATACGTCACCTGGTTCATAATCAGCATTTGCTGCCCCAGTACCAGATGTTGTGACAGTAGCAGTTTTAGCAACCATCGTTGAAACAACACCAGTCGCTCTTACGCCACCTGGCAACTCAGGTAAGCCAAATGTAAATGTTGGTATTGCAGTATAATTGTTATTAGTTCCGCCTACGACTAATGTTGACGAAACACTCTCACCACCAATAGCCGGTACGTTTAAACTTCCAAAAAACTTCTTTTTAATAGGACGTCCCATTTGTTTTCTCCTTAAAATTGGACCGTTCTAGGGCCTACGCTGTGGGACTCACAGCATAAATCTTTGAACATGATTATTTATTCCCCTTGATCAAATTACGAAGAACCTTAACTTCCTCATTCAAGTCTTTTATTGCTTGAATCAGTAGAGCTACGATCCTATCATATTTTACCGCCTTCATACCATCTTGTCGTGTACCTACAATTTCTGGTAAGACCTCTTCGATTTCTTGTGCAATAACACCGATGTCATGCTTTCTACGGAAGTATCCGTCGATATCAGATTCGTTTACATTTAGCCAATCAAATTCAACTCCAGTTATCTTTGATATCTTATCAAGTGCATTAGAAATTGGTTTAATATTTGCTTTTAGTCTTCTGTCAGAGCCTGAGTATGCTATAACATCATATGCAGCACTAATGTTTCCACCTGAACTTATATTGCCATTTGCAATCAATAGACCACCAATTACAGGACCTACTAATCCTAACGTAATATTTGCTTGTGCTGATGATCCAGCAGATAGCACTAATAATTGATTAGTTCCGTCATATTTTATTTTTCCTCCGGATGAGGTTAATGTCAATTCTCCTCCGGTTGAGAATAGGTTGCTTGCATAAACGTTGCCTCCTATGCCCGCACCGCCGGCGATAACAAGTGCACCTGTTGTAGTAGAAGTTGAGCTTGCGGTGTTTGTTCCCGTAATAGTAGTAAACCTACCTAATCTTGCAGTAGTTCTACCTATGTTAACATTATCAATATCTCCAGTGACTGTAGGATTTATAAATAATTGTCCATATAACCCAGTTGGACTAATCCTAACGTTACCTGAAGGGCTAAGTTCAAGGTCATCGCTTGTAAGCGTGACATTTCCTGAATTTACAGTAAATGTTACTTTCCCGCTCGCATTTAACGAAGTAAAGCTACCGTTGCCCCCATTAACGTTAATAACACCCGTAACATTAGCACCAACAATGTTGTTAGCGGCATACACATTAGAACCACCTATACCTACAGAATTGCCTACTACTAGTGCTCCTGTAGAACTAGTCGTTGCTGCTGTAGTAGAGGCAATGCTTATGACACCTGAACCAGTAAGAGTAACGTTACTATTTGAGGTAATTGCAGCATTACTAAGAGTTACAACTGCGTTGGTTACATAAGTATTTGCCTTAAATGTTTTTTGTCCAGTGATATCTTGATTGGTATCAGTTGTAACAACATTACCTGGAATTGTACCAGTCGCCCCCTGTACACCCTGTGGTCCTTGTGGACCAGTTGCTCCCTGTACACCCTGTCTTCCCTGTGGTCCTTGTGGACCTGGTCCTCCTTGTACACCTTGTGCTCCTGCTGCTCCTGCTGCTCCTTGCACACCTTGTGCACCAATGAATCCTTGTGGTCCTTGAGCACCAAGTGAGCCTTGCACCCCTTGTGGTCCTTGTGCACCGATTGGACCTTGTGCTCCTGCCAACCCTTGTGCTCCTGCCAACCCTTGTGCTCCTTGTGCTCCTCGTACACCGGCAACTGTTATTGTCCAAGAACTCGCAGTTGTTGATCCCACACTATAATCTGCTGCAATTGCAAAGCTAGTGCCGCCTGTTATAGTTACAGTACCTTCGAAGAAGTTATTGGTAGTGTTTATAGCACGAACTCTAGTTCCAGTAACAAATGCACCTTGCTGGTTAGTGGTTAATGTAATAGTTCCTGAACTTGCAGGAGTTGCAGAAGTACTAGAGGTAACACTTGAATAACCAGATCCCGCTGCCCCTTGAACGCCTTGTGGTCCTTGTGGTCCTGCACCACCAGGTGAACCTTGAATCCCTTGGACACCTTGGACACCTTGTGGTCCTTGAGCACCTGCTGCTCCCGTTGCTCCTTGGACACCTTGTCTTCCTTGAGCACCTTGAGCACCAGCGACGCCCTGAGGACCAGTTGCTCCTTGGACACCTTGTGGACCAATCGCACCTTGCGCACCTTGAGCACCTGTAGCACCTTGCGCTCCGACTGGACCAACAGCTCCTTGGACACCTTGTGGTCCTTGTGCTCCAGTGCTACCTACTGCACCGGAATAACCTGATGTTCCAGTTTGACCATTACTTCCAGATATTCCGCTGAATCCACTTATACCAGAATATCCTGATCTTCCACTAAAACCAGATACACCAGATCCAGAAATGCCACTAAATCCCGATGATCCACTGACACCACTGAATCCAGATTCTCCGCTCCATCCAGATATACCTGAGAATCCTGATGTTCCAGTTGTTCCGGTTGCACCAACTGCTCCGCTCCATCCTGATGTTCCAGATGCGCCCGAGTAACCACTGAACCCACTTCTACCTGATGCGCCAGACCAACCTG